AAAATAGAGAATTGTAATAATAATATATGGTCAAATGGTCTGTGTAAAAATCACATACCACGAAAGAGAATCTATTCTAAAGTTCCTTCAAAGGAAGAAATGTCTAAGATATTTGATGATGTACTTGAGATGAGAGCTTTTTTTCTTTCTATTTGGAATAAAAGAAAACATGAATCAGAAATCTCAGGTACATATTTAGGAAGAGAACCTTTAACAGTCTTCTTTCACCACATTCTAGAGAAAGAAAAACATGAAGAAGCTAAACTTAATGAAGAGAATATCATTCTTCTTACTCTTGATGAGCATACTAATGTAGGAAATGATATATATAGATATCCAGAGATTAATAAACGCAGAGAATACTTAAAAATCAAATACAATTTATAATGGAAAAGAAAGTTAATGAAACCTTCCTTGATAATGGAAGAAATCTAGTAGTAGTACCTGGTGAAGATTGTTCAGGATGTATTTATAAAGGAGCCTCTATTCCTAGATGTCATAAACTAGGAGATATAGCAGGATTCTGTTATGGTCCTCTAAGAACAGATGATACATCTGTAATTTATATAGAGCGTAAATAATTATGGAATATCCTTTTATTAGCTGCAAATGTATAACATATGGCAGAGTAGAGTTTCTTGAAGAGTCTATTCAGTCTTTTCTTCAGCAAGATTATCCTGGAGGAAGAGAACTAGTAATAGTGAATGATTATCCTCTTCAGAAATTAATATATGATCATCCTAATGTACGAATAATTAATTTAGATGAAACATTCACTACTATTGGAGAGAAAGAAAATTTTGCAGTCAGTTGTTGTAAAGGGGATATTATTGCTCAGTGGGATGATGATGATTTGGCTTTGCCTAACCATCTTAGTAATATATCTAAGTATTTTATCCCTGATTCAGATCTTTTACACTGGCATAGGGCTATTCTTATGAATGCCCCAGATATTCAAGCTATAACAGGTGTAGGTAATTCAGGTATTGTATTTAGTAGGAAGATCTGGGAAAAAATAGGTGGATATCCTCTTGAGAATGCAGGATATGATATGAGCTTTGTTATAAAGATAAAGGAGACATCCAGGAACATTGTATTTGCAGATCCTACTGATGAAAATGTTAGTTGGATATATGTTTGGGGAAATCGTGGGTATCATATGTCAGGAATGGGAACGGATGATGGAACAAGACCTAATGTTATCCAAAGACATAGTGCACATATTGAATATCAAAGAGTGATAGGAAATATTCCTACTGGAGATATTCATTTAAATCCACATTGGAAATATGATTATATTCAGAAACTAAAAGATTTTTTAAAATGACACTACACGAAATTATGGACATTAATGTACATAGTAAAGATCCTATAGATGCTTCAAAGAAAATTAAAGAAAGAATGATGGAGGATGAAATTAAAATGTTAGAAGATATAAATAAGATAGCTGAAGAAAGAGAATTTAATAATGTTGCTTATTTTAATCTTATATATAGGAAAGTAGAAATACTTAAGGAAACTCTTAAAATGATAAAATATGAAAGTTGAATTCATAATACCTACATATGATAGAGTAGATTTATTAAGATGTATGTTATCCTCTCTATTAGCTCAAGGTAATTCAGATTGGAGTGCTATGGTAGTTGTGGATGGATGTTTTGAGGATAGATGGGATAATAAAATATGGGAAACTATAGTTACTCAAGATGATTCTCGTATTTATGCTGAGTTTACAGAACACAGCTATAATGACTGGGGACATACACCAAGAGAAATAGGAAAACAATTATCTACTGCAGACTATATTATAATGACAGGAGATGATAACTATTATACTCCCAATTTTGTAGAAGAGTTAATTAAAGCTGCTAATAAAGGAGCTCCAGGAATGATCTATTGGGATATGGTACATAGTCATTATGACTATCAATATTTCAAATGTGAGCCAGGATTCAATCAGATTGATATGGGAGCTTTTGCTACACGTAGAGATTTAGCACAACAAATTCCTTTAGGAGTACAATATGCTGCTGATGGTTTATTTGTGGAAGCTTTTAAAACTAAGTTTCCTAATGAGAGAATAGTAAAAATTAACAAGGTACTTTTTATACACAATTAATATGGCTGATATAAATGAAATAAAAAAACAAGAAATGGGAGAAATAATAGATTTCTATTATTTTATTCAGGATTATGGACATATATTCTATGATGATCCTAGAATCTTAGATGCTTATTTCAAAAAAATTATTGAAGGAATTACAGAGATTAGAAAAATAATTGATGATAATTACAGTAGATGAATAGACTTACAGAATTAGCAAATAAATATAACTGTGACAAAGGCACATTAGCTTATGAAGCTCATGGTTATACAGAAGAATATGGAAAGATTATTCCTGAGACAGGTAAATATGATCTTTTTGAAATAGGGATATGGCATGGAGATTCTCTTAGAATGTGGTATGAATATAATCCTGAATTAGATATTACTGGTATTGATATTGATGCAGGAGTATTAAACTTTGTTACCTGGGAGAATAAGAACCTAAGAGTTAATATTGGGAATGCTGCAGATCCTGCATATATAAATGCAGAATTCAGAGATTTCAGATATGATTTTATTGTAGATGATGGAAGTCATAACTATGATGATATTGTAGCTTCTTTTAAAGCTCTTTATCCTTTATTAAAAGAAGGGGGATATTACTTCATAGAGGATCTTCACGCCCCACAAGCACAAATAGGCAAGTTATTCAGAGAAATGTTTTATATCCATCAAGGAATTACTGCAGAAGGTGCAATGTCTTATTTTAAAAAGTATCAAATCCTTTGTGATGATAAACTTTTAATCATTCAGAAATGAAAATACCTGTAATCATTAATAATAGAGATCTTCTTACCTGGACTAAAGCTATGATAGAGAAGATTAAGACATATAATAATGTAGGAGAAATCATTATATTAGATAATGATTCCACATATGAACCTCTTCTGGAGTGGTATGAAACAAATCCTTGTACAGTATTAAAACTAAATAAGAATATGGGTCATACAGCACCTTGGGATTCTGGATGTGTGGAAGCTTTAAAATCAGATTACTATGTAACATCTGATTCTGATCTAGGATTAGAGAATACTCCTTCTGATACATTAGATTACCTTTTTAATAGAATAGTTGCTTTAGGACAATGGCATATCTCTAAAATAGGACTTGGCTTAGACTGGCAGAGAGTTACTCCTGAATCCCCCTACTATGATCATATGCAAGGGTATGAGAAGAGCAGATGGGTTAACTCTGACGTAAAGATAGATGTATATACAGAAGTACCAATTGATACTACATTTGCTCTATATAAAAGAAGAGATTATTTTATTGGAGGATCCTCTGCAACATTTCCATATGTAGCCAGACATTATCCCTGGGAATTAACAAAAGAAGAATATTTAAAAAATGAGGAGTTTAAATACTATATTGAACATGCCTCAAGTTCTTCTTCTTATAAAAACTTCTTAGGACTATAAAAAAAGAACCTCTCTTGCTTAAGGAGAGGTTCTTACTTTTACTAAGACAATCGTTTTCTAGTTAACGGAGACATCGGAGACTTATTCTTTTTAATAACATCAGTTTCCCTCATATGATTCTTTTTAGGATCAAGTATAGGAACCTTTGGTGCTTTCTGAGGTTTCCCTTGTTTCATTTCTTTTTGATTTTACCACCTCCACAACATTTTGTCATAGTAGGTTTTTTCTTAGTGTTTGTCATAATCTATTTATTTTTACTCATTTTCTTGAATGTCTGAGCTAATGCTTTAGCTCTCCAGTACATCCTGGCTTTGTTATTGGTGTACATTTACCTGCTGTACCTCTACTTTTTTATGGAAGCAAAAGCTTTCTGTATCCATTTTTTGTCTGACATGATCTTATTCTTCTATTACTTCTTTTATAATGTCTTTATTTACACTATCCATCATTACCTGCTCAATTCCTGCATTAGCCATCTGTATAAGTTCCATAGGAAAGATCTGGGCTATAGCTCTAAGAGCATTAATAACAGAACCAAATTGCTCACCTGATAATTCAAATTTATCCTCAGGAGTCCAGGTATAACGTTTACTTCTATCATACTTATTAACAACTTCTTTTTTTACAACATTGTCCTCATTATCATCATCCTTAACAATCTTCATCATAGCAATAAATTTATTGGTTTAACTCATCAAAAATATAAAAATCTAATGATTTCTCCAAATTTATTTAAGATTTCAAATTGCTTCTCTATGTGAACTAAACTACATACGCCCCAACTTGCCAATTTCCAGCTGCTGGTTGCTTTTTAGTTACAATCCCCGGAGTTGTTGTTTCGCTTCCCCATGTCGTTGTAATATCTAAAGCATCTTTGTAATTCACCCCTAAGTTTTCACCTATTACAATCGGAGATGAAGGGATTAAGTTTGCATCCAAAAGCGGATCAGAAACAATACAACCCAATAGTTTTCCGGCTGCTTGCGCAGTTGCTAAATCGGTGTAATTTGTCAGTCCAGCCGTTAATAGTATCGTTCCAATAAGAACATTGTTTTGTGCAATACATCCTGATTCTGATCCGGTTTCAAAATAAAGCAACTTATCATTTGCGAGTTGCGATATTATGATATTGTTTTTTATTACAATATTAGAGCAATATTGATTACCAACAATTGCGGTATTCTCTATTGCCATAATCTGCCCAACAATCGGCTCTGAATAGGCGTAGGATGATCGTTTTATTACATTATTAAAAATGTTTATTCCAACAACACCACCTATCCCAATTCCGTTTCTGCATTCCTCAAAAAGATTATAATATACACCTTCCGACGTATAAGTTCTTGATGTAGAATCGGTTTTTACAACCAGTCCAATGCAAGAATGCGAGTTGTGATTATATGCAATCTTAATGTTTATGCCTGATGAAACAAACATCTGATGAATAGTTGCACCCACAACATCTGGATAGTCAACTTTATAACCAATTAAACGATTATTTATAACAATTGAATTATCGTTTAACCCTGCGCTTGCCACTTCCGCACCAAGACCGAGCTGTATTCCAATAATAGAATTTGACTTGCTCCAATTATTTTGAATCAATGAAGCTGCTCCAACTGCATTGATGTGTTGAAACTCAGATTGTGTTTTACTTAAAAAAGAATTATTCTTTATTTCTTGTCCATTTGAAGTTGAACGAATAAAGTATGATATAGAAGACAATGCGGAAGTTATTGTAGATTCAAATTTGTTGTTTGAGCACTTAAATGTAATCGTGCCAGTAAAATACACTCCCGTCCCTCCTGCGGTTGCCGTGTCACTTTGATGAAATTTATTATACTTTATTGTTATAGTCTTTGCTACGGTGTAATTAGCCAACTGAGATAGGCTATTGGTTTTGTAATTAAGGTCATTTCCATAAGCATTTAGCCCAACTCCATATAATAGTAATATGTTTGTTTTGTTGCACGTTGGTACTTTGTTATTTATAAAAATACAATCAATTGTATTTAAGTACGTTGAAATATTCAATAAATAACAGGTATCAATCAAAGAACACGACATACTGTTGATTTGCGTGCCTGCTGAATTTGCGGCTATTACACAATTTTTGAGAATTATATTATCGTTTGCTCCGGTTGAGTATAGATATTGCGTAGGAACATTTTTTAAGAGGCACTTATCTAATGTTGTTGTTTTGATATTTGCCGCAGCGAAGTTGAATAAATCGCCTGCTGTATTTTCTCCATCTAAAACAAACCCTTTTAATATATTATCTCCACTATTTACATATACTTTTCTGATCGCGCTATTGGCAACAATGGTATTATGACCAAGCGATATGAACGTAATTGATTTTGATAAAAACAGATACAAGGATGCTCCATTTTGTTGCTCCCTGAATGTTCCATTACCTTTTACGTAAACAGTTTTCCCGCTTGTTCCGACATTATTCCCTGCCTGTATTGTTTGATAGGGCTTAGCCTTAGTTCCTGTCCCTGTTGCGTCTGATCCACCAGATGCAACCCACAACGCAGTTAAATCTTCAGTCGGAACACCAAAATAAGTTTGACACTTAACTAAATCAGTGCTTGTTTTTACTGTACTATAAATCACAATATCAGAAACACGCGGTTCGAATGTTTCCACTCCATTTGAATCAGTTACCTGAGGCGAATGCCTGCAAAAGAATTTATGCTCGTAGTCAACGTCTTGAAACAAGCTAACAACAGGTATTTGGTTAGGTGTACCGGCGGTGTACCAATAACTATTCAAATCGGCAGCGATTAAAGTGGCATCCCCAACAGGTGCGGAAATGGTTGCGGCTGATTTATAAGGAAATCCCTTTGTCCAATTTGCGTCAAAATCTTTGCCTGTGATGGGAAATAATTTACCGCTTATTTTATCGACAAAGTTGTTGCCTGAAATTGTTCCATCCAACCAAACAAGAGCGTCTGACTTGAATGGTATTTGGTTCAACAATGACCCACTGTGAACTACTCCAAATGTTTTACTAAATGTTTTACTAAATGTTCCCATTATATATAGATTTCTATATTGATGAATTGATTTACTAATACACCATTAGCAAGAGTAGAAGTATCTACTGCTGCATATGTTTTAAGAGTCATTACATCCACACTTGTTCTTTCAAGTGTAAATAGATTACCTGAAGCATCATATCCAGCATCAATTTTAGAAGGAACAGTCTTATTCACTGTAAATGCTCCTGTTTTGGTTAATAGAAATGTACCAACAGCAGAATAACTCCATACAGGAGATGAAATACCATCTTCTAATAAAGTATTAACAACTGGTGCTGAAGTTCCTGTTTGAGAGATTATAGCAGTATATATCTTTTTATTCTTATTAGAGGATACATTATCCTGGATTAGTTGATCTAGATTCAACCAACCTTTAAAACTCTTTGATGCTTTCTCCCATAATCCTGTTTTTATAAATGTAGGCATGACATGTATATTTTAATTGTTTAATTCAATACTAAATGTAATTGTTCCTGAAGTCTTGATAGATTTAGAGAGATCTAATTTTATACTGAAGAAGTTATGCATTTTTAATATCTCCTGAAATAGTATCTTACCATATTTAGGAGTACTAGGAGCTAATCTAAAATGATAAGCATTTATAGATTTTACAATCTCAAGACTTGATAGTTCATCAACAGAGCTTAAGACTCCTTCCAGATATGCAAAATAAAGCATCTCATTGTCTAACATTACTTCTGGAAAGAATCTTTTATTGATCTGCATTACGAAAGAGTTAATCTGTATTTAATTTGTGATATATCTCCTGATAAACTCTGAGCAATATTCTCAATATCTGGCATATTATTAATACTACCAAAACTCTCTAATTGCTTTGCAAACATTAAGATTTCTCTTATTGTTATATCAGGTACACCTGGAGCATAATTCTTAATGGTATCTACAGGCATAGCCTTTGTTCTTACTCCTGTATATCCCATTATCTTCTCTACAATCTCGTCTTTTAGTTTAAAGATAAGGTCATATGCATCACCAAGAGCTAAATGCTCTGCTAATGAGGTAGTCTGCCAATGTAATTCATGCAGTTGTAACTCAAAATAGGAGAGTTTAGCCTTTATTGTATCCAGAGAGAGAACCTCTCCAGAACTATTAAGCATATTTTCAGGAAACAAATTCATGATATATAGATTTAATGTGCTGTAGTTGTGGTAGTTGTAGTAGTAAAGTTACAGCAACGATATGCTGTTATTTCCTGCCACTTACCAACTTTAGGAGCTTTTCTCCTCATAATTAGGCTGCCTGCAATAAGTCTTCCTTGTGCGTCAAAACGAACAAAGCCTTTTAAATCTCTTTTTTTAATAGTTGTCATTTTGTTTAAATTTAATTGTTTATAATCTCTTTATAAGACCAAGTAAAATTATTTCTTGGTTTCTTTGTTCCTCTACACCATTCTCCAATACTTGTAGAATTAGTATTTTCCTTAAATGCAGCTTCTTCCAAACATGAGTAAACTATAATAAGTTTACCATCTAAAGTATATTTATAAACTTTATTTTTTCTTGGATTTCTCCATCCTCTTTCTTTTCTTTTGTGACTTTTTAAAGAAATGATATCTTTAGTTTCTTGTGTATGATGTTTATCTGTCATATCTCCAAATGATCCTATATGAGCCGTAGACATCATTTTAATCCATTCATTATTCATTATTTTTCCTTTATTCCAAGGAATACTTCCTGTATTTCCTCTTCCTCCTTCTGAAATATTTAATACTAAATAATCTAAATCTTTATATTTTTGAATATACTCCACTTCTTTATTAAAAGCTATTTCTTCACTTAATTCTTTCTTTATAATCTCAAAGATAACTTTTTCTTTTTGTTTATCTAATACATTATTTATCCAAATGTATAAAGGTTTATTACTATATCGTTTATAATATCTATTCATAGAATGTTTATAAATCCTTTCTTTATAGTTTGAAGTAACCCCTATATAAATTGATTTATCATTCTGATTTGAAGAATACATTTTATATATAATATAATCATCATCTAACTTACTAATATTAATTATACCATTATATTCTTTCATTAATAATTAAGTTTATACTTGTTACTCAATTCTTTAATCTTTGCTGTATAATACCATGTACAGAATTTTTTACTTTCCTCATGATTTAAAATATCATCTAGAAAAGGATCTTTTGTGGGATCATCTCCTGTATGATACTTACCCTTATAAAAGAAGGGAATTCCATTCTGTACTGTCTCAGCTACTCCTGCATTATGAAATATCTTAAGAGTATCTAATTTTACAATAGGATCTGTTGCCCAGGCAAATTCCATCTCAGGAATACATTTTGTCTCTTGATTTCTTAACCATAAATTCCATAAAATAGCCCACATATCTGCACACCAAGACTGAAATCCTTTACTTTCATCTTCAAAGAACTCTGAATTAACTCTACCTAAGAAGGTACGTATAATAAGACAATCTCCTTGTACTTTACTCCAAAAAGAAGCATCAATATTCTTTAAAAAATACTGAGCTCCTCCAGAATGTAAATTATTTGCTTCACAAATTTCTCTATTTATTCCAATAAGATTTGATAGCTCTTGTAGGATATCTCTCTTCTTATACTCTTCCAATCTATCAGGTATTACATCCTTAATCTTACTATCAAAGTAAGTAGCATTTATATAACCATTAGTATCAGATAAATAACAAACATCATCCTGAAGATACTGATCAACATTAAACCCAGGCATAAATAAAATATCTGAATCACAATAGAATACTCCTTTATCTTTCATATCAGGATGATCTCTGAAATATCTCCACAAACTATAGGGTCTTATTAGAGGAATATATATTCCTAATAGTAAGCTTACTTCATCCTCATCAATGATAAAATTAAATTCTGTTTCTGGGTACAAATCCATTACTTGCTTCCAATTCTTATTCTGTTCTCTTCCCATTGGAGTAAATACTAAAACAATAGCTTTATCTGAATGACCTATTGCTTTTAAACTTTCCAACCATAGATTAACTTGCCAGGTATAATAGGCATTATCAGGTTGGGCGCAAATAAATTTTAATTCCTTCATATGTAATTGGTTTTATAAAACAAAGATAATTAATTTCTATATAAATATATAATTAAAAAATATTCAAAAATGACCCTTGCTGAACTCTATTTTGTATTCCTAATCCTAATGATCTTGTTAGCATGATTGTAATTTTTAATATAAAACTACAATTCCCATATTTGCAGTTGTTCCTGTAGACCAAACTCGTTTGACCTTAAAGAGAGATACTTCTTTTTGATCAAAAGCAAGTGTACTAATATTACCACCCATATCTGTTACTTTTATATTTCCTGCTAATAATCTAGGCTGTATATAACCTGGATTAACTAAATCAGTACTATCAGACAATGTTGCTATAACAGAATTGCCATATACTCCATTAACAGAATTACCACTTAGTTTGATTAATCTGTCTAATCTTTGTATTATCTCATACAGTAGATTAGCTTCCTGACTTTGCCCTATCTGTTTATTCATAATAGTAATTTTTAAAATATTATTAAATTTAAAAAACTAATCTTATTTTCCTTGTCCCCTATAAACAGAAACCTTTTTCTCTTTTGGACCAGGAGTCTTAGATGTCTTTTTATGAGGTACTTTAATTTTTTTATCAGTAAAAGCTGTGTTTGCCATTAGGGTTTAATTTTATTAACTTTTATTAATTCTGCAGTAGGTAAATCTTTTTGTAAGAGACAAATAGTATCTTTCATGTCTTTATAATTATAGTACTTCTCAGAGGTAGCTATAACTTTTCCATTACTGGCCTTAATTCTAAAAGACCATTTTTGCTTGAACCATCCAGTTCTGATCTCTTCTATTTTCATGACATTATATATTTAATTATTAATCTCTTACTTGAAAGTGCATCCAGTCATAATTCTTCTCTCTGCCTAAACTCTCAAAATTATAAGAATAGAATATATCTATCATAGCTTTGTATTCGGGTCTTGCAAATCTTGCTGTAGAAGAATTCTCACTTAAAAGATTTCTTGAAGGATCTAAATCAACTGCTATTCCCCATGAATGCATACTCCAGAAATCTCCACCTCTCATCTTTCTAAAGTTAAAACATCCTCCATATAGATCTATTCCTGATTCTCTTAGTTTATCTATTCCATAGTAATCAAGAATATCAGAGAATATTAATTTGAAATTATTAGCAACTAATTTATGACAGCTAAAAGAGTTGATACTATGAGTAAGATCCCAGGCTATTCTCATAGAATAAGGTAATGTAATAGGAACTAAATATCCCTTACCTGTTTCATTAGGATATCCATATTTTTCTATGATTTCTTGAGTAGTCATGTTATTAATTTAAGGGTTGAGGAGGAATAGGAGGAGCTTGATTTGCTCCATTATTAGGACCTGCATCTATTTTAGCTTTTATGATATTAGAATATGTTGTTAGTGAAAGAAGTGCTGTAATTAAACCTGCTTCAACACCTAATAAAATAGCTGCATCTGAATAAGATTTACCTAATTCCCAAATACGAACTACAAAAGATGTGTTTCGTACAAAATCAATAGAAAATATTAAAGCTAATATCCTTCTAATAGATAATCTATTAGTAGTATCATCTAACCAAATAGGTTCAACATATTTAAATATCTTTAAAATCATTAAAAACTTATTTTCCAATATGACTGAATACCAAATTGTAACTGACCATCTTTATTTATACCACTATATACTCCATAAATCTGATCCTTTCTGTTCTTTAAAAGAAACCCTGCATTTAATTGATTAACTATACTGGAAGTATTACCTTCTAATGCACCTCCAATATATATCTGGTTCTTCTTAGGAGCAGGTAATGTAATTGTTGTTGTTATTTTAGGATATTTAATATTGTAATGATAAGATCTACTATCTATCAAGTTCTTATATACAATATCTGTAACATATACATACCCTAAACTATCTAATTTAAGACTATCTTTCTCTGTATTTTTATTAAGATACAAAGTTAATAGATTATTGTATTGAATTACTAATTTATTGTAATTTGTATCAGGAAGATACTCTTTAATAACTTCTGGAGGAGGAGGTTTTGTATAAATAATCAAAGGTTTACTTGTAATAATACTATCATGTTTAACCCAAACAGTATCATGTTTGATAATAGGAGCTTCAGAGATCACTTTTTTACTACAGCGTCCTAAGAAAAGTAGTAACACTAGAATAGCTATTACTAGAAATAAGAAATACTTTTTTATAAATTCCATTTTTTAAGGATTTGGCTTATTCATATAAGCATCAAGCTAAATACCTGAATATCAACTTTAGTATTCTTTAACATCTCTACATTAGATTTTGTAGTTTCACTCTCTACCTGTAACTTAGTAATAGTATTACTTTGTGACATGGTAATAGTAATTAGTGTTATGCAAATAGTTACTAATATAGGAACTAAGAGCATCAGTACCCATACTGGTACTTCAATTGTGGACTTAATTTTATCAACCATTGCGTTTATCATTTATTTATTAGTATTTAAAATCTGTTATAGTATCACTCCTAAATAAATAAAATACACATATAACCTACCTGTAAAGACTAAAATTACTTTTAATAATGGAGTTTTTATAGGAGTGGTAGAAAAAATATATTTCGCTACCAAAACTATAAATTAATTTTATTACTTCCAAATTTTTTATTATTTTTATCTCATAAACCAAATAAATATGCAGACAGATACTTTATTACCATCAATTGAAAAAGATAAAAGAGCTTACATCCTTTATGCAACAGCAAGTTATCATGAAACAGTTCAGGCTTGTGTAAATTCTCTAAGAACCTTTAGCAAACTTCCCATCTATGTATATATGATTAATTGTCATATTCCTATGTTAGGAGCAACTACTTTTGGCTGGGAATGTGATGCTCCTAATATAAAAAAACAAGAGAAGTTTATTGATAGAGCGGATCCAGATATTTATAAGATGATGATTCAACGTCCTTTAATTGTAAAGGACTGTCTAGAGAATTATGCAGAAACAGTTGCTTTTATAGATGCAGATTGTGTTGCTACTCAATATGTGGATAATATATTTGATTATTATTCTGAGTGGAGTAGAATTCCTCATTTTGTAGAGGGTATTTATGACTACCTTCATATTGATGGAAGAGGTGGTGCAGATACCAGGGAAGATATGTCAACCACATTAGAAGCTCCTGCATGTGATTTATTTAATGTAAATCAATATGTTAGACAAACATATAGACAAACAGGTTTCTTTGTAGCAGGACAAGAGACAATACCATTCTTAAATACATGGTATAATATGTGTTCTAACCCTAAAGTAATAGAGAATCATACTTTATATGCTCCTTACCATGAGGAGACTATTGCTAATGTATTATTATGGAAGTATGAATTTTTCTGTGGACTTCCTTATATTTATACAAATGCTAGTTTAAAAGATCTTCCTGAAATTTATGAACAAGATAATTGGGGTAAAGAAATTAGACCCTGGTTTAAGATTCCTAAATCATCACAAGAATTGTTATTTATACACGGAGAGAAAGATCCTATAATAATGGAAAAAATGATTGAGTATTTAAAACAAAAAAAGTTAAAAATAATGTTTTTGGCTCCTCATTTATCAACTGGAGGTATGCCTCAATTCTTATTAAAAAGAATAGAATGTTTACAAAACTTTACAAAAGTAGAAATATCTGTAGTAGAGTATCAAAACTATAGTCTTGATTATGTGGTACAAAGAGATAAAATAAAGAAAATTGTGGATAAGTTTTATACTTTAGGAGAAAATAAACTTGACCTATTTGGAATTATTAAAGATAATAAACCAGATATAATTCATATAGATGAAATGTCTGAGAGATTAGATAGAGAAATGATCAATCAGTTATATTCTAATGATAGATCTTATAGAATTGTAGAGATCTGTCATGATATAAGTTTTGATCCTAAAACTAAAGTATTTCATCCAGATGCTTATGCTTTCTGTACTCCATATCATTTAAGAACGTTTAAAGATCTTCCTTCATATAAAGAGTCAATAGAGTATCCTATTGATAAGTGGATTCCTTCAGTTAAGGAATGGTCTAAGAGATATATTAGAAATTCCCTTGGAATGGAACAACAGAGAATCCACGTTCTTAATGTAGGTTTATGGACTCCAGGAAAGAATCAAGCAGAGGGAATATTAATAGCTAAAAATCATCCAGATATGCGTTTTCATTTTGTAGGAAATCAAGCTCCTAACTTTAAAGAATATTGGGAACCTCTTATGCAAGATCTTCCTCCTAATGTTACCGTGTGGGGAGAAAGAAACGATACTGATAGATTCTTTGTTGCATGTGATATCTTCATGTTTAATTCTAAAAATGAATGTAATCCTATTGTGCTAAGAGAGGCTATCTCTTATGGTCTTCCTATTATGGCTAGAAATCTGTTACAGTATGAAGGAATGTTTAACTCTTATATCTATGACTTAGCTTCTACTGATATAAGATATGTTAAAGCATTTTATGAGATTCCTACAAATAATACTTCTAAAGAATTTGCAGAAAAACATTTAAACTTTTATAATGAAATTATGAATAAAGAAATTAAACCACAAAAAAAAGTTAAAAAGAATGTACAAATAACACAACATTTTGTAGATCAACCTTTTATAGAAATAACCGGTAATGAAGAAGCTAATTTTCTAGTAAAATTTCTTGATGAGAAAGGAATCTGTCAATATGAAGAGACTATAGGAACAAATCACTGGATAAAACTTAGTCGTAGTTACTTTACATCTTGGACAACACAGGTGTTTCAAGATAAAAATCTTATCTATGAGAATATATTCTCTTTAAAGAATAGAAAAGTATTCATAGTATTTGAGAGCTCATCTCTAGGAGATACAATAGCCTGGATGCCTTATGTATTAAAATTTCAGGAAAAACATAAATGTCAGGTAGTAGTATCTACATTTAAGAATTTCTTATTTCAAAAAGCATATCCAGAACTACAGTTTGTAGAACCAGGTACTGTTGTATATGATTTATATGCTTTATATAGACTAGGTTGGTTCTATGATAAAGACAAGGAACCAGAAATTCCTAATACAATTCCTCTTCAAAAGACTGCAACTAATATTCTAGGACTAAAATATGAAGAGATAGTACCAAGAATTCATTTTGAAATAAGTAGTTCTCCTTGCAATAAGAAATACATTACTATAGCTCCAGATTCTACAGCAGGATGTAAATATTGGAGACAGGAAGAATGGCAGAAATTGGTTGATTATCTGATAGAAATGGAGTATGTAGTAATTAATGTTTCTAAAGAAGAGAACACATTAAATAATGTAGATCAATTATCTGATAATTCTTTAGAGAATACTATAAGAGTAATAAATCATAGTGACTATTTTATTGGTTTATCAAGTGGTCTTAGTTGGTTAGCCTGGGCATTAGATACTTCAGTTGTAATGATAGCTAATTTTACAGAAACACTTCATGAGTTCCAGTCTAATTGTATTAGGATTTCTAATAAGAATGTATGTCATGGTTGTTGGAACAATCGTAACTTCAAATTTGACAAAGGAGATTGGAATTGGTGTCCCATTTATAAAGATACACCAAGACAATTTGAATGTCAAAAATCAATCACAGCAGAAATGGTTATAGAACAGATAAAAATATTTGGTATCTAACATTTCTTTACCCTTGGCTTTCTACACTTTCCACAGTTTTTAGCATAGGTCTGTTTGTTGGTATTGAGGTCATTTATTGCCTCAGTATCAACTTCAGCCTGGCTAATTGTAGAACTATATTTTCCTGCAGGAACAACATATAATACTGTTGATCCAATATAACCTTCAGGACAATCTGTTTTTACTGCACTATCCTGTACTCTAAAATTATAATACAACGGTTTAGGAATACAACTGCAATTTTTATTTGCATAGGCTTGTTTATTCCTTGCAATTTCTTTTAATGCTTTATTATCTGCATCCTCCTGACTTCTATTAGAACTATATGTATGAGCATGAACAGTATAAGTTTCCATTGTTGATTTAAAGTGTACAGGACAATTATTCTTATATACATCCTCACTAAGTTCTACATTCCAATATGTTGATTGATATACTGTTGTACTTGTAGTAGTGGTAGTAGTTATTCTCCTAGTGGTAGAGGTAGTTGTTGTAGGAGGAATAGTAGTAGTAGTACTAGTAGTTGTACTAGAAGTCGATGTAGTGGTTGTTGGGGCTACAGTGGTAGTTGATGTAGTGGTTGTAGGAGGTTGTGTAGTACTTGTAGAAGTAGTAGTTATAGTAGGTGCAACCGTAGTAGTTGTACTAGTAGTCGTTGGTGGTTGAGTAGTAGTGGTAGTAGTAGTTGTTGGAGGATGTGTAGTTGTAGTTGTAGTAGTTGAATGAGTTGTAGTCGTAGTAGTGGTAGGGGCTACTGTTGTAGTAGTCGTAGTAGTTGTAATAGGTTTGGTAGTTGTTGTAGTGGTTGTTGGGGCTACAGTAGTACTAGTAGTTGTTGTTGTAATAGGACGAGTAGTAGTAGTCGTAGTAGTAGGTGGTTGAGTAGTGGTTGTAGTAGTTGTACGAGTAGTAGAAGTAGTCGTAGTTGTTAGAGCTACTGTAGTAGAAGTAGTTGTGGTGGTTATAGGTCTGGTGGTAGTAGTCGTAGTTGTGGCATGTGTGGTTGTTGTTGTAGTGGTAGGATGTGTAGTTGTGGTGGTTGTAGTTGGTGTAGTAGTTGTAGTAGTTGTAGTTGTAACACCAGAAACATACTCATAAGCACCAATATCCATTGTACCTACTCTGGGATTATTAGCATAGTCATATGTAAGACCTGTTGCATATCCTGCATCTCTTGCAGGAGATGCTGATAATAGATTATAATTATAAGAAGCCTCATTAACAAATCTAGGATCTTGATTTGTGTTACTTGATAAAGTAATACCTGTTGTTGTTCCAACATAGAAGATATTATTTCCTCCATAGTATATATTGTTGGCAATTATATTAGCACTATAAACATATCCTTCTCCTTGATAGATCTGCATAGCATATTGTCCATGTCCTTTTAATATATTATTCACAATAAGGACATTATTCATATTACTCCATAAAATTATATGCCCTGCATAATGTGCAAAGTTATTATTGTTACATGTATTATTTATAAAAGAAATATGATCTGATGTAAGACTACCACTTGAATAAATTTGAAGAGCAAAACCATTTCCAATATGATAAAATATACAATTTTGAGCAGTAATATAAGAGCATCCATCTAAATATAATCCTTGATCTAACCCAGTTCCAGTATCACTAGGACAACCATCAGCTACTCTAAGTCTACCTATATCATTAAATTTACATCTATCAAAAAAGAAATAAGATGCTTGATGTAAATAAACTCCATCTAATCCAAATGAGGTAGTAGTACAAATTCTACCAATATGGTGTATCCATAAATATCTAAAATTTACATGATTATGTGCTTCACCTGTTGCTATTGCTGTACCTGCTAAGTTTCTAATTTCAAATCCTTCTATATTAAGATAATTAGCCCATATACTTAAACCCATATTAGTATAATTACTCTGACCATCCAATATTGCACCACCAATATTTCTTGCTTTATAAGTAATGTAAGCACCTGCTGTCCCACTTACATTTAATAAAGCAAAATAATCAACACCTGCAGTATATACACCATCTTCAAATATAACTGTATCACCAGGAGCTACTTGAGCATTTGCATGTGAGAATGAAGCCCAGGGATATCCTAAAGATCCTGGGTTACTATCACTTCCAGTTGTAGACACATAATAAGTACTCATAACATGTATATTTAAAAGTTAAAAATATCTAGCTGCTCTTACTCTGGCAGATGAGGTTTTTACTAATGCCTGACCTGGATCATAAGGAAACATTTTTACTGTAACAGCACCTTGACCTGAATAAGGGATTTCTGCATTTGAACTCCAATAATATTGGTTATAGGCAAAATTAGGAAGTAAATCTATATTAAGATGTATTGCTATCAAATCTTGCCAACTTGGTAAAATCCAATCTGTATATCCTCCAGAACTTAAATCATAACAAAGTCTTGCAGCATTACTCTCTGTGCCATAAGCAGCAATAATATCGTTTGTATTTGCTGTACCTGCACCTATTCCATTTAAGTAAGCAGAATAAATAAGAGCATTTGTACTATGCCAGAATATACCTGAAGACTGATCAGACTCTGGTATAATAAGACCATGTGGACTATAAGCGTCATATCCAGGATCTCCATACTGTAAAACATAGGCTAATACTCCACCACCTAAATGATACCCTATAATAAGAATAGATGATTTAGAAACTATTACTCCTCCAACAATGTGATAGATAAGATCATTTAAAGAAGATCTTTCAATAACGTAATATCCATCAGCTATAACTGTACAATCTGTTCCTGTTCCTGCATATACAATAGTTCCTACGTTGTGATCAGCCATTTGACCATTAATAGAAGACATTGATGAGAAAGGAGCACCTGTTACATAATAAAATAAACCTCTTGCTTGATCTTCTAAAGTTGCTGATCCTACATTGTAGTATATTGTTGTTGTGGTTAAACCACCCGGTCTATGACATTCTGCAGGTATTTGATAATTTCTAAAATTATAGAGACTATTCTTACTACCCTTATAAACAGGATCAAAATAACTATCTATTGAATTAGCATAGGCAGTTATAAGATCTGAGCCACCTACAACAGCAACTACATTTTGTAAAGAAAAAGTATTAGTATCTGGTACACTAGTTGCCATCTTCTAATTTTTTAATTCTATCTTCTATCTTACTAATTATTTCTTCCATTCTAGCCATTTTTGCAACAAGTAAATCAGTATATGCTACAGATTTGGAACCCTTAGCATTAGTATATACCAATTCAGGCATACTCTCTTCAACATCCTGAGCTATAACAACATATCTAACTCTATTTTCCTTATCATTCTTAAATATAGCCTGTTTAAATTTTATATCATCAACTTTAGATAAGTTCTGTATATCTTTTATAGCTCTTTTCTGTCTTCTATCAGAGGAAAGAACAAAATTAGGGGCATACATATTTCCTATAGCACTAATAACACCATCTGCAGTATTTATAGATGCTACATCTCCATTAGAACCATTTCTAAATATTAGAACATTAGAAGTATTAGATTTCAAATAATGAGGCCCATCATTATAAAATGCAAGAGCCTTTACATTAAAAGCATTACCTGTCCAGTCAACAGAAGGATTATTAGCGTTCCCTGGATGATAATAGTCATTCCTATTATTTAGATAATAGGAGTTATTAGCTGTAATAGCCAGATCTGCATTATCTGATTTATTAACCTTTACACCATAGGTATTAGAACCATTCCAACCCATTAATGTAGGATAAGTTGGAGACCATGCTACTTCAGGAATAGAATTACTACGTGTAGAACCGTCTGGAGCTGTACCATTAGAAACATCAAATATTGTATGACCATTACCATAATTCTTCCACATTAATTGACCTACAACATTTCCATCAGTAACTCCTCTATATGTAAGCCTAGTTGTAGAAAGAGCTACTGCTGTAGCAACATTTTTATCCCTATCATATGTATTTTCTGCATATGGAAGACCTATATCAGCTTTTGTTAGAGTAACATTACCACCGATCTGATAAACCCAATTTACAGAAGTAGTTAATCCATCTCTTCCTGATGTACCACTCACACCCGATGTACCACTGTATCCAGAAGTACCTGATACTCCACTACTTCCACTAACCCCTGATGTACCACTATAACCAGATGTACCACTATACCCACTAGTACCATTAACTCCTGATGTACCATTATATCCTGAAGTTCCACTGGTTCCACTAACTCCACTTGTTCCACTATAACCACTAGTACCACTATAGCCTGAACTCCCACTATAACCTGATGTTCCAGAAGTTCCTGAACTTCCACTATAACCACTGGTTCCTGATATACCACTTGTACCACTAACACCACTTGTACCATTAATAGTCTGTCCACTAGTGCCACTAGTACCACTTACTCCAGATGTACCACTTACAGTAATCCCAGAAGTTCCACTAGTAGCTGATGTTCCACTAGTACCTGTTAATCCACTAGTCCCACTGGTTCCTGTAGTGCCTGAAGTACCTGAAGTTCCAGATGTACCATTAGTACCATTTGCACCAATAGCTCCACCAAGATTAACATCCCAGGCTGTATATGTTCCAGAACCTACAACAGCAGTAATATTTCCTACTAAAGAAGTTCCACTATATGAGGTAACTGTACCTGTCATATAATTTGTACCACTATTAGCAATAATTAAAGATTGCCCTGGAGTATATGATAATCCTGAACCTACAGTTAAACTCTTTGATCCTGTACCTATTGCTAAAGAGGTAGTTGAAGTTGTTTTATATTTATCTCCTGCAGCACCATTTGTTCCTGAAGTTCCACTTGTAGCAGAAGTTCCTGAAGTTCCTGTTGTTCCTGAAGTACCACTAGACCCACTAACACCTGAACTACCTGAAACACCAGATGTACCCGATGTACCTGATGTACCACTAGTTCCACTTACAGTGATTCCACTTGATCCTGAAGTACCACTTATAGTAATTCCACTAGTACCAGAACTACCACTAGTTCCAGAAACTCCACTACTTCCTGTATTTCCTGAAGTTCCACTAACACCTGAACTTCCACTTGTACCACTCGTACCATGAGTTCCGTTAATACCTGAAGTACCGTTGGTACTACTAATTCCACTACTCCCTGATGTTCCATCAATACCGCTTGTACCAGTTAATCCTGAAGTACCTGAACTACCTGAAGTAGAGGATGTTCCGCTAGATCCACTTGTGCCATGAGTACTACTAATACCTGAGCTTCCACTTGTGCCATTTACACCACTACTACCAGATGTACCTGTAGTTCCTGATGTTCCACTAACAGTAATACCTGATGTACCACTTGAGCCAGTAGTACCAGATGTACCTGATATACCACTTGTTCCAGAGGTTCCATTAATAGCAGATGTGCCACTTGTTCCAGAAGTACCACTAGTTCCTTTATGTAACCATGCATCTAATTTCTGAACAACAACTTCTATTGTATCATTGGTATTAATACCAGAATACACTAGATTTTCTCCTTCATAATAAACACAAGTACTACTTAATAGTATTGGACAAGCACAAAAAGAATCATCACGTATTTTCATGATATATATTTATGAATAATGATCACCTATTCTTTTCACTTCAAGTAATGAAGGACTATATATTACAATTGTTCCTGCTGTAGCTTTTAATACTCTAACAGATAATGTAGAAGGATTTGATCCTGCATATACAACTCCTCTAAATGAAATAGCCCCATATGAGGGAGCACCTTCTAAAAAACCACCAGAAGGACCATCAAATACAAATATAGCAGAAGTTGCAGTTAAACCATAAGATTGAGTACCTTGAATTAGACCACCCATAGAAGCTCCTACAAGATTGGTAAGATTTAATCCAACCCCCATACCATCAGCATCATCTTCTATTCCTACAAGTAATTGAAAATATACTTCATAAATAGAATTAGTCATAAGAGCAATAGATAATTCAGGAACATCTACAAAAGTATTGGATGTTATATAACTTGGAGTTGTTGAAATAGCATATAAAGAAGTATCTCCACCACTAATACCACTAGTACCAGAAGTTCCTGTATATCCACTAGTACCACTTGTTCCAGTAAATCCTGATGTGCCATTAATGGCAGAAGTTCCACTAGTACCATGTGTACCTGCAATACCACTAGTTCCACTACTACCATTAAATCCAGAGGTTCCAGAAGTACCAGAAGTACCATTTGTACCATTAGCACCTACAGCACCTCCTAAGTTAACATCCCATGTTGAGTAACTACCTCCACCTGTTACTGTAGTAATCATCCCTACTAATACACCAGTACCAGGTACATAAGATACAACTGTTCCTTCCATCTTAGACAAACTACCATTAGCTATTACTAATGATTGTCCTGCTGAGTAGGATAAATTCAGATCAACAGTTAATGTTTTACTACCTGTTCCTGTAGCAATAGATGTGGTTGAAGTAGTTCTAAATCTATCACCATTATAACCTGAAGTACCACTTGTACCTGAAGTTCCATTAACTCCAGAAGTACCACTTGATCCAGTTAAGCCACTAGTACCACTAGTAGCAGATGTACCTGAACTTCCACTTATTCCACTTGTTCCTGACACACCTGATGTACTTGTAAGACCAGAACTCCCAGAGGTTCCTGAGGTTCCTCTTGTACCACTACTTCCAGAACTTCCTGACATACCAGAGCTACCATTTACTCCTGAAGTACCATTAACTCCACTAGTTCCTGTTAAACCTGATGTTCCAGATGTTCCACTAGTACTAAATGTAGAAGTGCCTGATGTTCCACTAGTTGAGGATATACCACTAGTTCCTGATGTACCTGCTAAACCACTAGTACCTGTTTTGCCAGAAGTACCAGAGGTTCCTGATGTACCATGAATTTCTGCTCCTAGTTTATCAAATTTTTCTAAAGCAACTTCTAATGTATCATTAGTATTTACTCCAGAGAAAGGCATATTAGGACCTTCATAGAATACACATGCAGAATCTAAATTAATACGACATTTTACTTTACGACATGAGCTCATGATGATAATATTATGTAGTAGGTGGAAGTAATGTAGCTATTAATGCATTTATTTTAACAAGTATATCCTCTATTGATTCGCCAGGATGTACATCTAATGCAGATAAATATTCGCCATTATAGAGACTGCATTTAGCATTCAGATATTCTGGGCATGTTGGGCAAATTCTAGCTGTTCTCATAATATACAAATTTAATTATTAAACACTATTGTAAGAAAAAAAAGATAAAATAAATGCCATAATATAGCAATTATCTATTAATCTGTTTCTGTACTGTAATATTATATTCCTTAGCAAAATCAGAATCAAACAAAGACATATATGTAATAACTGATTTAGTTATAGGAAACATCTTAGCAAGGTACTTAACTGGTTGTGCTTTCTTCATTACTTCTTCAGGTGTCAGTGCAGAGTTAGTAATATCCATTCCTGTTGTTTCCATCATAAAATTAGATATGAATTTCTCAACATCTGTAAAGATACCAATAGCAGGAAATACACTACCACTTAGTATTCTTTGGAACTCTGCAGGATTATAGAAGAATGAGAGCTCAGTAATGAATTTATCTACTACTCTTTGAGAATAACGATAGAAATTCTTAATAGCCTTATCATCATCATCATCAGGAACCATTAAGCCTAAAGCCATCATTGCACCAAATAAAGAAAGAAGCATTGCTAATTCCTTTACCTGATTCTGTAAATTAGTTCTGATGAGATCTATAAAATCTTCTTTAGACATATTTAATTCTTGTCCAGTTCTTAATTTATACTTCTCACCAAAATCCTCATACATTTTATCTAATGCTAGTAACCCCTTGTCATTCAGACTAATAATATTATATAGATTAGAAGTTTTATCTCTTATAGATGTACCTATTACATATCCCCATAGTCGAATTCTTCCTATATCATATTTTTCACCTGTTGTTAAACCATTTTCTCCAATAACTACAGAGAAATCATCACTAATTTTTCTAAACTCAGAGAAACGAGTATCAACAAGTTTAGGTATCCAATTTTTGAATACCATCATACTCTTAGTCCAGATATTCATTCCCATTCTATTAAGATCAGAATTAGACAATGCACCTGTTGCATTTCTTGATATCATTCTGGTAAGATTAGTAAGTCGTTGAGTCTCTTTTGTATTGTCCAGATCAAATCCAGGTATTACTAATTTACCCTCTTCCATCTTCTTAATAGCACTAATAGACCTTGTTTTCTTTAGTTCCTCTATTTCATTATTCATCTCAATAGAAGTTCCTTTATATACAGTAGCGGATGTGAATCTCTCAGGGTGTTTACTTTTGACATATTCTCTAATACTTATAAGTCTTCCATCCTCAACCATAGTATTATCAAGAAGAGTTAGAAATACAGATTTCTCAAGATGTTCTTCAGGTTTTCTCATAGCAACCATTAGCCAGTCTACGAAATTATGCTGAGTAAGTACAGACATTCCTGCTTTATTTATTTTTTCATAGGTAGGATCATCTTTTAAAGGCATGAATTTATCTACGAGTTGCATGAACATCTTTCTCTCATCATCATTTCTAAAGCTATTACCAATTAGTTTAGACTCATTTGCCAAGAATTCTCTAGTTTTAAAATAATTACCTGCTTGTGTAGCTACCTGAATGTTTCCTCCAAATATATTTACAGCTCCTGATATAAATTCAAATCCTAGTGTTTTAACCTGAAACCATCTATTTGCACTATCCATTGTCTTAACAAGAGATAATGCTGAAGGATTATCATTAATTGTAAAAACTTCTGAACCAGCTACATTGTTAACAGCTTGTTTCATAAAGTTCATAACCTTTCCAACACCTAAAGGAATATCACTACTTGATAAAGGATATTTCTGCTCATATAATAAGGCTCTTAAGAAATCATCAAATAATTTTGCATTCTCTTCATTACCAATGAACTCTTTTGGATTGTTATCTTCAAATATTACATCACCATTTCTACTTGTATTTAAATGACCTTTAAAAGTTTCAATAGTTTTAACCAATTGTAACTGACCTTCAACATCAGATAGATGTTTATATTTCTCTACGTGGTTAATGTATAGAATCATATTCTTAAAGAGGTCCTCACTTACATCACTATAATCATGAGTTCCATCTTCTTTTGTAGAAAAATCAGATGTATAATATTTAGGAATAGAATGTTCCATTTCTCCAGTGAGTTCATTTATAGAACCATAACCTACATCATCAGCTCTACCTTTAAAACTATCTCCCCAATTCTTAATGGTAGTAAGACTAAAATCCCAGGCAATACTCTCTGCCATACTCTTTCTTACAAATGGAAGAAAGGTAGATGCTCCTTTGTTTTGTAAATAACCCGCTTCTGTAGCTTTCTTATTTACTCCAGAAATAAAATTATATAACTCTAGAAGATCCTTATCTTTTGATAATTCTTTGTACTCTTTAGATAACCATGCTTCTTTTGGGTGTCTTTTAAGAATATAGTTATTCCAACCATTAAAAGCCTTATTATCTATATCCCATTTATGTCTTTCCTCAGCAATAAGTCTATCTAAGGTTTCATCATCTTCGCTATGTTTTTTCTCTACGTAAGCAATTCTCTCCTCCATATGCTTAATAGCTTCTGCTTTATAAGCCTCAACATCAATGCTATCCCTTAATATCTGCATACTAGGAGTATCTGATTTAGCATTCTCATCAATAGTAGTAAAGAAATCCTTGCTATATTTATAGATTAACTTATTGGTTATCTTATCTTTATCATCTTTTTGATAGATCTGTTGGACTATCTTTCTTAAATCTCCTCCTCTATCTGATAATCTTTTTCTTATCTCAAGAAGTTCATCAACTTCTTTTAGAGCAGTTTGTGAAGCAATTGATTTTGCATTTTCTACTATCTTAAATAGTACTTTCAAAGAAGCAGAAGGTAATTCTGATATACCTCTGAATGTAGCAGCAAGCCCTTTTATAACAGCTTCTGAATTAAGAAGACCTGTCACTAAATTACGTTCTCCTATAAACTTATCAGCAAATTCCTTTGAAGCTTCATCTAATTCTCTTCTGGAAGCTCTGATCATTTCTGCTTCATCCTTAATATTATTAAGAACCAACTTACGCCCTGCAAGCTCTTCTACTTCTTCTTCAGTAGTAGCATCATTCTCCATCTTAGGATCATAAACTAACTTCCCTATTGTATCTGGAACTTCTCCAAATACCTCTGCTACTGCAAGATACTCCCTAATCTCTTCAGCAAAATCTGATAATTGTCTTTCAGAGAAAGAACCAATATCAGATGCATTCTTATATATAGTGTTATAATCATCCATAATCATTTGACCTTCTTGTCTCATACTATGAATAACTTCTACCAAGGGAGCAATATTCTGACTACCTTGAGCTAAACGAATGGTTCTCTTAATTATATTCAGACGTTCAGATTTAAATTCTCTTTCCTCATCACTAGTGGCTGTCTTCTTATTAATCTGTTTGTAAACAGAATTAAGTTTTACAAGAAGCTTATCAAGAGCTTTTTCACCTGTAGTTTCTATTTGCTCTGATACTGGCATCAATCTTATATCCTCAATCTTAGATGTATCAACAGTACCAATAGCTATTCCTTTCAATACCATTTTATGAGATTTCAAGTCTTTAGGATTTTCCTTCTTCAAATCCATAAGGATAGGAATAGCTCTATTCATACCAATCTCCTTTATACCATAACGTTGTATAAGAATATCCTTGTATCTTCCTAACTGAATATTATAAGCACCCTGTTTGTACCAGGCAATATCTTTAGCATCATTACCAATACTCATAAATTTCCAGTCTATAATATGAGCTTTACCTGATTCCTCTATAATAAGTAAATCTATGGTTCCTGCTTCCTTTTCCTTAGGATCATATACCTTTACTTCAGAGAATACTAAAGGAGTCTTACCATCTTTAGAATACTTATTAATTAAATCTGAGTAATAGGCTTCCAATTTATCATAGATGTCTTCATCAGAAGGAGATAACTTTACAGAGCGTGGTTGTATAGTAACTTTTCTAGTACCATCATCATTAAAGTATCTACTATGTATCTCTTCAAAGTAAGCATGACCTTGTACACCTAATTGTCTTTTAAACTCATTAAATGCTTTTTCTTCAGGAGTAAATGTCTTCCCAGGAAATCTTTGTTTATACCAAGCCTTAACTCTATCTGTTACACGTTTCTTAATTCTTTCCCATGTTCCATCTGGTTGCTGTATTTCATACCAGTTATTAGCTTCCTCTGTATCCATGAACATAGGATCTACAGATTCAGTAGATTCTACTTTTCTTATAGTATTCTTAGTATTTTGAAGTTTTGCTTGTATATCTAATTGAGGTTTAGATAATTGATATAATACATTATCAGAATTTAGATCTTCTATATTACCTTCTACATTATTAGATAGAATTTTATTAGCAACTTGTCCAAATATATCTATGTTAGCTTTTTTATAAATACCACGTATAGTATCTAAGATAGCATTCCACCATGTTCTAATAACAGATCTGTTAACCTCCTGCATTAACTCAGGAAACTCAGTTGATCCTTCTGATTGATTCACAATAAGTTCAGCAATAAGTTTATCAACAGCTTCTTTTTTTATAAGTCGAATATTAGGCTTACCATTTTCTAATTGATAGTCTTTATCATCCTTATAAGCATTTAGAGTTTGTTTATATATAGCAAACCTATCTATCTTGGATATCATTTCTGTTACCATAGTAGGATTGGTTTGTTCTAGTATTGCAGTAGCAATATGAACAACCTCCTCTGTAAGAGCAATATCTTCTCTACCCTCAGCAATAGCAATTACTCCAAGAGCAAGATTAGCTACACCATTTACATCATTAGATGTAAGACTCACTCCTGTTTTTTTAGCATAATCAGTTAACTTCTGAATATCCACACCCATTTTCTTAGCAACTTCTTTTACTTTGTTAAGAGTTTCTGGAGAAGACTTAGAAGGTCTGAATTCCTGTTCTGGAACTTCTCCTTCATGTTTATCCCAAAGATAATAAGAAAGATTAGTCCCATGTATATCTACAAGTTTCTGCCAGTCAGGATGATTGATGTTAGGACAAGTAGCCATTTTATATTTTTTTATTATGAGTAATTATATATCTGTCTCTATATATTTTATTCTTATTTGAATTCTTTCCAATAGTACCAGGACTATTTAGATTAAAAAAATTCATTATATCTTTCCAATTATAAAATTTAAGTACTTGATTTTCTAAAACATCTTGTACTATAAATAATGGAATAATCTTTTCATAATCTGTTTTCAAAAGAAAAAATTTATTATATATTTTAACTTTTCTTTTTATTGCAGTGTGTACTTGAGCTAAAGAGCAATCTAAATATTTACTAAGAGGTTGATAATTATACCAAGTCCTGATAATATTTTTTTGATCATCTAGTTCATAAATCTCAAATTTTCTAGAGGATAATTTTCCATCAGATATATTTCTTCTTTGTTCTTCAGTTCTTGTTGTTCCTGATCCATCTTGTTCTCCTCCCCTATTAATGTTAGTTAAAATCTTATCTTGTTTTCTATAGTAGTTTATCCAATATTCTTCTCTATTTATATCTTTACAAAGCTCTATTAGATTTATAATAGGTTTTTTATTTTTATTTAATAAAGATTTTATCCAACAATGTGCATAATCCTTTTTAATAGTGTATTTAGCTTGACTTAAATGTTGAGAATATCTAACTCCTAGACTTCTAATAGTCTTTCCAACATATCTAATTTTTTTAGTATCTGGATCAGATAAGGAATAAATCTTTATTTCTCTACAGATTTCCATGATTAACAGATTGATTTTAAAATTTCACCTATTTGATTAGGAGTATATTTCATCTCCTCAAGCATCTTACTATTTATTTGAGCAAACGTATATGTTTTACCATCTTTAAGAGTTTTTATAGGTACTACTCCAAGAATCTCTCCTGTTTTCTGAGAATAATCTTCTAATAACTCATTTCTTTTTAAAGAAGATACTGCAGTTGTTTTTTCTTCTTTATTAAATAAATCTATAATCCTATTATTATCAACATCTTCCACCTTAATAAAACCATTCTCAATTACAGAATGATGATCAGTTGTATAGAATTCATTAGCTCTATAACTATCTCCCCAGGCATTAATAGCCTTGTATACAAAATAAGGAGTACCTTTTTTATCTGTAGTCTGAAGAGCAGTTCCAAAGTTATCATATATTTTCTTGAATAAGCCCTTCTGTATAAAAGAGTAATCTCCTATCTTCCTCATATTTAATTTCTTCTGTTGTACAGCTTTATAGAAAGAAGTTCTATTCTTATTAGCTTCTGACTTTTCAGCTTCAGTTAGTAAGTCTTCTTGTTTCTCCCATGTAAATACTATATGATCAGAATTAGCTTCCCTATTACGAGTAGATAAAGTCATTACTGGAGGAATTTTTTTATTCCTTACAGCTTCTTTTACATTTTTATCCAGAAATTCCATCGCAGGATTATAATAGGATCTACTTGCTGTTTTAATTATTCTGGCTTTAGTATATGGGATTATATCATCATTATTCCAATTATTTCTCTCAAACACACCAAGCTTGAAAAACTCCTCTAAATTAGGAAGTTTCTCTAAACTAGACAAAGTTTTATTATATAATTCTGCAAAATCTTCATATGGTAGAAGTGAGGTAAAGGAAATAGCTGAATTAGACAAACCACTCTGTAATACAGCAAGTAATTTAATCCTATCATATAACTTACTATTTTTGTCTTTTAAATACTCTCTTATCTCTCTAAACCCATATATAATATTATTCTGGTCATAAACCTTATTGTCTGTACCTTTTACTTTCAGATTATTAACTCCTCCTTGTTCTGCCCTTGGTGATGGTATTGCCTGTATAATATTAATGACATGATTATCATGCAGAGGATGAGAAGAATTAACTTTAATACTATTTACAAACTCCATAACTTCTGCACCCACACCACCATTAGTAATCAATACATTACGAATATCAGCATTTAACTTCTCATCTCCTGTTTGAACAGCCCAGTCAAATAAATCATTAACAGCCTTCTGAGCAAGTTTAACAAAGTCATTATTGTTCATATTGACATAAGGCTCCAATACTTTCTGAATAACTCTTCTAACATTATCCTGATCTGATTTAAGAATAGTAGCCAAAGCATTTCTTGTTTTCTTAATAGTCTCACTAAGCTGTCCTACGAAAGAGTTATTCAAAAGAGTATTCACATCACTAATGATTGTATTCTGAGCCTTCTCTAACTGTTTAAATTTCTTAAATACAAGATATGGATCGTTGAAGTTAGCAGTATCAAAATTAGATCCCTGTGTAACCAAGAACATATGCTCAGCCATCTTAGCATACTTTAGAAATTCCTGAAGAATAAAGCGTTGTTCTAATCTCTCCTGTGCATTAAAATCCTCTTTCCCAATATTATTTTTTAATGTAGATTTACTAGGAATTTGATTTAAACCCATCCCTTTAAATCCAACTGTTTCTAAATCAGCTTCCTTACGATCATCAACAGACCATTTAGCATCTTGTTTTAACTCCTCAACGAAATTATCAATGAATAACCATGAGTACCCTGCATTACTAATCTTAGATAGATAATCACGAATAATAGGTTGATTCATAAAATAAGATACAGTATCAATAGGAACTCCTAATTTAGCCAGGAACATAAAGGTTGAAGCAACATTAGGTGTAGCTCCTAATTCCATAATCCAAGGACCTTTAGCAATATCCACATATCCATCAATAAACTGAGAGATGATATCAGATATATACTGACCATCTACATTCTTAATCATAGATAATGTAGGTACTATCTTACCATTAACTTCAATTCTATTAAATTTATCAAATCTTACTTCACCATCTACTAACCAGTACTTATCTTCCTCACTAAGCTTATTGAATCTATTTTTATCAATGTAGATAGGTTGTCTTTGATTCAGGGAATGATTAGTCTGATTTACAGCGGCTATACCAATAGCATACTTACCAGATACAAAAGCATGTCTAAGTCTGGACATAAATCCCCTATCTAGCATATTACCTACATCATTATAATCAAAAGTAGAACCTAGAGTCTTCTTTGCAATCTCTGCTGATAATTTCTTCATTTGGTCTGCAGAGTTAGGTTTAATAAGCTTGTCAAAATTAAGCTTATGAGATACGAGATTCTGAGAGGATTGAATATAAGCATTCTCTAAGGATTTTTTATACATCCTATCTATGTACCCTTTTCTTAAATCCTCAAGTAATAGTTTTGTAAATAATTCTGCTTTCTTCTCACCAGACTCATTTAATCTGCCCTGAATATACTCAGTACCAGAAATCTCCTGTTCATCAGCTCTTTCAAGTATATCATAAAGTAGATCTAAGTTATTAGCATAGAAATGATATTCCTCTTTACCCAATACAGCTTTAGCTGAAGATATAGTGATATCTGGAAGAGTTTCTAGCTTACTCATGACATCCATTATCATGTCATTCTTATCATCCTGTTTCTCAAGGTTTTCTATTTGTTTCTCAATTTTATCCGAGAATACTTCACTATAATAATCCTTAGTAGCTTTCTCAGATCCTTTGTATGAAACTAATCTAATGTCTCCATTGACATCTTTGAAGATGTTTTTTAAGTAGACTGATAATTTATCAATGTCAAAGTCAGATCCTGCTTTCTGTACAAGTGCTGCAGGTATAACAACAGAATCACCAAACTCTTTAGGAAGGAATTGTTTAATAACAAAATTATCGATTGAGTTCTGTTTCTGGGTAGGAATACGAAATCCTAAACCAGATAGAATAGATTTACCTTCTTCTGAGTTATTCAAATAGTCAAGTAACTCAGCATCAGACATACTACTCTTAAACCATCTACCTATCATTATTTCACATACTCTCTTTCCATCTTCATCTTTATAGAAGTTTAGGAAGTCAGAGGTAAATCCTCTCTTACCATTAATAGTAGTTTCTTCTGCTCTAACAGATTCCATCATTGTAGAAGGAATTTGTACTTTCATACCTCCACTAATTTTAGGGGATATAATCTCTTTATCAGCAATTGAATAAAGAATATTCCTTATCTGCTGATACGCAGGAGTAGCCTCAAGAATAGACTGACCCTCCAAGAAACCTGTAAGAGCATCACTAATGTTGTCATTTACTTCTCTTTTTAATACTTCCTCCCTAAGAGTAGAAACAGCATCGGATAAATCTTCAATACTAAATTTACCATTACTTTCCTTGATACCCAACCTATTAAGAAGAGTTTGATAACCATGCTCCATCATTAACTCAAGGAGATCCTGATTATTCATTATATCTTTATATAAAGGAGAAGTTGCTAATTTCTGATCTTCAGATAGTTTATACCAAGCCTTATATCTATTTAAGAAACTACTTTCTTTATCAAAATCAAGTGGAACACCTGCTTCCATAAAGTCCATAGTTACAAGTTTTGTAATCTGGGATCCACGTGTAGTAAGAGCTTTCTCTTTTGATGGTACTTCAGATTGTACACTCATGATACTAAAAGGTACATTGATCACATTCTCCCCGGAATATGGCTTAGTATTAAAAGAACCATCAGCATTATATGTATCATGAGGATCTCTTGCACCTACTACTCTACTTTTCTCAAATACCATATAATCAATATCTTCCTTCTGCATTTTATCATAAAGCTTTATAGCATTTGCATTAGGATTTATCTCTTTCATAATACGATATGATAGAGGATATAGAGCAAACTTATCCAATAAGACATCATTGATATCATTTGCATTTCCCTTACTATTCAGTCTATTACCTGCTACAATAGGTTTAATATTAACATATGCACTTTGAATAGCAGGATTTCCTTTTTCTAATAATGCTACCTCACTGGCAGACAATGAAAAATCTTTATCTCTCTTCTCCCAGGCTATATCATACCTATATTGACTTTCTTCATTATCGTTCCAATCTCCACTTCTAATTCTAAACTGGCGATATGCTCTCATTCCAATAATACCTGCACCATCCGTCTCTTCAAAATCTGTATATCCAAGTAAATCAATTACCCCAAAGGTATCTTTATGAGTAGCTGATCTAAAGTAATCTTGACGAAAGTTAGTATATCCAATATCTCCTTTTTTATAATTCTCATTCCAAACAGAATTAAATACTGCATTCATCTGAGGAGAGTTATTAATAAGAGTCTGCCTAGGTGAATTGAAGTTCTTAATACGTTTTAATTCCTGATAGTATTGATAAGGATCTGCATACAGTAGTTTATGCATTTCAATATTAGAAATCATAAAATTAATTGTAAGAGCTTTCAATTGTCTAACTAATTCTTCCATAGACATATTCTCTGGAAGATTAATATTCTCCAAGGTATGACCAAGATCATCCTCAGTTAATACTCCCCAAGTAGTTAAATTCTTCTGAAACTTAGAAGTTTCATTATTAATATATTTCTCCAGGGCAGAGTTTATCTTAGATTCATAATCAGCATATATTTCTTCAGAGTCTCTTTTATCTTTAACTATCTTATTATGTAGTTCTTCTCCAAGAATAGATTTAAAGAACCTCATTTCTTTTGCTTCCTTAGCATCTCTATGGCTATTGATCTTCCTATTATCCTTAACAAGATCCATCTCGGAGATGAAGTAATTCTTAAAGATAGCATTTACATCAGAAAGTCCTTTAGATATAGAGGCTACTGATATAGCATTCCCAGTATTAAGCATCCACTCCATAGTTGCATCAGCAGGAACTAAATTAAGATACCATCCTTTTAGATTAAGATTGATCTCCTGAATAAGTCTTTCTTTATAGTTTAATCTGGCAGATGCTTTCTGTTTACCTTTCTTCTCATCAATAGTACCACTAACATACCCTACTTTCATAAGATCCTCAGAACCATGTTTACGTGTACCTTCAGAAGTAAACATTCTTTGTAGAATATTGGAACCTTTTGCGAAAGCATCTGTTTTAAGATATCTATATTCGCTGTCAAGAACATTAGCATCATCAAATTTCTCAATTGAAGAGAGAAAGTTATATAAGGCATCAGCAGGATTAACACCAATAAATGATTGAGTACGTTCACCAGTAACATTAAAGAAAGTACTATCAAATTCAGGATTATCAATAACTGCTTTAGCAATACCAAGTTCAAGCAGACGACCATTAATATTTAAAACCTTACCAGAAAATGTTGCAATTTTTTCATTTGCAGCAATACTAGCTCGTATACCTGAAACAGTCTCCTTGAAATCTTTTAGATGAGAACCTAATTTCTGGATCTGAGGTACAGTAAATACAATACCAAGTTTATTAAGAAATTCTGAGTAGGATGTTAATGTATCTAGTTTTACATTTTTGATAGCAACAGCATCTCCTCTGAATACTTTTTCCTTTTCATCATATTTAAAATAACTATTATCCTTCTTTGCTGTTAGGATAATGTCATTAATATATTCATTTCTAAGTTGACTAGCTACACTCGATAAATTACTATCTCCTATAACTATCTCACCATTCTCAAATATAAATACATTCTTTACATCTGGATTTTGTTTCTTGAATGTCTTCCAGAAAGAACCAAGGAGTTGTGCACCATAAGTAGTATTGATCTTACTAATATCTATTCCTTTAGTTTTCCAGTCTGATTTAGTAAGACGTTTGTATAATGTTCTGTAATTTACATCATTAGTAGCCATATCCTTAAGTCTGGACATCATATCTTCAATACTCTTAGAGTTATATAACCTATTCATCAGACTAATATAGGTCTGACTTATAGGGAGTAATTGTGCTCCACCAATAGAAGATGGTATTAATCTATTATTTCCATCTACCTTTGGTAAAGTTGCCAGGAGTAGTTTAATAGCACTATTAGCTTTCTTAAAGCTATCTATTTTAGTAGCATCTACAAAATCACTATTTTTGATCTTATCCTCATCATTTATCTGAAGACTATCATTATCATCAAACTCAATAGAATATCCCCTAAGATACTCCTGATGCTTAGCAACTATAGCATCCCATTGTGTAGCAACATTTTGCATTAATGAAAGACGTTCATACATTAAAGGAGCTAATTGATTCTCTGTAAATTCTCCTTTAGCAATTAGTTTCTTAGAATTCTTTATATCTCTACTAAGAGTATCTAGTAACTTGGATTTCAGTCTACTATATAATTCTGATTTCTTTAAATTAGGAACAGTAAATAAACTCTTATCAGACTCTATCAATTCCTTGAGAGTTTGATAAGTCATTTCCTGAATAATATCACTACGTTGTTTATCTGTGATAGATACTACACTGAGATTGTCTTCTGTAGTAGCAATTGCATTATTAATATTTATTATACCTTTATTAGCCAAGGATAAACTTGCTGTGTAAGGAATTACTTTTTTATAGTATCCCTCATTTATATGCTTAAATAGATTTTCTGTATTACTAATACCTTCATTTCCAACAAAGAAGGTTTTAATAAACTTTACCAAGTCTATAAACATTTTAAGAATAAATGGTCTTCCTTTCTCTGGTTTACCAGGGATTTTACCTTCCTGAATATAATTTCTAAATTCTTCTGCTAATTTCTCATCTATTTCTTTAGCATTAGCATCTGAGTATTTTATTGTCTTCTGTGTAGCTCTATCAATAAAACTACCTTTTCTGGAAGTGAATTCATCTTCAATAGCAGATTGTTCATCTGGACCTACGAACATCCTCCATACTGCATGAAAGACCTCATGATATGATGTACCTGATTCTGCATGTTGATATACATACAAAGCAGCCTGTTTGAACATACCCCAAGCTTGTCTTCCATTAGTAACCTGGATTACATTCTTTACCCTATAGAAAGGAAAGTTAGGAAAATTATTTCTTAACCATTGTTCTATTTTAGTCCAGTCCTCTTCTTTATAATCATCTAACATCTGTTTTAAAACAAGACGAGTTGCTGCTAAATCAGAATCATTAGACACACGATTTAAAGCCTTCTTAATATCCTCATCTATATCATCTGGAACATGAAAGACTTCCATCTCTTCATCATCTTCATTAGATGTTTTTCTATTATCTTTCTGTGTAGGTATTTTAGTATCATCCTCATCATCAGGAACTCTAAAGATATCTTCTTTCTCTTCAGTATTTGTATCATTTAATTGAGGCTCAAGTGCTTTAAATATACGTCTTTTAAGAACCTTTGCAGGATCTAATCCTGCTTTTTTAATAATATCCATTAATTCTACAAGATCACCGCCTTGAAGAATACTAATCTCCTGCATAAAGTTATTAGCATTAACTTTCTCACTAACTATAAACTTTAATTGTTTTCCTGCATCTGTAGTAAATATATTTAAATTATTTCTACCTAATACAAACTTTTGTGTTTTCTGTAGAGCTTCCTGTAATTTACCTGGAAGCATTTTAGATGCTGCTAAAGGTTTTTTAGTAGGAAGAACAATATCATCTGCTGTATCAGTAGTATAAAAATATATTCCTTTTCTATTTACATCTTCCTTATTAGCAAGAGGTTTCATTAATGTAGTAAGAGGAATGTTTTTACGTGGTTTACCATCAGGAGTTGTACTTGATAACAAATAAGTCTGGTAGTTATTCCATTCTCTTGTATTGAAAGTACCATCAGCATTTATAGATAATGGTTCATGATATTTCTCATTAATAGCATTATTACCTTTAATCATAGAGGAGTTAATGTTATTATACATCCCCTCTAACATAGCAATTATATCTGCTTTATATTGTTCCAGTGCAGAAGGAGTGAATACAAAGTTCATTCCTTTTCCTGACATTGATAACATGAACTTTCCAGATACAGGATCTTTCTCCCAGAAGATACTATTATATCCTTTAGTCTCTTTTCTATTACCTTGTTGATCTGTAGGAATTCCCCAATAGACTACTGATCGAAGATAATTAAATAAGTTCTCAGAAGCATCAGACTTAAGTTCACCTTTAAGCATATTCTTAGCTAAGTGATAGATAGACTGATATATTAACTCTGCCTCTTCACTAGTATGTTTTCTATTCTGTAGTGGTATCAGACCATTCTTTAATTCAAGAAATACTTTACCAATAGCATTAGTAAAGGAAACAGTGCCCTTACCAACAATACTATTGGTTGTAGGAATAGTAATTACTGGAGAAGCTTCTAATTCATCTTCAGTAACCAAACCTGCTTCTTGTACAGATGTCTTAGTAGAATAAATCCTCTGTGGTACTTGATTTTCATCCAGTTCAGTTTCATACTCAGGAAATCCAAAAGAGGCATCAATAGTATGACTATTACTTAAATCAGTTGTGTTCTCTAAAATATCTTTTCTCCAATCAGCATACTGTTTCTTAACAGAGTCCACTACATCTTGAGGAGTATCTTTCCTAAACATTGATGCATTACCATACTTTTCACTCCAAGCTAATTTAGCTTCTGGAAATACTTGATATATAGCTGTATTTAATTTGTCAGCATTATTCTGTACAAGTTTACCATTTTCATCAATCAGATTACCATCCTCATCAGTCATTACTAATACAATGACATCCTCTCTATTTATAGAGTTGTCTACATTACCATTTTCATCTGTCCTTAAATGATCAATTAATCCTGGTAGTATCTGATCTTCATTTTTAAAAGTTATATATACCCCACGTATTTTATCTCTATTAGGAAATGAATTCAGATTAGCTCCAAATTTATTAGATCTAATGGCATGAGGTTTATCTCCTGTTGTGATAGTACTTCTCCATATGAACTCTGTAGGCTTCTTAGCCTCAGGCTCATAATCCTTATCAAATTCTCTGTTCTGGATACCACTCTTATCTGTACCAAGAGCCTTTTTTAAAAACTCATCCTTTACAGACATAGCTTTCTCTTCAGCTTTTACTTCCCTGGATTTTTTAGCAATTTCCCTAAACCTATCCAATATAACATTACTTGCTTTTAATTCTCTTTCTAGTGGAGATAAGGCTTCCTGTAATTCTGCAAGTTTCTCATTTAATTCTTTTATAGTACGCTCCCCAGGAATAATATCCATATCCTCAACTTGAGCTACTAAATCATCAAGCTGTTGTAATTCTTCCTTATAGTTAGGTTTACGCTTAAGAAAGTTAGGATTATTTTTTAGAAACTCAATCCATTCACTACCAAGAGCAAGCGGAACTTTAGGAAACTTCTGCTGAAACTTACCTATCACATCTGATAAGAAATCCATAGCTGAATCTAAAGCTGCCTTTACCTTGCTAATAATGTTGTTAGTCTCCTCAATTTGAATTTCTGTATTAAGAAGCATATCTTCCAATAATGCTTTATGAGATTTCAGCTCATTAAGAAACTCCTTACTATCTGTAGGAAGCTCATCAATATTCTGAGCCATATCAGAAATATAAGACAAATCAATATCTAACTCTTCTCTCTGAGTCTCAAGATCTTTTATCTCTTTTTCTAACTGATCTTGCATTCTGGACAAACGAGAAGCAGTAGCTAATGCTTTTCTGGTAGTAGCTCTGAAAGTTACTTTTTTAAATCTCTTATCTACATCATTCTGAGTATTAAGGATATTCTCCTCAAGTTTAGATAATTCCTCTTTAATATTTGTTAATTCAGATTTCTTCTGAGTCAGTAACTTATTGGTATCTTCCTGCTTAGTAGAGATATCATCAAACAACTGTGTCAGAATTTCAATACGTGTATCTCTATTCTGAGAAGCAGTTTGTTTCTGTGCCTCTAATTCTTTTGCTGAAGTGAATTCTTCCCTGGCTACTTTCTGTTCTGCAGTTTCAATTTTACCTGTAATTCTGATTCTTGGTTCATTATATTCCTTTTGAGGAACAAAGAAACTATTATTTATCTCTTTGTGAATAAGTTTGCCATTAACTCCTTTATATACAATAAAGAGTTTGCCTTCTTTGAATTCAATTCTACCAGTTTTCTTTCCACCATATTTCTTACCCAAATTAATCTCAAACAACTCATTCCTATGATTAAAGAAATAATTAGCAGTCTTATTAGCTTTTAATTGTTCAGCAGGTGTAACTTTATAGTCAAGTAATTGATCCTTAGATATATCCATTACTTTACCATTATTTCCTTTTACTTTGATTGTACCATCCTCATTCTCACTAAGAATAGTAAGTTTAGAAATAGTAACAGGAGTCTCCAGACCATCTTTATCATAGTCAAATCCCTTACCTATAAAGTACTCCTTACCAATAGTTAATTCCTTATCTCCTGTCTTAGTTTTAATAGCAATTATCCTATTCTCTTCACCAACAGGAGGTTGGATATCTTCTGCTTTTTGTTCCTGATATTTTTTAGGATTGTTCTTTATCTCAGTATATTCTTTTAGAAATTTATTTCTACGAAGACTAAGTTCACTTATATCTTCCAAAGCTTCACTAAGAGAAGTTTTTTCTTCATCTAAGATATCCATCTTGCTGATAGAATCCATAGCTTCATTAAAACTGTCTGATTTACCCAATAGTACATCTTTAACTACAGCATTAACATCAATATTACTTTGTATTAATGTATTAGTTAATTCTGGAATTCGTTTATCATAGTCAGCTACTTTAGATGCTGCATAAACCATCTTGTCCATAACTGCAGGAGAGTAGATAGGTTTACCTTTTTCATCTATTTGTGCACCATATCGAAGATTAAGAGATTGATATAATGATTTTACATTCTCAGCAGTAGCTTCTAATGCAGATAATCTCTGAATATAAGCTTCCTTAGTATCTGTTGTTAAGGCTTTACCTTCAGATTGTAATTGAGCAAAACCTTCATCAGTGCTTGCAAGTTGTTTATAATCAGATATATCTGATTTAATTAAATCAAACCTCCCATATTTAATACGTGGTGTAAGATAGTTGATTATATAATCAGCTTCTTTATCTTTACTATTTAGTATATCACCACTCTTTAGAGCAGCTTCTCTCTCTTCCTGAAGAGTTGTTCCTCTATTAACAGCATCTAATGTTTCCTGAGTAAAATCAGAAAATTTAGTTTTATTGAATGCTGTAACAGCTTCCTGAGTATTTCTATCTTTCTCACTATTTTCTCTGAACCTTCCTCTACCCATCATTATAGATCCTGATAATCCACCAATTAAGATATTCTTCATACCTTCATTAGTACCAACAGTCTTTTTAACTCCTTCTAAAAGACTGGTTAGAAAATCAGTTGGAGTATTATTATACTTTTTATCATAGTAGTTCTGAGTACCTTCCTGAATTACATACTGTGCACCCTCTTCAAATCCTTCTGAAGTAGAGAATGTATAGGGTCTAATCTTATTTAGAGTTGAGAGAATCTTATTTCCTGCAGGCTTTACAAGATATTTTCCTTCTGTTCCAATTATATCTCCTGTTTCTTTGGTTAAGGAATTAATCATTCCCTTCTCAGCTTTATAAGAAGATCCTAATATTTTAGGAAACTGTATATAATTAGTAACACTAAGAAGAGCCACATTAGACAGATAGGACACATTTCCAACATGTTCTGCATTATCATTAATCTTCTTAAGATCCTCTCCAGTAGGTTTCTCTCCATCATGTGTATCTTGATATTTCTTTATTTCATCATTCCTGAATTGATTAAGATTCTGATATGACTCAAAACTAGCTTCTCCAGAAGTAGATAAACCTGCTATTAAAGCTCTACCACCAGGATTTAGTAATTTAAATGATCCTAAGAATTTATCAGATTGCTCTTTGATCTTTCCATAAGTTTCTGCAGCATTACCTGCTGCTGTAGATGCTGATACTCCTTCTTCTGTGGCTGCAAGAGCTTCAGCTCCTTTACCAATAGAGAATAACTTAGATGTAAGAGGAAGAGCTCTTAAAGCTCCTGCAAATGCCATTCCTGACAATGCAGCACCTGCAGAGAATCCAAGATTCTTTACAATACCATCCCATAAGAAATTACCTGTTAATAAATATTTAGGAGAATACCAATTAGCATCTTTCTCAATATTTGTGTAAAGATTAGGTAATCTGTTCTCAGCTTCTGCATTTACATCATCTACCCATTTATTAAGAGGATTATCATAGAAAGAAGATGCTTTCCCTGTTTTATTCCATTGATATAAACCATTTATTAATCCTGCAGTAGTCTGTAGAAATGTAGTACCTGTAAGTAATAATCCCTTACCAACACCACTAACCATCTTAGAAACAAATCCTTGTCCATAAGCAAACTCATTCTCTGTCTTTGTAGGATCAAAGACAGAAAACTTTCTTGCATCATGCAACTGTCCAGAGGTTGCTGTAATAGGCATCTCATCCTTTCCTGAAGCAAGAGGAGGTAAGTAATCAGGACGTTTACTTCCACTATCACCATTACCACTACCTTCCATATATGGATTAGGAATTGAGTTACCTACAGATTGAGGTCTACTTGTTGGTAGTATGTTTTCAGTCAAAGGACTTAAATCATTTATAGGCATGTCTTATTGGGATATTACTGGTTTGTATTCTTTTTATTATCATTAAATAACATCTCTATTTTTTCATCAGTAAGAGTAGGAAGCCAAGCTTCAAACTCTTCTTTAGTTGTTGCATGTGGGTAAGGTAACACTTCTATCTTTCCGTCTTTTGTTTTTCTTTTAAGAACAGGATAGAATGCACCACTCCTACCTCTCTCTAAATCAGCTACTATTGGCATTTTAACTGTTCTCTTTCCTTTTACATCATATCCTCCAAATAATCCAGAGTTATAATATGCATTATCATAGTCTTTAAAAATATTTGTAGATCCGTTATTTGTCAATAACACCATTGCAAAATCTAAGTTCTTATTTAAATACTTTTCTCCTAGATTTTTATTTCTTAAAACAAATTCTGGAGTAACAGGAATAAGTTCTGTTTTCTTACTTTTCTTATTAGTAAGTTGGATGAAATTCTTATCACCTTGTCTAACATGCTGTGCTTCAACATCTGTGCCTCCAGTTTTAGTTAGAAAATCTAAAGATTTTTCAGTATCATATCCTAATGCTCCTGATTTAGCTCCCATATCTGCCTGTACTATAGTAGTTAGATCTCTAATGAAGTTCTTTTCTTCGTCAGTATCTTTAAAATGAACAGCAGCTTGCTCTGTAGCAAATATACCTGTGATGTCTTTCATTTTTTCAGAAACACGTTTTGTTACTTGAAGATCAATATCTCTTGTCTGTTTCGCAATAGAGGAATAACTGTTTAAATACTCATTTAACTGTGTATTAATAGCTTTAGTAGAACCACTATATCTTCCTTCAATTTCATTTGCTAGTACTCTTTCTTTATCTGAGAGCTTTGATCCAGGTGACATTGAATATCCACCTCCATACATGTTGTAACTTTTTGTATATTTTTCTTCTTTAGAGATATAATCATAGATTTCTTTAGGAGTAAAATGATAATTAATACCATCTTTAACAATATCAATATCTGCTTTACCTTTTAACTGAGAAGACAATAGATCTCTTTGAGCAATACCTCCTGTTACTTCTCTGTAAGCTTCATCAGTTTTTTTTGCTAAAATTCTGGATTGTGTAGCCAGAAGATTACTATTTTTAATGTATTCATTAAAATCAACTTCCTCATCTTTTGTTTTAGGAGTATATTTGTTACTCTTATACAATTCTATATTTCTAAGAATATCAGAAGGTTTAACCTTAGTATCCATACTTGATCGACTATCAGCATACTCATTAAGAATAGTCTCATTCCTTGTCTTTAATTCATTATTATAATTAGCAAAGTTTTTTAAAGATTCTTGCTCTTGTGTAGATGCATCACCAGTTCTTTTGTAATAAGGTATACCAGGAGAAAGTTTTTCTCTTTCAAGTGCAAGTTTATCTCTATCAATTCCTAATCTCTCTTTGTCAATTTCTAATTGAGCATTTCTATATGATTGTAAATGACTTTCTTGTAATAAATCTAAATTATAAGCAAGACGCTTCCATTCATTTTCCTTATATGGAGAAGCAAGTACCTCATCTTTAATTTCTCTATGAGCAAATCCATTAGCAATTTCATCCAACCAATTTCTTGTATATAAGGAAGATCTTGCTTCATCAGGATTAGTCATTATATTTTCTAGTATAGAATTATGAGTCTTTTCAAGAAGACTAGGGATATTATTTTTTGAGTCTCCTAATAAGGTTTTGTAATATTCAATTGTATCATTAATGTCATGCTGTTGTGTAATATCTGTAGTTACAAGGAGTTGTCTCTGTAACTCTTCAAGCTTACTTTGATAACTTCTTTTACCAAGTTCATACGTTCTGGTACTCTCAGCTTGTAATGCTGCAGGCGTATAATCTTTATATGCATATCTTCCCTGGCTATATAACTCATCCATGTCATTAGCATCCAACATTGAATTAACTGCTGTTTTAATCTGACCTTCACTAACTTCTGTAATACCTCTACGTTGCATTACATCAGCCATCTGTTTATAATTAATTGTACCATCAGATCTTACAGCATTAACAAGATCCTCTTGTTTAGCGTTTGGATTAATTTTTCCAATTATCTCAAGCACTTTTTTATTGACATCAATATGCTCTTTATATTGTCCATTAAAAGAAGCATTTAGATCAGTATTATTCAACCAGTCATTAACAGACTTATTGAAATCATATTCTCTATTAACTGAGGATTTACCTTCTTTCTTTAGAGTTTCACCAAAGGCTTGTTCTTTTCTAAATCTAGCAGTTGAGCTAACAGCATTTAGAATATTTCTATCCTTTGCTATCTGATTAGCCATTCCTCCTACAGAGTTAACTAATTGGAAGTTAGAAAAATCTGCTGCAGTAACTGATTTAAGATTAGTACCTAACTGATTTAGTTTAGATTGCAGATAGTTCTTATCCACATCTCTTATGATGTCAAGTCCTGCAATATTATCAACTTCAGTCTGAATTTTCTGAACACCCTCATCATAGCGTTTCTGTTTTTCCACACCAACTTGAGTCATTGCCTCAACAGGCAATTGCTGTACGTAGGGATTAAACACTGGGGGTCTATTATCTGTCCAATTAGCCATAGCGTTGTTTAATTTTCAAATGTAATAGGAAATATTATATATTCCAACAGAGAATAATAAATTTAAGTAATTACTATAACTAAATTAGTTATAGATTCTTAATGGCATTAACAATAGCACCATTTCTACTTTTATCTTTAACCTTCTTCTTAATATCATCAGGTACTAATTTTCCATTAACAGTTCTGTAAGTATACTCATAACCCTCTGGTAGATTGAGATTATTACCTGTCAAATTAGTTCCTGAGGTATTAAAAGTAGCCAGAGGATTCATATTAATAGCTCTACCCTGATTATCATACCTATAGTTATATAGATTCTCATAAGTCTGAAGAGTTTTGTTCTCCAGTTTATTCTTTGCCTGTTTATCAGAAATAGAACTAATAGCAACCTGGGCTACATTCTTTGTATTGGTTTGAGCATTTGCTTGTCTTGTATACTGTTGGTCATAGATACCAAGATTCTTAAGTCGTGCATCATTCATAGTAGCTCTGTTACCAGCATACACTTTATTTCTCATTTCTTGATTAGCTCTAAACTCTTCTGCACCAACTTTCTCATTAGCATTATATTTCTGAGCATTTAAAATAGAAATAGCTTCAGGATTGTTTCCTACTATTCTTTTTGAGGCATTATAATCAGCTTGATTATTATTACGAATATCTTGATAAGATACATCATAAGGAGTATCTAATTGAGGAGTATATGTCTGAGCCTGCACTGGTTCCAGTTGATTATTACTAAGAGCAAACATTTCTCCTGTTAATTGATTAGCATCTAATGGTTCTGCATTACTTGGTCTAAAATAAGGTACAGTAGCATTAATAGCTTCCATCCAGGGAAACTTTGAATTACTATCACCTGTAGGAATTGTAGCTCCTTTTTTAGCTTTAGTAATTTTACCTTTAGCAAAATCTTCAGCTATAATACCATGCTCTTCAGCAACACTATTTATAGCTTCTTGTAGAGCAGAAGCTCTATTTTTCTTTTCAGCAATTTCCTTTAATTTCATATTAGCTCCTAATATATTTGCTTTATGGGCATTAAGTTCCAGTTTACTAAATGGTGTTGATAGTTCTAAACCATCTAATTTATCAACAGAATTTTCAACTATATTATTCTGTCTACTTTCTGTCTTAGATAAATCAGCTACATAGTTTTTAAATTTTTTATTCTTTGCACTAGGATCCCCTAAAGCATCTGCAAAAGTTTTACTGATAGGTAGATTACCAAATACTACCATGTTATTCATTCCTCCACCATCTTCTAATTTAGTAGCAGGTTCACCACCTTCTACCTCTACAGAATTATTTCCATAAGAAGCTTCTATTCCACCATCATCGTGAGAAGCTCCTCTGAACATTACTGTTTCACCATTATCAGGTAGGAAAGGATTATATGATATTGGTTCTGCATAACCACCTTTATATGTTTGAAGATCTCCATTCATATTACCTCCATCTTCCATATATGAAGAATTCTGATATTGCGTATCTTGAATGTTATTATTAACACTCATGTTACTAATATTCTTATCCGTAGCCTGCTGAGCTCTCTTTATCTTTCTACCATTGTTATCTATCAAACCACCTATAGCACTAAGAATAGGTTTAGCAACAGTACTGATAATTGGTCCAACTCCAGGAATTATTTTAATTGCATCTCCAACAGCTCCACCAATCTGACTCCCTGCATTATTATTGAAAGCACTCTTTACCATATTATTAGCAAATCCTTCTCCACCTGAATTCATAAAATTAGTAAAACCATTCTCAGCTTTTCTAATAGTAACTCCATCTTTACCAAGAACATTAGTACCTGTACCATATGCAGGATATAATTCTTCTCCTGAAGTTATCATATCTTCAGGACGAACATACCTTCTTCTAACTTCTTCTGGTCTAGTTCTTGAAGCAAGGAGTTCAACATCACTTAATTGCTGCATTTGTTTAGCTCCTCTTAGTTTCTTCTTCTCTCCTGATAATGCTCGTATACCTCCTACAAGTTCACCTGCAGCATTTACACCTTGCATTACATTACTTTGAAGTTTACTATCTCCCATAATAGTAGGATCTGATTTACCTGCAACTGACTGTTGTACAGAATTATTAGACATTGGTTGTCCTTCCAGATTAAACTGTTGTCCATTCTCATCTCCAGATAGATTATATCCAAGTTGTCCAGGAGTATTACTATACTGACCAAACTTATAGTTTATACCATTTTCAGCAGAGTCTATACTAGCTCCTAGTAAGGCTTTCTTAAATGCTTTTCCATGCACCTTCATGAATGCTTCTTCAGAAGGAAATTTAGAGTAAAATTCATTTATATCCTTAATCTTGGATATTTTTAAGAATAGATCTTTAGTCATTGTTTTGTAGTATTAAATTACAAAAATATTTTAATTCCTCAATAGATAAATCACTCTTCATTCTATTAACACACATACAAACTAGTTGTACATTAGTTTTGATATATCCTAATTTAGGTATTATTTTATCAATACTCAAATTTGTATTTAATTTTCCTTCTAAAATAGTATGTGTCATATTAATTTTAGTAAGAGCACACAGACCATTTTGTTTATTCCATAACTCTTGTAAGAATTCCAGAGTTAGATCAAACTCAATATTCTTATATAAAGATCTATGCTTAGCCCCATTAAGACAATCTTTTAGAAAATAAAGTAAATCATCCTTCTTTACTAATCTGTCATATCTATTAGGATCTTTTCGTAAACAACTCTTACATCTAAATTGATACCCTGTAAAAGAATCATTTCTCTTATAAAAATTCTTAGAGTTTAAATCTAATGTTTTATTACATGATGTGCAAGTCCATTTATTATCTTTTAAGTCCTGAGTTTTTTGTGCATTTATATTATCTTTATTAGACACACACTGTTTACATGTGCTATAGAATCCTGTCTTATAATCATTTCTTACCCAAAAATAATCTGAACTCAAAGGTAATTCTTTCTTACATATCTTACATATTTGACTTAATACTAACATGAAATTTTTTTTATAAAATTTAATACTTATCTAACCATCCACCTTTAACAGATTTGTCATATGATGAAAAATTAGTAAGTTGATCTAACTTTGTCAACTGTCCTCCATTCTCTAAACTAAAATATTTATCGTAGTCTTTATTCATTATTTCATCTTGTAAAGGAGTTATACCTTTTTTCTTCTTTATAGACTGAATACTATCATCAGGAATATATTCTTTAGTCTTTGGATCAAAGTAAAATCTATCATAAATCTTAAATGGTTTTCCTGCTTTATGCATTAGAGTAGATTGTATCTTAGCAAGTTGTCTAAATCTTTCTGCTTCTTCTCTTACTTCAGGAGAATTATTAGGATTATCTCCATAAGCCCATTTTTTTGTATAATGATTTGGTTCAAAATCCCAAGCATCTGATATAGAAGCATAAGGCAAGTCTACTGATTTATCCCAAGCTAATCCTGTTTTATGACCCCCAAGATTAGTTCCTGTTAAATGCATTAGTTCAGAACTATAATCACGTTGACTATAAATAGGATTTTTATCTTCTAAAAATTTGTTATAAGTAGCATTAAAAGCGGAATCAGATACAACAGTGTTATTATGAGAATTTGATATAATATCATGTAACACATCAGGAATAGTATTCTTAAAATTCTCATTTCCCTTTATAGAATAAGAAGGAAGAAAAGGAAGATAATTTGATTTAGGGGTATATTTAGATTTTTCCAAATTATTCTCATTAAAATACTGATCAACTAAATCTATAGATCTTTTTTCACCATATCCTCCACTTGTTCCTGTATAAGGTTCTAATGCACCTGCTTTATAAAGAGAATCATTTTTAGTAATATTTACTACTTGAGAGTTTCCCTCACTAATTCTAGATACTTCTTCTGCTTTCTTTTTAACTTGATCTCCAACAACAGGAGCATTAATAAGCCATTGATTGTTATATAACAAATCCTGTTTCCAATCTCCAGAGGTAATTCCTTTCTCTTTAACAGGATGATAGTAATCATATTCCTCTTGATTAAATCTCTGAGTATGAGGTACAACTACTCTTGTAACATCTTGTTTGGCAGTTAGATTTCCACCATCAGCAAGTTTAGGAGTTACTTCTTTGTATCCCTGTAACCAATTCTTTTTATATATCTTACCCTGAGTAACAGAAATCTGTTCTTCTGTAAGCCAAGACCAGTCATTTCTTCTCCCATATCTTGCTCTAAATTCAGCAGCATTTCTAGGGACCTCAGCTATATAAGAGGGATTATAATCCTTTAATACATGAAAGTGATCTTTATCTGTATAGTATGTTTTATCAAAAGTTTTTCCTAATGTAAATGTACGACCTGATGGAGTCTTAATATCATTCTTTACTGGATTCTGATGAGGTCTAAATACGCCAGAATTAACAGCATCTTTATATCCTTCTTCTCCAATACCTCTATACATCATATCTTCAGAGGGTTTAAAAGCTAATGGATTAATCTTACTAGGATCTTTAAAATATGGAATGATAGACTTAATTCCTTTACTAATAGCTAAAGGAGCAGTAATCATAGCAGCATCAATGGCTGCATCCATATATTTACCTTTATCTATATTTCTACCTGCCTGATTAGCAGCAAACAAAGACCATGCAGGAGTAAGACTACCAATAGTATTAATAGTGCTCCAAGCTTCATCAGACATACGTTGTCCAAAATTAGGTTCATTTGCATGTGCCCTAAGTACTTTTTCCTGGGGAGTTAGACTATCATCTTCCTCTAACCATTTTCTTGCAGGAGTAATATTTCCACCATCATCATATATACTTGGAGATAAATTTGTGCTTTTATTCAGGTTTAAATGCTCAGGTCTGTTTGGTTCTCTGTTAAACATTTGTTTATAGTACTCTTCTTTGTACAAATCTCTTGTCTGTCTTGAAGGGTAGTAACTTCCATCCTCTCCCCAAGAACCTGCCTGATTACCATTCATACCATTATAAATAGACTCAATGCTAAAGGTAGGATGATTGGGCTTTTTCCATTTATCAGAACCATGACTATCTGAATCCATAGTTCTGTCATTCTTCCAAAACCCTTGAAGATCATAAGTACCTTTATCCATTAAGATATCTCTTCTTCTCTTTTTAGACTCTTCAGACACCCACTGATTAAAAAGAGGTTGTTCTTTCTCACTAAGGGGAGTATTATACCTGTCCTTATATAACATCTCAGGATCTTCTTCTTTAGATGGAAGATACTTTTCTAACCAATTTGTCTGTTTCTTTGCCATTACTTATAAGATATTTGTGTAGGTATGACAATGAATTGAGAAACAAGATGAATATCATCTCTATTATCCAGAGTATGCCTAATTCTTAATTCCTTAGCTTTAAAAGGTTCTTTCTTAAAGGATCTCATTCCATAATCCATATTAGCATCATTTACTTGTTTAGGTACTGATAATGAATCACATGGAGTTATAAATAAAGGTTGAGAACTATCTTTAACAATAGACCAGAAAGTATTATATTGATAAAAGTTATCACTCTTAGTAACCATTATCTGCTTACTATTAGTTTCATATATAGGATATTTAAGGTAAGCTTGCATATTGTTCTTAGGTTTTGGAACTAATACAAGATTACCAGAGGATTGCTGACCATTATAAATAACAGATTTATTAAAGAAGGCATCTACTTCTACTCTATTATTGTAACTAAATACTCCAGTATCATCTAAACTATATTTATAAGTCTTTGTATAATCCTGAATATTCTGTAGTATTTGATCCTGATATTGATATGAGAATACATATTCAATAACATATGGATGAATTCTTCCATAGAAGTTATTATAGACATTTGCATTTGTAAGATGTCTCCATAAACAAGCTGTATTAATCTCCTTAAATTTTATATTCTTAAGTTGAGAAGGTGTAGCAGTACCAATGTGTACCCTTTTAGAGTACTCACAATCTCCTATAGACTTAATCAAGATAGAGGTTATATTGTCTTCCAGATTTAAATTGATTCCTCTAATCAATGCTCCTCTGGATAAATTCTCAGCAATAGTTTCTCCTACCTGATTAAGAAGTATGAATGGTCCTACTCTAGGACTTGCTTTTGTTAATTTTATAAGAACAATTTTTGACATAGCTTTTAAATTTAAATAGGTGGTTCAGGAATACAAGCATTACCAATCCAGTTATTATCATATGCAGATAATGCAAAAGCAGTAGTTGTACTCCAAGCTGTACTATCTGATAAATTAGGAATAGCAACACCATTACTAAAATGTGTAGCTACAAGATTCTCAAGAGTCCATATCTGAGATCCTATCTGAATTGGTGTATATACATTACCATCATAATCAACTACTTCTACAGAAGACATAACATTATCATTTTTAATAGCCCTAAGACCTGCACCCATATTAGGAGTTTGACCTGTCCACCCAAGATAGTTATAATTTAACTCAACATGATAGTCTTTACCATTTCCTGGAGAAGCTTCTGCGGAAGACCACCAAGTTGCATAATATCCTTGATTACCAAATCCTCCCATCCAGTCTCTATCTCCAATTGGTAATGCTGTAAATCCACTACTATTAGTTGCACCAGTATTAGGAGCTACCCAATTAACTGTTCCTGCTTCTTTCATAGAAGCACCCGCTATAGATAATCCTCCAAGAGTAGTTGCTAGTGTATTCCACTCAGTATCTGTAGGAATATGCCATCCAATAGGAGCTATTGAAGCACCACCTGTATTATAAGAAGCAACCCACCAATTATATAGTAGTCCATAGCATTTTTGAATAATAGGAGCATAATCAAATATCTCTGTAATTATTCCATTAATCACATGAACTATTTGTGGTGTAGTATCATATAGAGTATTAACAACTGCAAAGTATCCATCAAACATTACATCACAATTTGTTCCAAAATCATAATATAGTTTCTCTCCCACTGCTATACTTGTATATTCTATTATTTGTGTTGTATTTTCTTCAGTTATAATAAAATCTGTTATACCCTGATTTGCAAGATCAAGTGTAGCATAACAATCATAAGTTATACCACTATCATTCATTATTCTATATTGCAAAGCATCAGAGGATAATCCTGTAGGACGCATACAATCTGTAGTAGTTGTTGAAGTAGTAAGAGGCTGACTACTACAAGGTATATACTCAATTTTATAACACATAGGATAATCATCACAATATCCTAAAACATAACCTTCTGGACAACTATATCCTTGACCTTCATTACCTATCTTAACTAGTTTACCAACTTCGTCTTTTGTACTAAATAATAATCCAGAACCCATATCATCATAGCTATTACAAGCCATTAAAGCACTCTCAGACATATCATATATATCTAGTCCAACTGCTGCAACATTAGTATCATTATGCCCTATAAGTTCAATTATATGCTTTCCTGCAGTAAGTGTAATAGGATATATAAACCAAAGTCTAAATGTACTTTCTTTAGTGGAAGGAATATCCCAACCATTATCAGCATAGATAGTATATAATGCATTATAGTCCTGCATTAATACAGAAACCCCATCAATTTTTATTTCTGCATAATTATCACATCCAAGTCCTACTAAATAAGTTTTCTCCTGAGCGATATCAATACATATAGGAAATCCTACTGTTTGTCCATCTAAAGTAACTCCAGACCAAACAGCATTCTTATTCATAATACCATCTGTATTTGTACCACCAATAGAATCAACCATAGGATTAATCCAGAAATTACCTGTTGTATAAGCATTATATGTACTACCACTTCCATCATAATTCCATCCAGGTTGAAATACTATTGTACCAGTTGTACCATATCTCTTATTACTTTTTACAAAGAGAGTTTGAGGATTAGTTGGACTATAAGGAGAAATTATATCTTCAATATAACAAGAATCTACTGTAGCAGTATAACCCTCAGGACAAGTAGTGCATAGACCCGAATATGTTGTAGTTGTGGTAGTTGTATCAATAATAAAGTTACAATCTATAATCCCTGTAATAGTACAATCATCACCGCAGAATATTTTACCTTCAAGAATACAAGGATAAATATCTACATCTACAGATGCAGTAAACTTACAAAGATTAGCATCTACAATAGTCAGAATATAAGTTCCCATAGGTACATCCTCAAATAAGTATATACCTGGAGAACTTTGTACCTGATCTGGTACAAGCTTAGGAGATAGACTAACAGTAAAATTAGGAGCCCCACTTATTATTTGATATTTTACTTGACCCATGATTATATAGTATTTCCGTCACAATCTGTATAAATTGTCCTATCACATGTAAGAACACCATCTCTATTAACTAGAGTATAGCCATCTGGACATGTAAATCCAGTTCCAAAGTTTCCTTCTTCTACATAAGATCCTATTAAAGATTTAGTAGAGAATATAGTTAGAGCATCCAATTCAGCTACAGAAGTAACATTCTGTAATTGAGATAGAGTTGCATCATAAATTTCAGCTCCCATACAAGCTAAGGCAAGATCATTATAACCAATCATATGAATAAGATTGGATCCTGCATTTAAATATACAGGGAATAAATGCCAACTCTCATAATGATCATTTATAGTATCTCCAGATGGGAATTGCTTAACTAATATGTTATTAATTTCCAGAGACATATAATTATCTGCACCAAGTCCTACATAGTAAATCTTACCAACTGGAGCTACTACTTCTCTACCAAAACCTATGTATTGTCCTGGAGTAGCATCTAATGCAGACCAGACACCACATCTATTTAATACCCCATCAGTAAGATTCTCTGATGTATTCTTCCATACTACATCTGTAGTAAGAATAGGAATAGTATCATCTTCAATATAGTCAGCACCTTCTAATCTATAGAATTTACCTCCAGATTTTCCATAACCACCATAAGTCTTATTAGCTAAGATTTCTGCTGCAGAAGGAGGATTAGGAGTTATACTTTCCTCTGTATAACATCCATTAATTATTGGTACATAACCTTCTGGGCAAGTCCAACATAGGTGTGCTGTAGTTGTAGTTGTAGTTGTAATATAAGCAGTTGTACTAGTAGTTGTTGTGGTAGAAGTACTTGATGTTGTTGTAGTTGTAATAGGTATAACTTCAGCATTCAAAGAACATACAATAGTAGTTGTAGAAGTAGTTGTTGAAGTACTTGGTTCTGGAACAGAAACTACTGCTACAGCATCAAATTCATCACAACATCCTTTTATACCTGAATAAAAGAAGTTATTCTCTGCAATATAGAAATTAGGGATATAACTATGAAAACTAATCCAGGATCTAGTATTCATGTTATAGGATAAAGTCCAGGATTTATTACAGAAATAATCGGTATCTGTTAATAATACTGTCTCTTTTATAGTCTCATTTCCTATCTTTTTATTTATATAAAATTTAAAAGTAGAACTATCATACTTAATTTCTTTATTAAGAGGAATATAGTCTAATTTAGTAATTATAAGTCTATCAAATTTAGAATCATATACACCATGTAATCCTATAGAATTATAGGCATTATCTATATCTACATCAGGATAATATCTTAGAATCTCAAATGCTAAATGATCTGTAAAGAATCTATTCATTCCAGAGCCAAATGTAGATAATTCAGAAATCTGAGTTCCTTCAATTAGAAATATCTGACCTCTTTTTGCATCTATAGTTACTTGACCCTGAGGTATCTTTAATAACATCTTATGCTGACTTCCTACATATCCAAGATCCGTTTCTGCAAAATCAATAGGAGGTGCACCTTTAAACATATCAGGATTACCAAAATAGGCAGCTTGAGGATTACTTGTATTTACAGTTAAGAGATTATTATATAATAAACTCTTATTCTCAAACCTGGCTAATATAGCTTTATTCTGAATACCATCTAAAGATATTAATTTACCATTAGTCTGAGGAAAATCAAAATATGATAATGGAGAATATACAAGCCAATTATTTACATGAGTAGTTGCATTTGTATCCTGTTTATTAGAATATATACTTCTAAAAGGAAAATGAGTATAGCACAACTTTTCCTCCCAATCTGGAGGAAGACTAGTAAAAGTATTCTCTTTGTTTTGCTTAGAATAAGTAGTATTATAATAGTATGTGTTATCCATAGCAATAGACACAAAAGATTCCTGTACCCATTCATCAGGAATTCCAGTACTTACATGAGGATAAAAATCACCTTCTTTATTATTAAAAGCTTGTCTAAGATCTAAATTATATGAACTCTCACAATAGAAATTAGGTGTACCATAAGCAAATAAATAGAAATACCCATCATAGTAAGTCAACTCTGAATCAACAGGAACATCTGGTTTTAATGTAGTTGTTGTAGTTGTTGTTGTAATAGAAGTCTCTGAACCAATAGGAATAGCTTCAATAACAGTATTAACAACATCATTAGGACAATCAAAATTATGTGCTTTATAAGAGATAATATTAGATAATAAACCTCCAGAAGACATATAATCCTTCAGAATAGATCTAGCTGAGTGCCAATATTTAGGATAAGCTATATTACCTATTTCATCATAAAATATATCACTATCATCAGGAGCTCCTACTCTATTATCAATAAAGAATGGTAACTTAGTTTTAAAAGCAAATCTATTAATAAATGTATCCCCACCAAATATAACATCAGGTTGATCAGTAGGATTATTAAATATCCTTTGAAACCCTGTATCAATTGCCTCATAAGAATATATCTGTCCCCACTGATTTAATATATCATTCTTAAGAGATGCATAATAGGAAACAACTTGAATTGGTTCTTCCTTCCCTGGTTTATTACAATTACCTATTCCAGATACAGTAAATCTGGATTTATCCGAAACCAGACTTATATCACCAAATAACATATTAGGTGTTTTATCTGGATGAGGTAAAGGAGTCTTATCCAAATCTGTTCTTAGATATATGGAAGATTCCCTCTCATAGTTATTAATAGTAAACTCATCATTAACAGATTGTACTCCAGGTATTAGATAACGTTTAATATCTAATTTCCTTTGTTTAATTCCTAATTCATTAGGAATAGTTGTCATATAATTATAATCTGCTATAGAATTAAAAGAGTAAGCAAAGTTCTTTCTTGTTATACCATTTATATAAATAGTAAGATAAGCCTGATAAGCTGCAAACATTGCTGATGCATTGAAATCACTAGTAATAGCTCCCAGTTTATTAGAGCTATCCAGAGCTTTTCTTTGAGCTTGTTCTGTAATTAATTTATACTTAGCATTATTCTTAACCTCTACAAAATGAGCTTTTCCTGTTCCAAATATTACACTCTCTAACTTAAGAGTATCACCAAGAAAAGGCTGACCAAAAGAAGTCTCTGGAGAATTAAATACTTGTCTATATTTAAGAGTTTCATTATCCTTTATTGCAGGTAACTCAGAATACTTATTACATATACTGGAAGGTGCATGTAAACCAAGATATAAAGTAGATATTTCTGCACCAGAGATACCTTTAGGTGCACCTGTTCCTACTACAACATTCAAGTAAGAATAACCAGGACCAAAAGGAATTTCTTTATAACCATCGACAGGATCTACCCATCCAACAGTTCCTATACCAAACTTAATCTGAATTCTCCATTCTTCATAGGTAGCTATACTAACTACTCCTGCTGATGAATTCAAAAAGATGGGTTTTGAAATTGAGCATAGTTCAAATGTATCAGTTGAATAGAATCTTTTTACTGCCTGTTTATTTGTATTACAATCAGTATACTGAATGTCCGCAAAATCTGCACCACCAGAAGAATCACGCTCAAGATGATTTATATTTATATTGTAGGTATTACATGTCTGTGAGAATGCATTATTAGTACTTGTTAAAAATGGATCCTGATTTAGATCATTGTAGGGATAGTTAGGATAATAGAATTTCTGATCTTCTCTCTCATAAATGCCTACATTTCTTAAGATACCTTTTGCTATTACAGATTTATTTGTGCTTCTGTCTCCCCTCACAATCTTAAATCCAACTATGTCACTTTTCTGACTATCTGTTAGATCTGAACTATTTATAAGGGATTTTAAATATTGAACATCAATCTTTACACCAATAGGAAATATAGCATCATTTCCCATTACCATAGAATTTACATTAGTAAATGTCTTTGATTCAAATATAGGAGATACAGATACATCTGGAAACTTATGATGTCTTATCTTTTTACCTGCAAGCTCTCCCCACAAAACTTTATCACAAGGATACTCTTCAGTTGATTCCCAATAAGCAAATTCACCATACTGATAAGATCCTTTATATTTTGGATCTGAACTAAATTGTTCAGAAGTTCCTAATACAGAAGAAGTATTATAAATCTTCCAATAAGGAGAAAATCCAATATCATCTACATAATATGTAGGGGTTCCTACAAAATCAGCATTTAAAGTAGATATCTCAGGTTTATTAATTTCATCAGGAGTTAATGCTCTGCCTGGTATATGAAATCTATCTGTCTGTTTTCCATTAGCAAGTAGAAATACTACTTCAAATGGGTATACTTCATCTCTTAAATAGGATCTAAAATTAGTAGTATTTAACTCTGTAGCATAATTTTCAGTAGAAGGTATTCTCCAAGTTTCCCAATAGAGCTTTATTTTATTAGCAATACTCTGATAGTTGATTCTATCAATAGAAGTAAGACCACTCCATATAATAACATCCTGGACAGTAGTTACATCCTCAGCTATATCATAAGTAGGAAATTTCTCAAATACTTCTTCCATAGAGAGTTTGATAGCTTCTACATTCTGACCAGTATAAATTACTTGTTTTTGAGTATTATCAATGTAATAAGTACCAACTAATTCTGGAGTACTTATAGCATTGATAGTCTTAATAACAACAAGATTAAAGTATTGAAAATGACCAGTTGAATCAAGATTAGATATATTAACGATAACTGATTTACCAACAGGATAATTAAAATTCATACTTGTTATGGTAGGATCAGAAATAGAAGTTGGATTAGTAATTGAATAATAAGATGTATATGGATTACCATTAGCATCAGAATATTGAATTCCAAACTGAACAGTACCTGCTATAAGATTTCCACCACTTACAACATCCTTAATCTCAAGAGTAGGAATAGAGAAATTTGACTGTAACTTAAGTTGATTACAATCTAATTCCTTACCATATTTAGGATCACATAAAGTACTCCCTGATTGAAGAAGATATGGAATATTATCAAGATCCATATATCTTCTACCATTTCTGTCTGCCCAGTAAATCTCTGTAGAGCAATTAGTTATCTTATGAACTATCTTGTGAATAGGATAGTTTACATTAAAATTCAAACACCCACCAGTTGCATAAGTTCTATATACACAATCAGTATTATCCATATATCCTATCTGACTCTCTTCTGTTTCAGGATTAACTAACATGAATATATGTTTATTTCTCTCAGGAATGAAATGTTTGCCTATAAGAACAAAATCAGCAGGGAAATTAAGGCAGAATTCATTACCTCCCTCATTCTGATAAGACACAGAATTAGCATCAAAGTTCTCAATAGTAGCATTCAAGGCGTAAGTTAATGCACCTTTTTTAACCTGATTAGCAGATTGGTCTTGGTTTAACCCAACTGAAGCTGTATTAAACTCTTGTTTGATATTACTATCTTGTTCTGAAGTAGCCATAATTATCTATTTCTGCTTAAACTATTTCTACTGATTCGTGTGGGTAACTCATACATCTGAAACCTATTCAGATTATTCTTTATACTTCTTTGTTTCTGATATACTGTTTGTTTCTTTACCTCTATATCTGCAAGTATAAATGCTTCATCTGAAGCTTGTTTATAAAGCATCATCTTTTTTTCTATCTGATTATATGTTTCATCATTAACCTGATTATACAAAGTCTCAAATACTTTATATTTTATAAAACTCTCAATATATTCCCTAATACGGTAATTATCAGGTATTAATTGATTTTCTGATTCATCATATGCTGTAGCATAGAATACTAAATAAACTACTGCAGTTCTAAAATTGGTAATGAATTTATTATCTCTAATATCAAATGAATCATAATCAGCATTGCCAGGAGCATAACCAGAAGGATTTTCAGAGAAGAAAGACCATTCATTAGAGTAATTCACATCACAATTCTTATTAGCAGAAATATTCCCTGGTTTAAGAAGATATTGTCTTTTGTATGATTTTGACTCCTGATAATTAGTTTTGTAGGTAAGTAATTCCTCATCATCATGATGGTGGCAACAATGTTCATCCTCAACTTCGTCCGTAGTTATTGGACCAATTAATGTTGTATCCTGAGTATCAGATTGGGAATAATAAGCACTAGGTACTTGTGTAATAGGTCCTTTTACTTCAGAGCATAACCAAGCTTCTCTAACAGCATAGAAGTTATCAGGTAATCTTGATTCAAAATCTTCTATTGTCATCATCTCTTCACTAATTACATAGGAAGATCTCCCTAACTTACGAAGACATTTATCAACATAGGTAGGAAATAGTAAATCATCTACAGCACCTGTATCAAAGTAACTCTTAAGTTCCTCCTTAACTACAGAGTATACCAGTTCTGGACTGGTAAAATTATATTTGTAATAGTAAGACATCTCAATTAATTTATATAATTAGTGTTGCCATTCTCTATATAGATGCTGATATTTATTATCAGACTTAAGATAATGAGTTAATAATCTGGAAGTAACTCTACTTGCTTTAAATCTCCATAAATCAGATTGCTTAAACATTGCACTTGATTTAAACCAAATCCAGTTAAAAGAGAAACCTTCTGTATGGAAATTAAAATTATAGATTATTTTTCCTTTTGCTTTAGTTTTTTGCCAATCAATTGGTAGATTAATAAATTCTCTGTTGTGTCTGACATCTACCTTTATTCTTTTTCTCTTCTTCTTATTAATTGAAAACTCTCCAAGTCCTAATGGAAGTTTTGCTTTTTCTCCTGTTTCAAGAATATACTCCTTAAACTGATCATTATAAGAGTATAGTATGTTTTGCCATGTGTCAAAGGATATATTTATACTACTATATCTATGGCAGAAATCTTTGTAGTTTTCTTTACTAGCACTTCTCCAATCAACTTTGACTCTCATTACCTGAAGATTGAGGTTGTGAATATCTGGAAGGTTGGATAGCAGACTGATCATCCACACTATTCTGTGTATTATCAGATTTAATTTTAAAATAGGTACTAAGTAATTTTTGTGAAGCCAATTCCAGTACTTGTTTCTCTAGGTATCCTGGCAAAGCAAATTCCTTATCTAATGGATTCCTACACCAATCCTCATCTGTAACCTTGGTAGTCTTACATGCACATGGAGAATACATTATAAAATTAGGAATATCCTCTTCAAATAGAGCTGCTACTCTTATTGCCTGGATAGATGAATTAGTTACGTAAAGGTAATCATTAGATATCCAAAAGTATGCTTCCTTCTTTATAATAGGAAGTTTTAGAAGATTCAGATACCTATTAATAGATATCTCTTTTATCTTCTTTCCTTTACCACCCATAGCATTAATACTATAGACACCTTGGATAATGTACTGATAATTACCTTCAGAAATACGTGGGAGTTTATACTTAGTCCTAGCTATTGTACAAGTATCTATATAATCACAACATTCTGTAATAGGAACTTCTTCCATTTCTAAACAAGGGATTGTTGTAAATATAGTATCTGTAGCCCAAAGTTTCCTAAGATTTGTATCTCTCTTTATAAGTAAACGAGCATTACTTTTAATTTCAGCAGCTATTACTCTATCCGTTATTGTAGCATCTGTGGATAAGAGTTTATGCATTGATCTTACAGAAGAAACTAAATATCTGAGAGTTGCCATTAATAAGAAGAATTAAATTACAGGTAAAGATATACCATCTTTTTATATTTTCAAAACTTTTTTAATTATCTAGATTATATACTATAACTAAATAAGTTATAATTTAAAAAAAGCTCCCAGTAATAAATACTGAGAGCCTCATCCTGATAATAAAACCAACAAAATTACCAAGATTATTTTAGTTATGGACAGCCTCTATAGCCTGTTCCAGTAATTCCAGATAATTTCTCCCTATTAACAGGCTCTGTTGTATAAGAACCAATTACAACATAATAGGTTGATGTAGCACCTTCTACTCTATCCCCCATAGAGTACATGTTAGTATAAAATGGTCCTGCATAATAATCAGTTCCATTAGGAATACATTTACTAAGAATATACCAATAAACAGGAGCTGCTGTAGTTGTAGTAGTTGTGGTATAAGAAGGATTATAAGTGGTAGTGGTTGTAATATATTCACAATATAATTCAAGAATAGTTCCACACGCACCTGTATCTCTAACTTGATACCCAGTTGCATTCAAAGGAGGAGTAAATACATATCCTCCAAGTAAATCTGTAACAGATACATTTTTAAAGAATACCCAAGTACCTGTTGCATTAGAGTAAATATCTAAAGTAGGACTTATATTTGAACCTACATTTGTAAGAGTTATTTTAACACTCATAATGGTAATGTTGTTGTTGTTGATGTAGTTGTTATTGTGTTTAACAATTCAGTTAATTCACATATCTTCTGATCAATCATCTGAATAACTACCTCCATAGAAGTGTAAGTTTCTATGCCTGTACAGGGTAGATTTGGTCCCTGGTAAGTATCTTTACATGGATCCTCATTACAACCACATCCACCTCTTTTACTTATGGCAGAACCTAGTACTTTCTGATAACTTCTTCCACTATTGCATCCAGACATAACAATGATTTTTAAGGGATGTAAATTATATAATAACAAGCTAATACAGGAGGAATATTTGAATGTGATTTATTCTCTCCTACAGTAGAATTGTCTACAGCTACTTTAACTCCTGTAACTGTAGAATTAGTTTTACCAATAGTAGGAGTAGCATTATCTGCTACTATTTCATAACCCATATTACCACCAGTTGAAAAACCTTTTAAAGGGAAATTAGAAGCACTAAGATTAGTTCCATTTAATGTACTTGTATTAAAACTATAATGGTAGTGACCATCCTCAGTTACTTTTACTGATGCTAAATGAGTATGACTAGGTAATTGAGAGCCAGAAAGAGTAATATTATTACTTCCTCCTTTGGATAGAAGAACATAGGTGGGGTTTCCAGCTACTGCAGGATCTGTTGTGGTATCAAATGTTCCACCTCCCATACCTGTTGTAGCACCAACTGGAATTCTTCCTCTTTTATCAGGTGTATTATGATTTCCATTACATAGATAAATATCTATCCAATTTCCTGTTCCTGCGCCTGATATATCAAAATTAGAAAGTGGACCATAGTATTCTACTGCAACATAGGGAACCATCTTATCCTTAATTAATGTTGATCCAGTGCCTATATGTTCATCTATTAATGAGCTAAGTTCATCAAGTTTGACGTAGTTAACATCAACATCATGAGCCAGGTTCTCTAAATTAGTTTTAAGTGTACAAAGAGAATTAATTATTGACTGTACAACCTCATGAATATGAGACTCTGCAGTTACATCTGAAAGGCATGAAACAGTAAAGGAAGCATTTATACTATTTACAGTTGATGTAAGACCATCAATATCAGTTTCAAGACTTACTATAGCTTTTGCTAATGCTATAGATAAATCTACAATTGACACATCTTTACACTCAAGTAAAAAACTTGTTACTAATGTTCCAAGTTGTGCAGGATCAATATCTGGTTTTATACCTGTTCCATCTAATGTAGACAGCAGATACTGAATTAGTGTTTGCTCAACATATGAGAGAGAGTCACCAGATTCTATCCCTAGAATAGGAATGTCAATTCCTGTGTATCTAATACACTGATCTGATTTTATATCAGGACATCCATTATAGCAATTATTGCAGTCTGACATTATTATCTAAATTTTAAAAGTTTAACTTTACTTGCAATCATTTTCACTGTATAGTGACTAGCATAATGACGATTACATGATTTGTATATTAAAATCCTTTTATAATGAAGAAGATCACGCATAGTATTACGTGATACAGGTCTATTCAAAGCGAATATAATATTATTGTAGAAATCTTTTGCTAATATAGCAATTTTACAATCAATATCATTCAATAAATCTATAATCTCAATATGTTCTGAACCATTTATAAGTCTTGGAGTTATCATGACTTTTTAGTTTAAATCTATTTCTTTTCTAAAGCAGCACATGCAGGACATAGACCATTAACTAATTGACAGCCACATCCAACATTAGCTCCACATTTTTTACATGTTGCACTCATATTTATTTTTCTTTAAATTTAAAATGATAATTTTTAGTGTGAGCTTGATATTAACTATTCTATAAATTCCTGCATCACATGTTGCCATTTATACCAAAATTTGTTATATAATTATTCTCAGAATATCCACAATTGTTACCTATAATACTAGTAAGCATCTTATCTGCTTGTGTATAAAGCTTACTAGCTTCATCTACTGCACCATTATTTGCTGCAGCAATAGCTCCCTGGATAAAGTAATATACAGTGTCTAGATCTACTTTAGTTTGCATCTTGATAGAACGATTACTATCCATAAAATCTAAATGCATAAAAGCTTCATCAAACTTCTCCTGAAGTACATCTACTCTCATTATAGATTTCTCTACATAGTTAATGTAAGCAGGAGCAATTGAATATTTTAAGAAGTAAACACCATCAGGTAATGGTACATCTTCATCACCTACTTCTGTAAGTTCTAGTGTACTAGATGAATAGATAGTGAAGTTATCAATACTAAAAGGAAATATCTTTCTACCAAAACCAGGAATTGTTATTTCAATAGTCGGAGACATAATACCTGACATATCATTAGGGTAACGAGAAGCATCTGCAATACCCATAGTCTTAGTATTATATGTAGGAACTACTAATATATCTAATTTTAGATCTGTCATATATTTTAAATAAATATGCCAGAGGATGATCCTCTCACCTCTGGCATAGGTTTATATTACAATGCCTACTACTATGCGTGTGAAGTAGTAGTGGTAGTTGTAGGAGCAACAGTAGTGGTTGTCGTAGTAGTAATACAAGTATTGTTACTAACAACTGCACCAAGAGCAGCAACTAAAGCAGTTTCAAGAGCTGATGCATATGCACCTCCAGTAGTGGCGGCAATAACAACAGTACTATCAATAGGTACATAATCTCCCCAATTATGAGCAGACCTATCATATTCAAGAAATTTGATATAATACAGGTCATACACTGTACCATCAGTTACCTGGCTTTCAAAGTTACCATTGTAACCTGCTAACTTATACAGATGTTTAAGATAAGCAGCTTGATAGCTGTGGAAGTTTTTCTCCAACTGTTTTACTTCTGCAGAAGTTCCTACAGGATAGGTAGAAGTCTGTGTAGTGGCAGAACTTGCTACAATATTGCAAGAATCATTTACAATGAAGTCAACAGTAGTAGGAGGACCTGAATATACGAATGTATTGAACCACATTCTATCATATTCGTATGGGAATGCAGAGACATCACAAGGAACACCATAAGATGTTAAAGCCTTACCATGAATACGAAGAATAGCTGTAGTACCAGTACCAATACGTTCAAAATTAAAGAACTTAGTCAGGAAGATATTATCTGGATTAGCACCAGGAGCCTGAGTAGTAAGCTTAACAATGAAAGCATCAATTAATGCAGGAACATCAACATTAACACAAGGATCACCTGCACAATCGCAACAAGGAGCCTTTACAGTTACAGAACGAGTTAAACCATTGTAATAAAGAGTTCCAATGTAACTAGAATGAGCACGTAAAGTTAAAGTTACATCCTCACCACATTTTACATTCCAACCACTTATTTCCATAATTTGGTTACGAGAAGTAGCACAACCATTTACTTTGTACCAATCAATAACATTCGTGCTCTTAATTTTGTCAGATTTTTTACTACCTTGAAGGTAAGTATTAGCTCTTCCCTGAGCAACATAGAAATAAGGTGCAGCAGCAATATTTGCTGAAGTAGCGACACTGTAGTCATTTCTAAAAAGACCTACATTGCCTGCAGCCAAATCTTGTGTAGAACCAGAGCTAGGGAGTGCGGTTTGCCCTACTGGAACTACAAATAGCGTAGTCAACGAGTAATCAGCCATTTTGTTTATTTATTAAATTTATATATAAAAATTATTCATTCGTTAGTATTCTTAATCTAGCATTTTGAACTGCAGAAGAATTTTCAGTATACATTGCTATATTCTGAACAGCAAGATCAACTAATTCATCTTCCAAATAATTCTTTAGTTCACAATCCTGATTAAGAGAAGCAACACCATTTAATTTTATATAACCCTCTTTATCAATATACTTAGGATATCTTATATAGGATAAATATAAATTTAGTGGTGTAAATGTTCCATCTGTAAAGATAGATATTTCATCTGAAGAAATATAATTAAAAGTCTCCTGATATTCAAAAGAAGGTTTATAATGATCATTATTTAGCAGGATCTGAATATCTCCATGTGCTGTAAGATCTTTATTAATCCATATCTTTCTATTCTTACATCTACCTTTGTCAGCCAGGATATAACTATCTACATAAAACATATATGTAGGAGTTATTCCTTCTATGGAAGCTGTCCATTTATTTAGTTCCTTATTAGTCTCCTTTAATTCTAACTTATGATCTTCATGACTCTCTATTAATCTCTGTAGATCCTCATATCTCTTCTTAGAAGAATCCAAACCAGAAGTGGATATTCCATCCATCTTCTGTTTTATTAATTTAATTTGAGCTTCATTCAAAGCGAGAATCTTATCTTCAAGCTGTATCTGCTGATGTGAATTAGTAGATAGCTTATTAAGCTTCTGGTCTATTTTATATAATAAGCTATCTACTGGTATCATACTGCTGCTAGTTTTTTAGATTTCAATTTTCCCTCTAAAGTTAACAAATCTTCCTGATGATCATCATCTGCGAGGAATCTTACTAATGAATCCTCATCGACTGCTAGTTCATACTCACCTTCATAGATTCTACCATTTGGTTTAACTCTATAAATGGAGTGTGTAATTGCTTGTTTTATTAAATCCCTAATATGGAGTAAGCTTTCTTTCATATCTGCAAATCTATTGAAAATATCAATAGTTGAAAGACCTTGGAATGTTCCAGTCTTAAAAGAAGTTTCCTTAAGAACATCATCAACTAAATTATAAACTAATTCTTCTTTAGTATCTTCTGTGACAGGTAAACCTAATAGTCTTGCAACTTTACGTTTCCTATCAGGAGTCATATCATCAAATTTAGAAATAGCCTTATTCATTAATTGTTTCTTCTTAAAAATAATAGCATTCTCAATCTCACTATCTGCTACATAAAACTGTGTATCTGCAGGATAATCTCCATGTTCCCATGCTTGATAACTAGAAGCAATTGTTGGATGAACTCTAAGCCAAGAAAAAGTTAATTCCTGAAATGGTACTGACAGATCAAATGTGTTATCTCCATCAAATAACTTAGCAGGTTGGACATGTCTTTGATCATCCTGAGATGTTGATAAAGCATAATTCCAGAAAGGAGAACGAGGACTAAGATCAATATCACCTAAACCTGCTTGAATTCTTTCTTTCAATTCTGTAATTCGTTTAATCTCTAATTCTTTTTCAAGAGGATCCTGAATTCTTTTAATATAAGCTGCTTCTATATCAAGACCTGTCCTATATTTTCCATCTAATTCCTTATAAGGGAACTTAAATACTCCTGTTCCTGGAATCCTTGATAAACCTCTTTGTGCAAGACCACTTTGCATAGTCTGTATTTGAGAATCACTATAATCTCTTTTAATTACTGCAATCTTTCCAATGTTACCCATAATGTAGTTATTTATATTGGTTTACTATTGTAGAATATGAGTATCGAAACTCTGGCAATTAATAAACTTTACTAATTCCTATTCTTAATCTATAAGAATACTCCCCACATCTGAGGAGTATTCTTTAAATTTATATTCTAGAACTGAGGAATCTCTTCAATTAAGACTGTACGAGACAAATCTTCAATGAACAAATCACAACGGTCTTTCATCCAGATTTCATAACCTGGGAACTTGTTAGCAGAACTCATACCCTGAGATTTAGCAAAACCTAAGTGGTGAGCAGTACCATCAATATAACCCCAAGTCATAGAAGGAGCACCTTTCATTCTGACCTCACGCATGTTGTTAACCATAGAACCATCACTCATTGGACTAACATCAAATACCATAAAGACAGGAGTAGATTTTTTATTCTGTCCAAACTCAAGATTAGACTGAGGAAGATCAAGTTCCTTAAGATGAATCAATTCCACCCTACCTGTTTCACGTGTAACCATTGCATCAAATGCAAAGTTATATGTGATATGCTGACCTTCACCCTGCATGAAGCGATTACCAGAATCTGCCATAAAGGTCAAACCTGAATTAAGAGCATCATTCTTAAGAGCCTGTTGGAATACATCAAACCCTGATTCATTGGTATACATTTTGACATGACGGTCAGCCACATCTACACGCCTGTAGAAAAGATCTCCAAATACCGAACGAATAAGATTTGCAGAGAATTCACCACGATTGTATTGAACAAGATTACCATTGTTTCTCATACGATGATAAACACCTGCAGAGGTACGTTTTACTTCTTGTCTAGAACCATTGGTCTTAACTGTTCCTGGTTTACCCCAGATCATCTTGTTAACCTTTAGTTCCAACATTGATTTACGCATCCAGAATTCAATAAATGGTTCCCACTTAACATCATTACGAGTAAGAGGTGATGTATTACGTTTCTGAGGAGCATATACCAAAATATCCAGAGGACGACCTGCAGCATCAACCATCATTCGCTGATCAGCCCATTCTGTAATTTTGTGTTCAAATCCATAACCAGAACCAAGACTTTCAAACATCTGGATCTTTTCACCCAAACGAGGAAGACCTAACAAATCCTGATCAAATTCACCAATAGCACCATCAATCAATTCAAGTTCCAAACCAACTTTAAGGAAGGTAGAACTAACGAAATCTATGATAGGATTATCAGTAACAAGTGTGAAGCTATAAAGATAGCCTACACTCCAAGGCTGTGGATCTTTAATAACATAAAAGCGAGGACCATACTGACGAGAACCAACAGATACAATAGAGTTCTTGGAGAATTCATTAGTATCCAAAATAAGTTGAAATTCCTGTCCATCAATACCAGGCTTACTTAAGTTAGAAGTCGTTGTAGGAATATCAATAATCTTAGGGAACTTGTAAGGAACAGAAATTTCCCATTTCCAAGAATCACTATTATTATCAATATAGTAAGGAGTACTCTTATTGATCATGTCCAGAAAGTCATTACTGTACAATGAACTTTGAGTATAGAGACTTATGATTTTTTTATCATAGTCTGCAGGTTCACTAGAATGGAATGATTCTAAGTGATTCGAGTCAGTTAGCTTCCCTACAGCACGTTTGTCCATAGAAGCTACTCTAGCATACATAAACCCAGAAGCTCCTGGGAGTGTTTGAAGTTGTGCCATTTTATTATTATTTTTATGTTAGAAATATGAATATTTTAAAAAGACCATGATCTAGACTGTGGTTCAGTGGAAGAAGTTTTTACTTTTTTAACTGATCCAACAGTTTGTTTAAATAATTCTTCTGACTTCTTTGTAACTCCTGCTTTCTGGATGGTTGATAGATTAGGATCTTTTTCCATAATCTTTAGAAGAAGAGCAACTTTCACTTTTAGTGCATGGTTCTCAGGTCTCTTTAAATCTAAAATAGCTTTATCAAAACCTGTAAGCTTTTCTCCTGATGGTGTAACCCATCCATCTACTAGGAGGAAGTCATGTAGTTCTTGTGCTAATTTTGGATTTAAAGGAATACCATCATATTCCTTTGTTTTTAATTTCTCATCAATAGTCTTACGAACATTGTTTATAAACTGATTCTTAATTTCAGCTTTTTGTTTTAGTTCCTGTTCAGACTTTTGTTCTAGTTCCTGTAACTTCAGAGCACTTTTTCTTATTAAAATTTTATGTCTCTTAGTTGCTGCAGATTCCAGATCACCGTAATTCTGTAATTTCTCAATCTCATCTTTTATATCATCAGGTTCAAGTCCTTCATCCGTTAATGATTGTCTCATTATTGCAATCTGGTTTTCTTCCTTCGTAATATCTAAAGTTGCAAAATCTGTAATTGTATTATAAGTACTAAAATATTCTTTAGGATCTACACCTTTTACATAGATGGCTTGAAATGCATTCTGGTAATCTTCTCCAAACTGAGAGATGAATCTATCCATTATTTCACTGGCTCCTTTTTTCTTCTCCAAATTAAATCTGGCAAGAAATTCTTCAGGGGTTTTTACCAGTTCTTCTTCACCATCTTCATCATCCTTCGTAAAAACATTTAGTTCCAGAAGTTCTTTATGAAGTGTAGTGAATGGATTATCATCAGTTTCTGTAGTAGTTTCTTTATCCTTTACAATAGGATCTGTATGGGTTTCTTCACCATCATCATTATCACTTTCTTCCTCTGCCAGGAAATTAGTTAATAAATCTTGATTTGTAAGTTCCTCACCATCAGGTTTCGGGACAATCTCTTTACCTCTTTTTACTTCAGGTACTTTATCCTTAACATCCTCAACCTCTTTTACAATTGGTACAATCTTATCTGGATCTTCTGTAGAAGTTTCAGAAGCAAATAGACCTTCTAACAACTCAGGGCTTCCTGTACCATATTCTGTTGAACTGATAATACCAAAATTATCATCCAGGGTATCTTCCTTGATAGTACTCATATTTAGTTTATTTTTTGTTTTGGTTTTATAATAGGTAAAAGTAAAATAAAAATACTTAGCAATAATAAAATAGCATCTAATCTATGCAATTTTTATATATAATATAGCATTAACTTCTGATTTTTCTAATTTGTTTAGTTATTAACAGAAGTTAATGCTTACATTATCATTTAGATTTTGATTTTGTTGCTCTGTTTTTAGCATTTTCCTTAGCAATAGCAAGATCATTTTTCTGATTCTCTCTATCTACTTGTAATTTCTCTCTTTCTATCTGAAGTTTCTGTAGACTATCTGCTCTCTTACTTTGAATCTCTGCCATTTTTACATTATAGTCTTTCATAGCTTTATTTCTCTCATGATCTAACTTGCTAATCTCTAATACATCAGGAATTCCGTTACTATCATTATCTGTTAGACTACCTTTAGATTCAGCACCTATAAGAGCTATCTCTTTTTTATTAAGTCTATCCAAATCATTTTGATAGTTTTCATTAGCTACATCCTGATCATGTTGAGCTTGAGCCTGTTCTAACTGAGCTTGAGCTATTTTCTGTTCTTGATCAAGTTTCTGCTGATCCTGTTGCATCTTCTGATCTAGCATTGCTTGCTGTTTATCTCTCATTTCCTTAAAGATTCTCTTAAGTTGTCTCATACTCTTAGTAGAATAAAGTTCTACTATATCATATAGTGTACCACCATTCTGTAAGACAGCCTGAGACAATGCTCTAAGTTCATTAAACATCTGAGTATCTTCAGGACGATTAGTAGCAAATACTTTTAAATCCCTGAATTTTAAATCAGAACCATTCACTTTTACGAAAGCAGCTTCTCCTTCTGATGTAATATAGGATAGTGTAGATTCTGGTTTGTTACTGGCAATATATAATGCAGCATCTATAATAGCTTGATATAATTGTCCCATTACATATTCATGAGCAACAAATAAAGGTTCTGTCTGAGAATAAGACTGCTGAATAGCAGCATTAGTTCCTGTTGCAGATTCACTTGGAGATACAGATCCCATTCTTTGTTTAGACATACCAACCAGTTCCCAACATTCATTCTTCATTTGAACAGCCAGGTTATATCTACTTTGAATTTCATTTGTACGAGTAAGATCTATTTGTTTAGCAACTGTTTGATTACTAACACCTCCTTTGGTATTTTCAGGACTATCATCATCAAATATAATACCTCTTTCCTTGGCTTCCATTTCCCATATATCAATAGCATCCTGATCATCTCCATCTTTTAATTTAGGAACTCTACGAATATTTACAGAGGCTACATTACCAATTTCTTTCTCAAGAAGTCTATATAACTGGTTCATGCAGATATTATATATTACCTGGAAAGGTTTCATCATATCTACAAGACTCTTAGCCTCTGTATTCTTTATTTCAAATGTAGTTCCTATAATAGGACAATAATTTAGAAGATTAAAAGGTTTGACATGATAGATATCTGGACCAATCTTAGTACCTTGATACCATTGATTAATCCATCCTTTCTCTAAAGAAATTTGTGTAGGGATAGTACCTGATTTATAATTCTCATCCACAAGTAAAGATTGTAGATTACCAACTTCATCTGTATAAGTTATTTTAGCTATTTGTTTCTTGGATATCCAGTAAGACTTAACAATCACATACTTATATCCAAAGGAAGATACATTAGAAGTAAGACCCAGAAAGTCTTTAAGACTATCACTATTTTCTTTCATCTCACTCTCTATAATCATTCTTGTTTGAAGAACAAGAGGATCATAGGTATCATACATTACTGAATCTGTTCCTGGAATAGCATTAGGATTACCCAGATTAGATTCTCTAACATTTATTAATCCATAATCCTGTAATGAACTTCGTAAGTGATCTATTTCCTCCTTAGTCAAATCAGGAACATTCTCTATAATCTCTGATAGTTCCATTACCTGAACTGTTCCTGCAGCATAAGCTCCTTGTGCTCTACCTGTTGGATCAGATATCCATTTTCTATCAGGGGTTGTTAGAAACCAAGTATTCTTAGGATTAGCTACTTCTACATTATATCCTACTTTAGAATTATCTTCATAGACATGATAGAATTCCCTGGCACTTATACATATATCTCTGAAGGTATCTTCACTCTTTTCTTTTATATTAAAATCAGCTTTCTGACAGGTAAGAACATGATTACCCCACCTCTCAGCAACAGATGTGTAACTATCCAATTGTTCTTTAACCTTCTCCATAGTAAGATCCTGAATATCTTTATCAGATATTTCAGTTCCTTCCATTTCAGCCTTCTCATATATTTCTTTCTTGGCTTGATTAATTACATACTCCTGAAGAAGATCTGTTTTAAATTGTAGTTCTTCTGCCTGACTATCATCATCAAAGGCTTTAATTCTATAAGTATCAGGACGTTTAGTAATTTCTCCCACTAACTCATTTACTGGTGTAGTTATAATAGGATAGTGTTTTACATAGGCAGGAAGTTCCACATCTGCTGTAAGCATTTCAGCAAAGCTCTTAACTTCAGGAACCTGGTAGAAATCTTCTGGTCTAAGAATACCTTTCATTAAATCATAATTTCTAACGAAAGTTTCTCTGTTCTTGATATACTCTGCATAAGCTTTATTGGCAAAGTAATCCATAGTATTCTTTATCCAACCTTCCTCTTGTTTTTCTTTATCAGTCTTAAACTGATCAGGGAAGATGTTTAAGTATGCATACCTTATTGTAGCATCCTTGGTGTACCTAATAATTGCCATTATGTGAAAAGTTTATTTTTATGTTTAACAAATAGTCCTCTGGATTCTGTAAATAAAACATTGTTCTTTCTTGTCTTGTAGAGAGATCTAATTCTTGAATCATCTGAACTAGATACCTTACCCATAATAGGATCCATCTTCATAGCTTGAGCAATAGCTAATTCTGCAGCAACAATCCTATCAAAGTTATCTTTATCATTGTATTTAATAATCTCCTCTAGTAATACAGGATCAAATATTTTATGAACACCTAATATCTCTTTGACAGTATCACCATTCTCATCTGTTTCTTTATATATAGTTTCTTCCATATATCTCTTCAAACAATTGTGAAGGTAATCAATAATCTTTTGTGCACTCCTATGTACACCATAATCTCTTTTAACTGTAGAGTTAGGAACTATCTCCATTAGCCAGTCAGGTTGTTTCTCAAGATAATGAGCATCTCCTTTAGCCTTCATATATTCTATAAAAGAGATATCATCATTCTCACAAAGAGTTCTGGCATTATAGTATTTAATTAGAAGTCTTGCTTGTTCTTCCCAAGTTTCTTTTTTAGCAGGTCTGGCACAATAAGAAGCTACAAACATATCCTGATACTTCTCACCCGTAAGTTCATGCATTCTCTTATAAATATAAACAGATCCAAGAGATTGACTGTATTTAGCTTGTCCTTGTCTATATGGGTCAACACCTGCTACATATAATCCATATGGAGGATTAGCTATTGGAAATTCATATATTACTACAGGAGCTTCCTTGCTATCACCTGTTTGTAATGGATAATTAGTTATAGGTTGCTTATCAGTAAACTCATGTGTAACTACCCCTTCTTCATTAGAATATAATACAACAGGAGTTCCAGTATGCTCATTAGTTATTAATCTATTCTTCTGTCGTTTAGCACCTTCGATATCAAATATATTTTCACTACTTGATAGAAAACATTCATCAACAGTTATAGGATAATACATTATCTGTTTTAAAGATAATTCTCTATCTGGATTAGCTCTAGCCTTTGCTCTTTCTTCATTTATCTTGGCAAGAGCTTTTTCTTTATCAGCAACATTGATTAAGAAATTACGTAATTCACTATCATCCTCAAGAATTAAACCTCTTTCTTCTCTTAACCAATCTGCCAGATTTACAAGATGTTTGCAATCATGTCTATATAAACCAGATAAGAATAATCCTGATTTCTTTCCAGAAACTGGATCTATAATCTCCAGGAAGTTATTTGAAGCAGGATTATAAAAAAAGTTTTCAGCATCTTTTCCTGCATCAAAACTTCCCCCTGTTCCTACAAGAATTGGAACAGCCCTCCAACCATTCTTACCTTTAATAGCAGGTTCCATAGCCTTGAATGTAGAAGCAAATGGATATTTACCAATCTCATCCATAATTGCAGTCTTGGCTGTAGTTCCTGCAGCAACTTCTGTATTGTTCCCATCCTTGGCATTACGAATAACAATATAACACCATATCTCTTCTTCACCATTTGGTTTTTTATAACCAAGTCTAATCTGGTTTAATCTCCATGTTTTATCTAATCTACCAATAGCAATACCATTCCATAACTTCTTTAGACCAAAGTCAACTTTGTCCTTTAATAAGGATAAGTCATTATCATTTCCACATATGATAACATTCTGGGTATTTTTAAACAATGTAGCATTCATACCAAAGTAGGAAGCTTCCATTTCAGATTTACCTCCCTGTCTGCCTCCTACTTCTATATAACCTTCTCTACGTATTCTACAATCTTCTAGTTTCTCTGCACGAATCCATTCATTATCACGTAGTTCTGGTAGTGATTGTATTCGTATATCATTGCCATAATTATCAACATCATCAATTCTTATCCACCAATGATTAAGATGCCAATAGAGCCAATTAGAAAAATAGACACCATTTACAGTAACACCTCCTGTACACTTCTCAATCTCCCAATCTATAAGTTGTTTAAACTCTTCAGTCCCTGGAGGAGGAAGTTTCTTTATATTCCTAAAAAACTCTGTAGATTTAACTTCCATTATTATTGCATTCTTGGTGGTACTTCATCATTACCTCTTGCTACTTTCTTTATATCATCTTTCTCTCTTAATCTTTCCACTACCTCAAGCAAAGCCAGGTAATTCTTCATAGTTTCCTGAATGAACTTTCCTTGAGCTTCTATTGAAGCAACTACCATAGGCATTGCTCCTGTTTTTGTTTGTCTCCATTCAATTCTATCTACCATTGTGTGTAAAGGATGTTCATCAATGTAGGTCTTCCAGGATATCAATTGTTCTTCAGCCCAATTAAGTTCTGTAGATGTATAAGTATTTTTTGAAACTGCCATATGTAATTAAATTAATTGATCTACATCATCTTCATTAAAGGTGATAGATTCTAAAGAACCTTCTTCTTCTGCACTATAATAACTCTCTTTACAAAGGAGTCCAACAGTGTTATCTTCCACAGACAGAATATCAATAAAATTAGCACCTGAGTTAAAGGCTTCAATGAGAATATCAATAAAGGCTTTCAAGGGTACTTTTTCAATGACAAAGTTAGTCTTTTTCATATCCTTTTGTATTAATAATTTCACGCTCTTCTTCTTCTGTAAGAACAGCTAACCAGAACTTTTTTGGACACTCACAAGATAAGCATTTAGTCTTAGCTGACAAGGTGCATCCACATTGTAAACAATGAACATCTGGTCTAATACTTTTTCTTTTTGCATTAGCTGAATTATACTTACAGACATCACATACAGACATTCTTTCTTCTGAAACATCCAGAATCAACTGTTTTAGTTTATCAGGAGGAAATAAATGATTTCTCCATCCCTCATATATCTGATTTACATTCATTGTTTAATCTTGGTTTTAGATCATTAATATTTTTGATAGTCGTATCTAATCTTAGTAAAATATTTCTTCGTTTAATCTTTGTTAAAGATTCATCCTCCAGGTATGATTCATAAAGTCGTTTTTGACTTTCATATTTCTCCATCTTCTTTACTGCCTTCTTATCATTAAAGATAAACTTACCAAAACCTGAAACTTCAACACTCTTACTTTCAGATGTAGCTTTAATAACTGATGAATACTGATGATTAATCACTGCTTCAATTATAGTTTCAGATATTACTAAGTTAACAGACAGTTTCCTAATTAAGAAATTTTTAAGTGATAATGTTGTTGGCTTCTCCATATTTCTCTATCATCTTATTCTTAAACTCATCTATGCTATCAAACTGTTCTGAACCCATCATTATAGTATTATTCTGATAATCATGTAAACCCTGTGTATATAGATATACATATTCTCTTTGTTCAGGTATAGATATCTTCTCAAAAATTTTATCAAACCTATTTGACTCAACCTTTGGAGGAACAATATACCTATACATCTTTGGTCTCTTTAATGCTTTTAGTGAGTTTATCATTTATTAATCTAATTGTTAGTGTAACATCTGAATCAAACTTTAATAGAATAACAGGATTAACTTTTATCTTTCCCCTATCTTTTACTAACACCTTGACCTTCTTCAACTTAGAAATAATATTATTAATAGTAGGAGGAGTGGTATCATATCTTTTACAGAAATCCTCTCTGATATTAGCATAAGACATATTCCCATTTATAGCTGTAAAGGCAATCAACTGAATCTCTCTTTGTGTAAGTCTTAGATTATTTATAACTGACAGAATACCATAATACTTCTCTGCCAGTCCTAAATCATCTGGAACTTTCTTCTGTAATGCTTGAACTGATAACTTGTTGGTTTCCATATTTAGTTTATAATAACATTTTCAATTATTTCTAATTGATGAACCAAAATTATACTTTTTTTAATTAGAAACAAATTGTTTTAAAAAAAAAGCAATCTATTGAGATTGCTTTAATTTTTCTATCTTTAAATTAATTTCTTTCTCATCCAAACAGCATTCTTTTCACTCTCATTCTTTCCTATCTCTTTATATCCTCTTCTCTTGTACCATTCATACATCCATGTATTCTTATATACCCAAAGACAAGAATATGTAGCACCTCCTCTTTTACCAATCTTCTCTCTTATATCCTGTAGTTTAGTACCAATACCTTTCCTTCTTTCTTCTTCATTTACACTAAGCATATCAAGATAGACTGTATCTTCCTCATCATCTTCTTCCTTATCATTAAACCAATATATCCTGGCAAATGCTTTTCCTCTGCTCTCCATTATTAATATAGAGACTCCCCAGTTATTACTAGAAGAGATATGTTTTATGAATTTCATTTATTCTTCTTTCTCCTTTTAATATACTTTCCTTCAAACTCTTTTACAGTATCAATAGAAATCTCAGCTCCCTCAACGAAAGCATCCCATGCATCTTTAGTCATAATAAGATCAGCAGTATGATCTTTACCTATTCCTATGGATACACTAACAGTGTCAACAAAGAATTCCACTTTGAATCCTTTCTTATTCCAACTAGCATTACTCTTAGGACTAATCTTTAACTCTCTTGCAAAATAAAGAAAACCTTGAATAGTCTGTGTGTATATCCTAGTGATGTCTGAAGGATCATCAGGATAAACCATCTTTACTTTATACTCTTGTTTTTCCATTTTTATATATATTTTTATAATTATGCTGACAAAATTAGAAAAAGATAATTAGAATTACAAATTTTTATATTTTTTTTTATTTTGGAATCTATTGTGTGAAAGGAATGATGGAGTACCTCCAATAGCAACCCCCATCATAATTTGATTGGTTGGGGATACCCCCGTAGTATTAATTAATAAAAAAACAAATATCATGTTAGAATTTAAATTGTATGCCAGGACTGAGCGTAAGGAGCTTGGTACTATTCTTGAGTTAGTTGGTAAGGGTGGAACTGTTGCTCCAATTGCAAAGAATCTCAAAGATTTGAGCAAGCGTGTTGCACTAGTGCTTACTAAGAAGAATGGTGAGAGTGCTACTGTTACTCTAAGCACAGCAGTCAGCAAACTGTTCAGATCTAAAGAGATCAAACTTAGCCAGGTTATTGGGCTTACTGTCATTGAGCAGGACTTGGGTAATGGTGAGACTATGAATGTTGCCGTAATGCCAAGCAGGGAAGGCACAACTTTGACTCATTTTGCAGTTGACAATATGAAAGTCACTGACTTCGCAGTTGATGAAGTTGAGGCTATTAGCCTTGAAGAACTAATTGCTCTTTAAGGGCTTTTAGTTTTTTATATATAGGGTGGGTGAAGGCTTCACGAGGGTGGGGAATGTTAAAACTATATCCTCTCAGTGTTGCTCTTTATTCATCCTATATATCTATTCAACATTCCTCTGTATGATATTAGGATGAAGTTGGTCAGAAATATTCAATTCTCAGCATGTGATACTATCTGATCAGTTAAAACAATACAAATATGACTTATATCATGTTTGTTTGTATAAACCCCGTATATTTGTTATTACTAATCATAATAGCATTGATACTATCTAATCAATAGATATAATATAGAGTATTGAATAGTTGTATATATATTTGTGTACAATTCAAACATAGATATTTATAACTATTTGATTATCTTATCATTTGAGTGAATAATTATGTGAGGAAATGATTAGCTGACTACCTATATCCACTATTAACATCTCAAACTAATAACAAAGAATATCATTTTACAATAGAATATAAATAGCATTAACATGTAATAAAGAACAGCCTTGTCCCAGTCTTAGTATACTCAGGTATATACATACTCTTTAATGAGATGATGAAGGGACACATTTAAGAGGGAAGGGATTTCATTACCTTCTCTCTCTGTCTATGGACTATTGTTCATACTGATGATGATGTAATTGAGCATCGAAACAGAAAAATATTAATATTTAGAGTTATGAAGACTATTGTATATCCTTGGGTTGGTATTGGTAATAAAGGGCTTATTGTAAGATTTGACTCTTATAATACAGGTGAGGTGATTGAAGCAGGTCAATCAATGTGGAGAGTTGGTGATTACAGATCATCATGGTTAATGTCTTCATTTAAAGCTATTTAGTCATGGAACATTGTATAGCTGCTTGTGATAGGTTTGAAGTATGTACTGATCCATATAATAATGGTAGGACATGCTTCAAAGTTACTCATGGTCTCTTAGAGAGATCTAATATGATTGCAATACTTAAGGATGAAAAATTCTTATTCATTAAGGACATGATTGTTTACTTTAAATAGAGGAGAACTAGAACATGAAATACAAACACAAATTAACAGGTGATGTCATTAATGATGTCACCTATGAATCCTTGTCCTATTTAGAACAAGAAGAGTATGATTATTACCATGAGGAATCATTGGTGGATGATATTCTCAATGTGGGAATTGCTGCTGTTATCTTTGGAAGTATTGGTGGTGATGTTGATATCTCTAGTTCTTCTAATGATATTGAATTTGGTGGTGGTTCATTTGGTGGAGCAGGTGCAGGTGATGATTGGTAAGAATAAACAAAGAATAATATAGCAATAGTATTAATTAAAGAATAACTATAACATGAAAACAAGAATAATTGGAGTTGAAGAGCCATATGGAGATTTGATATGCTTACACATTAATGAGCAATTTCCAAATGTGGCTACATTTAGTTCCTCAGATTTAGTTGAAATCCTCTCTAATCTGATAATAGGAACAAAAGAGGTAAGGTATGGCTGTTTGCCTACACCTGAATCCTTGGTTGTAATCAGAGATGTAATAAGAGAGGCAATCAACAACAATACAGCAATACCAATCATGGTTCCCTGGGGCTCTATTAAGAGTGATTTCAGTGCTACTATTGATATAGCAGAACTATCTGCTATTCAAAGACTGGTTTGTTTATCTGAAGCAGTAAAGAGATATTATCCTAATGGTGTGGAGATTGTTATTCGTGTGGAAGATACATCTGGTTATGAATTATTCTCACTTGAGGGTAATCAATCAATGATTAGTGCAAATATTGATTCTTATTCAAATGACTTCAAGAATCTTGTTCAAATACTATGTCCTGATGGCTCTGTTAGAGTAATACTTGAGAGTGAGATGGAGAATGCAGATAGATTTAAGAAGGTTAATCATGAGCTTGCAGCTCTTATTTATGAATACCTGATTGAATCTGAAAATATGATCAAGTATGCTCCTGATATGGTAGAGATGTTGAATTCTTATAAAGTACTTATGAGTAGTGGTTGGAAGGGTATTATACCTTTAGAACAAAGAGATCATTATCTCTCTTCATATGAGAAACTGTATCCTAATCTTAATAAGGAAGATTATTTGAAAAGACTTTCTATTTATTTTGGAGGTGCTTGGGCTAGAGCTAAACTACAAATGACAGGTAAACAGTCCTATTGGACTAAGAACCTTCAGTTAGTATTCTTAGCTCCCTTTAAGGGTGCACCTAAAGGATATGCAGATCATTATGTGTACTATCGTACATTACCATTGTCTCAGGCAAGAACACATATACCTGCTTGGCGATCAAAGGGTTATCTCAAAATAAATGGAAATAGTGTCACTCATAAGCTTACCACATTTAATGACAAAGAGCTTATTGATAAGCTTATACCTGTACAATTACAGATATATAATGAAGATTTGTCTCTTATCATTAATACTGATTATTTGTTGGAGGATTAGCTATGAAAACAAATGTAGTTAAGAGTTATTTTGCAGCCATTACCATATCATTGGTAGTGGCTGTTATTTTCCTGGTATGTATTGAAAAACTGTTAGTAGTATGATTAAATCTCGAAAGCTTTATCTATCTGAGGATACTGAGATGGATTTGTTAAATTGGGAAGATGATGGGTGTCCTGATTATGACCCTGAATATCTGGATGAGAGTGAGGATGAAATGGATGATTAATAACAATGACTATATAGTCATATTAAATAAAAAGAACTGCTATGAGACGACTATGAATGTGAGAGCTTAAAAAGCCTGTAAAAACATATTTAATATCTATTGAATTACTACGCAATAGTAACAGTCAATGATATAATTGCCCTGGACACAAATTTAATACTTAGGGAGTAAGTTTTGCAACCATTTTAATATTACAAAAAGGTTGGACGTGGGAAGGCGGTGTCCTAATAATTTGTTATATCTTTGTAAAAATATAATATTCATTGAAATTAAAGGAAACTGTTTGGACAGGAGTTCGATTCTCCTCAGCTCCACAAAGTAGAAGCTCATTTGTTCGCAAGACAAATATTGTATTCTTTAATATCTGGTTATTCATGATAACTCCAGTGCCAAGATATAGTAAACTTCTACTCCACATACTAATCGCCAATTAGTAAAAAGTATAGAAAGTATATCAGTAATATTGTAAGCTAAAGGCTCAACTTAGAGATAACTGTGCACAAGAGGACAACCATTAAGATAACCACAATTACTGAATAAGGAGACAGAGATGTTATCTTTCATACTTTTAAATTTATTAGGGGCTGACTGGTTTTGACAGCAGATAAATGGTAGTTTCTAATCATAGAAGTCTAAAGATCATTTTAGATAACTAACTGATAAAATGGGTATTGTCATGTAAATGGCGAAAATAGTGAAATGAAGATGGCAGCTTAGAGTTGTACATTTTTACTAAGGTGTTTCTCTCTATATAAGAGGAGCACCTTTTTTATTTGATATTAACATTATTAATTAGATTCTATATTATCATGAGAAATACACATGGATTTTTTACAGCATTAGGTTTATTTGCTACTATATTAACAGAGACTAAACCTGAGGATACTACTGGTTTACATCTAAGACATGTTCAATTAGATGATAGATATCGTAAGAGATGGAATGTTCATTCTTTTGATGATTATTGTCATTTGTATTTAGGTGAGCGTAAACTAAGAAATACTCTCTATCGTATAGGAGGATATAGTGTTGATATGAAAGCTGATTATTTCATGTTATTAAAACATGTTGAATCCTATTATGAAGATAGTATTACTAAGATAAAGAAGGATAAACCTCATTTAGCAGGTCATTTTGTCATTATTAATAAAAATGGTGATGAGAAGGTAATCTTTGAACAGTTTGCCTCCCCTTATTTACAAGGAGGATGTATTTATTCTCTTAATAGTAAATATTACAATATTGAAACAGGAGAATGCTACTCTGATTATTCTTCTAAATCCTTCAGTTCAGATGAATTTCTATTTCTAGATAATAATCTTGTGAATGATCGTTCCAAACGTGGAATTCTAAGATTAATAAGAAAGATGGTACAACAGAACTATTTAAATCTACAAGATAATGTATAAAGATTACGAAGAATGGAAAGATATACTAGGTTATGAAGGATTTTATCAAATCTCTAATTATGGAGGAATTAAAAACAAAAGAGGAAAACTTCTTAAACCTAGTATTGTTGGAGATGGTTATTTGCAAGCACATTTATCAAAAAATGGTAAGAAGTTTCACTTACTTATACATCTGCTAGTTGCTGATTATTTTCTTGATCAAAAGAGAGATGGTAGATATTTAGTAGTTGATCATAGAGATAATAATAAGTTAAATAACTACTATAAGAATCTTCAAATAGTTACTCAAAGAGTTAATAACTCTAAAGATAGTATAAGTACTTCTACATTTACAGGAGTTTCTTGGGAATCTTCTTGTAAAAAATGGAGGAGTGAAATAAGAATTGATGGTAAGAATAAATTCTTAGGAAGATTTAATAAAGAAGAAGATGCTGCTCAAGCATATATAAATGAATTAAATAAACTTTAAAAATAAAGACTATGTCAATATTTAAAGAATGTAGATGTGTACTGCTTCCTATAAGTGAAAAAGCACCTCAAATTGGAATGATCTCTACAAGAAGTGACAACAATAAACTTCAATTAGTAGATAAAGAATTAGTTGATATGTATGTTTTTCATCAACAATTTGGTGATTTTGTTTCAGCAATTCCTTTTCAACATCTTTATATTACTTCTGATGAAGAGATTAAAGAAGGTGATTGGTTTGTAACTGATGATAGAGATAGAAAAGATCAGAATAATGGTATTCCTGTATATTCATTATATAAATGTACTTCCATTTTTAATAAATGGATTGGTATTGAAAATAATGACTTTGTAGGATATAATCCTGATTGGTCTAAAAAGATAATTGCTTCTACTGATACAAATCTTCATCTTGCTGAAATGACTTATCCCTTTGTTAAAAGCTTTATTGAGGCTTATAACAATCATACTCCTATTATGAAAGTAATGGTAGAATATGAAGAGATTCATTCAGATGATATTTCTAATTTCATGTTAGGAAATCCATCAGAGAAATTAGTATTAAAACTTACTGATAATACTATCAATATCAAATCTATTAAAGATTCTTGGACAAGAGAAGAAGTTAAAAGATTAATGATGAGAACAGCTATTCATGTTGTTCAATCATATAAAAGAAATACTTTCTTTCCTGGAGGTGATGGATTAGAGAAATGGATAAACGAAAATCTTTAAATTATGAAAAAGAAATCCTGGCTTGATTATCCACTATCTGCTGATTGGTGGATGCTTATTATTGCTGTTATACTGATAATAGCAGTGTTTTCATGTATGAAATTAGGAGCAGTTTAATCTATATTATTATGGAAACAATTCTAATTGTTCTTGGTTTCATATGGTATATCATAGGAGTAAGTAGCTCCATATATGATATTAGATGCTACAATTATGGAAGATTACTTCCAGGTGATATTATCCTCTCATTAATATTTGGAGGAATTATGGGCTTATTTGTTATTGCTATGAGTAAGCCTACTCAAAAGAAATTAAAATCATTTCGTAAATACTGGTGATATGAAAGTAATATTAATTGAGGATGAAGGAAAAACAGTAGGTTGGAAGGTTGAAGCTGAAACTACTGAAGACAAATTGACTCTTGGTTCTATGAGGAATCTACAATTCTTTGGAATGAATGAGAATTCTGTTGAATACATTGGAAGAGAATCTGAAGATACTCCTGAGGGTGAATATGTGACATCTATGTCATATGCAACAAAAGCTTATGACAAAAAGCTTACAAATGCTATGCTTGAACAAATAAAAGCAGGATTATGAATACTATTCTTCAACAATTAGAAGATTGCTCATTAGATGAGCTTATCACTATAAAATATGCTTTGTCTAAGCATATTGCTACACGTATTTATAAAGCCAGAGTTGATTTGAAATTTGATCCTGAAGATCATATTCAAAGAGAAATCAAATCCTCTGAAGAAGATTGGAATGAAAATGTTTATAATATCAGAGAAGATGCAGAATAAACTTCAATTACCAATACAGCTCATTCAAGAGCTTATTAATAAGCAAGCATGCAGATCATCCGATCATATTAAATTGCTTGAAATAAGAGATGCAATGATGCTACAATCAGATATTATTAACTCCTCTAATGGTGGAGAACAGTATCTGGAAAGAAATGAATTTTATTACAAGCAGCTTGCTGACGATTTTCATGGTAGAGATTAATAATTTAAAAAAGTAAAAAAAAATGAGAAATTTTAAAATTGCTCCTGAAGAAGGAGATGAGATCACTGTTGATTTTGTTAAGAATCAAAATGGTGGCAGACCAGTCTGTCGTGTTAATAACATGGTAGGATTTATCGAAAGATCCTCAAAAGAATTTGTAGCTCCTGGATCTTCTTGGATAGTAAGAGTGGCAACTGTACATCCTAAGTATGTAACAGTAGATCTATTGGTTGAAGTAAGAACACCAAAAGATAACGCTATATTAATGGAGAGCCAATTAATGGTAATCAAATTAACTCAGCATAAACCAAAGTTTGTAAAACCAAAGCGTAACTATCAGTACTTATCAGCTCAGGAGAAAAGGGAGGCACAAAAATGAAAACTAAAACATCCCCAAGGAAACAAGCAATCATGGACATGAAGAAAAGTAGTGTTAATGTAAACGTATTACATCAACAAAAAAAGATATTAGCTATTTCACAGTTAATATCTACAGTTGATTTATCTTTATTATTGAATGCTTCAATATGAAGATAACATTAAAAGACAAAACCTATAATTGCTTGTTAACAGCAGGCAATTATTTGGTAATGATAGGAGCATGTTTATGCCTGTATGGTTCTGAAAAAGGGAATAAGCAATTAGAATGTTTTGGACTTGCTTTATTCTTTCTGGGGTTTGCCATGAATGGTTCTATTTTATTCTTAATACCATTATTATGAAACTTAATCTACATCATCACTATGGAAAAGATTAATGTTCTGGAAAAAGAATATGTAGTAGGATGTAATTATCATGTAAAATGGCAGAGCAATAAAACTATGAGATTTGTATTAAAACAAATTGATGGTTCTAGAGCTCTGCTAGGCACAAGAACAACTAATAAGTTGTTTTGGACAAATATATCTGATCTCATTGAGATAACTACAAAGCATAATTTAAGGAAAAAAGAAATTTTAAAAAATAAACAAAATGAAACCATTTCAAGGATTTAACTGGGGTAAAGAAGCCATAGAATTAGAAGACAATGGAAAACATCTTTTTGAAGGTAAACCTACACAAATACATTTTAAAGAAAATGGTGCAATAGGTGAAAGACCTATAATAGCTATTATCATTGAATTTGCACCTATAACACCTTTCTATGCTGTGGGACAAATTAGTATTGACATGTTTAATGATGGTGCTAAAGATTTTGGTTATAAACTTGTTAAAATAGAAGAAAAATGGTAAGTAATCAAATAGTGTTTAAAACTTTCTTATAATTGTAATTAATTAATCACTTTAAAATTTAAAAAATGGATCCAGCAACAAATGTTCCGTACAAGAAAAAATTTAACAAGAATGGTATATGTATCAATGCTATTGAGCATGATTACATCAGTTATGATGAAAACAGAAGATCTCGCAGGGCATATAAAAATGAGCCCAGGTTTAAAGGTAATTCTCCTGGTCCTCATCTTACAGTGCTCAAAGATTCCAAATATGTAAGAGTTGTACAGTGGATTAAGTGCAAGATTACTGACAAAAAAGGTAAAGTAGTGAAACATTGGCTCAAACCAATTAAGCATTATTTACCTTCTCAGGTGAATAGTGTTAAAGCTGTTAATCAGGAGGCTGTAAAGCCATAGAAGATTGTTTTTCCATGTTTACATTTGTTTAAGAGGGTGGGGATTATGTCCTCACTCTTTTTTTTTCGTAATCATTAATTTTTATATATATGACAAATAAAGAGTTATTATCAGCTTTCAGACGGTATAATAAGAAAGCAAGAGAAGTAAGAGCAAAGAAGCTTGGTTTTGATGGTCAGGGAGACCTAATCTTCTATAATGAATGGCATGATACTAATAAACTTTATGAAGGATATACTTTAGCTATTGAAGAAGCACTAAAACTAATTTAGACATGAAAACATACTTTGCACACAGTAAAATGATTTATGGTAAGCCTTTAGAAAGAGCTCTTATGAAGGCTATGCGGGATGCAGGAATAGATGTTCTTGATCCTAATACTATGATGGGAGAGCTTGGTTCAATGAAGCCTTATTTGCAAGCTATAAAGAGTTGTGAAGCTGTTATTGCTCATTCATACAAAGGATATATTGGTAGAGGAGTTTATGAAGAGCTTAAATATGCTTTAAAGCATAACATTCCTTGTTATAGAATAACCTGGAGTAGATTCTTTGGTATGAAGCTTGAAGAAATTCATGGAGTAAGAATATATGAAATTGAAGATTGGAAAGTTAAATTTGGTAAATTAATACTTTAAAGTTATGGCAAATCTATTGTATGATGAAGATGAGGATCAGGAAGATGAAGATTTTCCTATAATAGAAACAGAGGAATCATGTTAACATTAAAAGAATTCAACAAAATACCTGATGGAAAGATATTCGCATCAGGTATTCTTCCTAATAGTCCTGAGGGATTAGATATGGAATCAGCCCCAAGATTACAGAATAAGAATCTATTATGGCTTGCTAAGAAAGGATATGGACATGATTGGTGTATATATTGTCATTGGCAAGAAAAAGGACTTGATTTTGTAGAACAACAGGGAGATAAAGTATTGTATAAAGAGAATATTCTAAAATGTGTAGAATGTTCTGAAGAAGTTTTAAATCTTTATAGAAAATAAAAACATGTGTACAGTTATTCCAATGAGTGAAAATGGTAAACCTCATATTGCAGAAAAGGATATTGAGGTTTTTAAGATAGGATATATTAATAATGAGCAATATCTCTATAATGAGAAAGATCCACAGGAATGTGAAGCTGCATTTATAAAAGGTTTTAAATATATCAAAGGAGTAGTCGTTAAAACAAATTTCTCCACTACTAGAACCACTAGTTACTTTGATAATATTGAAGCAGATTATAAAAATAGCTTAGAAAACCCTGTTTATGTAGCAACAGGTTTTCATGCATTAACTACCTATAATAAAGAAAGACTTCATTTATCAAGAGGATGGATCGGTATTAGTAAAAAAATAGCTTATTTAAGCTTTATTATTCCTGCAGGAGCTTTTTATTATAAAAATAAAGCTGATTGTATTGTAAGTGATCAAATTATTTTTAACAAACTAATTGAATATCAATAATATGTGTACAGTAATACCATTAAGAAAAATGAATAAGCCTTCTATAGCAAAAGAAGATATTGTAGTGTATAAAGCAGGCTTAGATAGTTTAGAGGGGAATCAATTTGTATCCCCTTTTCAGTCCTTTAAGTATGAACTTGGTAAGACATATAATGTAAATTTTGATTATAATAATAGTGATGTAGCATTTGATAATAAAGAAACTAAATATAAATGGAAGCTAACAAACAGTTATGCTATGGTTAGATCAGGCTTTCATGCTCTTACAACACTTGATAAGAAGCGTTTTAACAAAGGAAGTAGAGTTTATGCTACATTTGGAAAATTCATTATTCCAAAAGGTTCAAACTATTTTAAGAATAGTGCAGGTTGTATTGTAAGTGAGACAATCATCTTTAAAGAATTCATAGAATGAAAAAGAAAAAAGTATGGGAATATAGTGCCTTTCATTCTTTTAAACAGGATGGTAAAGAGCATTCAATGACTTCCCAGGTATATAAGATAGGGTTGTATATTATCCATGATAATAATTCTGCACAGCAAGGTGGATATGAAACCCCTCAACCAATAATTAATACCCAAAAAATACTAAGAAAAGCACAGAAAGAAGGAAAGATTACTGATCTTTATTTCTCTCCTGCTATTAAAGTAACAACAGATGATGATGGATTTTTAATTCAATTACCATGAAAATAGGAGACAAAGTACATTATACTCCCGGAAGAATTGTGATGAATATAAAATTCAGAATGGAATAATAAAGTCATTCAGTAATCAGACTTTAAATCCTTTCATAGTATTTCATTGTGCTGAAGACTGGGATAATTATATGAACTATACAGGACAGCTTACTAGGATAGAATGTGTAGAGGAAGGATGGTTTGATTACTCTAAACAAGACTATTTCATATGAAAATCTGTATTATTATTGTCATTATTGTTATTATTCTGGTGTTATGGATATGGGCTTATACATCTCCAGATAATGATCATCATGAAGGACGAGCTAAAAACAGATACAAATGAAAGAGAAAGACTCTGCTAAGGTAACTCTTAAAGAATTACTCTTGGAATGTACACATGCTCAACAGATGATGTTTAAAAAAATGTTTTGTCATGAGCATTTAAATTATAATATTGATCAAGCCATTAATCAAATGAATTCAGATAGTATTGATATGGCTATTAATCAATGTAAAAGAACTATAAAAAGTAATAAAGAAAAACACGTATGAGTTTATATAACATGATAAATGGAGTAAATCCTGCTACATTTTTTATTCTTCCTGTATTAGGAAAACATTCAGATGAGTATCCAAGATTTAGGGATTGTTTCTTAGGAGAATTATCAAATAGTAAAGATGGAACTGATCAATTTGGTATTCCTCTTAAAGTATATGACATAACTAAAAAAGTTATTAGTGTTTATACAAGAGTAGGAGGAAATAACAGAGAAGATTATAAAGCAGAAATAGCTGAATTAAGAGCAACGCCTACATACATTAAGGATTATGATGATGATTTTGATAATACATTTGCTACATTTCAATTTGGTTTTCCTAAGGAATTTGAAGGAATATACGATAGTATTATAGCTGAAGCACCTCTAAATGAATCTCCTGATAACTATAAGGAGATACTGTACAAGGTTTTTTCGAAACTTACAAAAACTTTTGATAGAATATTTGAGAAATAATGGAAGCACAATTAGTTTATAGATCAAATCAATGTACGTTGGAACCTTCAGTTTATGAATCTCCAACAGACTCTGTTACCAATAAGCTCATTACACAATTAATGATCAAAAAAGTAGATAGAGTGATAAAGAAGGATGGAAAGTTTTATTATACTCCTTCAGAAGAATACCTGGAACATGTTGCAAAAGTAAAAAGGTTTAAATATATTTGAGCTTTAATTACATATGCTATCTACAACAACATATACTACTACTTGTCCCTGTCCTTCTTAGTGAAGGATGGGGATTTTATATTTTATAATTATGACATATTCTTTAAAAGTAATATTAAAAGCAGCAGAACTTGCTGAATTACCTTCTTCTGCTACGAAATCTCTTATAAGTAAACTTGAAGAGGCTTTGCTTGTAAGTTATTCTCCTGTATTAAATAATTTGGAGGATCTTCTTAGAGAAGTATGTAATGCATCAAATATATCTGTAGAACAAGCTAAATCAGGTATTCGTAGAAGAAAGTTTGTTTATGCTCGTCAAACATTTTCTGTTCTTGCTAAAGAACTATTTCCTAATGAAACACTTGAAGTTATAGGAAGTTATATAAATCTTCCTGGAGATATGATAGTATATTATCAAAAAGGAGTAGATTCTGTAAGAGAGAAACAATTATTTTACAAGGAGATTAGAACAAAACTAGGATTGTAAGACAATGAGAAGGAAACCATATACAGCAATTGGAATAAAGAGATTAAAATGTTTTAGATGTAATGCCAAGGCAGAATATCAGTGGCAGATTTGTTCTGATGGTAATGTGTTCAGACCTTTATGTACTCAATGTGATATTGAATTAAATAAGTTGGTACTAGAATTCATGAAATTTCCTGATTGGCAAGAAAAAATTAATAACTATAAAATCTTAAAAGATGAATTACATAGTGGCTAAAGAAAGAGAACCTTTTGAAAAATTAGGACATTACAATTATTGTACTCTTGAAGAGATGATTCTTCCTAAAGTAATAGCATTTGATACAGAAACTACAGGACTTAAAGCAAGAATTCATGATTTATTTTGTTGCCAGATAGGAACTGGATCAAATAATTATCTAATTGTTCTTTATAACAAAAATTATACATTTGAAGAAGTAATTCCTTATTTGGTAAGAAAGATACTTATTGGACACAATATTTTATTTGATTTAGGATTTCTGTATAATTATAACTTTTTTCCTGAAGAAGTTAGAGATACAATGCTTGCCAGTAAGATTATTTACAATGGAGAAGGTGTATGGATAATGAAAGCTGGTAAAGAGTCTTTTATCCCTCTCAAACAAGATTTTGGAGCTGTTATGGAGAGAGAATTAGATATTAAGTATAACAAGACTGAACAGAAGAATATCAGTGAAGTTAAGCTTAGTATGCCCAGTACAATTGAATACTCCTTTAATGATGTAGACAGGCTTATAGAATTACATGATGTATTGTATAGGAAGATTGTAGATGGTGATTTTATCAATACCTATGCTCTTCATTGCAGATATATTAGAGTGTTGGCTTATATAGAACAGTGTGGTCTTCCTATAGATCCTGAAATGTGGAAGAAGAAAATGGAACAGGATATTATTAATACTAATACCTGGAAGACTAAGATTGAAGCTTATATTTATGAGCACATTCCTAAGTATAGAGAAACTCAGTTGAGCTTATGGGATTCTAATGAGAGAATTACTCTTTCTATTTCATCTCCTCAACAGATGTTAGATATATTTGCTGAATTCAAGATTCCTACAAAAGATAAGGATGGTAATGATAGTATCAAAGAAGATATCCTTATTAAGACTAAGCATGAATTTGTTGATATGTGGCTTAATTTTCAGGAAGCCAATCATAGGGTAACTACCTTTGGAGATAAAGTGTATCAGCAAATAGAAAATAATAGAATCTATACTAATTTTAATCCTATGGTGGATACTGCCAGGCTCTCAGTACGAAAAGGTAATATTAACTTTCTAAATTTTCCCAGAGATAGTGAAACAAGAGATTGTTTTAGAGCTAATGAAGGAAATAAGATGGTTGTATGTGATCTTGGAGGACAGGAGAATGTATTATCTGCAGACTTTACCAAGGATAAAGCAATGACATCTGCTGTATTAGAAGGAAGAGATTTGCATTGTATGTTGACCAGAGTATTACATCCTTATATGGCTGATATGTCTGATGAAGAGATAATGAATAATCACTCTAAAGAAAGACAGGATTCTAAACCAATACGATTTGCTTTTGCTTATGGAGGAAATGCTTATACTATTCATCAGAATGGTAATATTCCTTATGATGAAGCTGTAGAAATTGAGAAGAAGTATAAGGAATTACATTCTGGTATCTATGAATGGGGAGAGAAGGTTTTAAGACAATCAATGAGAACAGGTTATATTGAGTCTGTTGATGGTTGGAAACTAAAGCTACCCAAGTTCGATGATTTCAAGGAAAATAAAAAAGTTGTTGATTCATTTGATGAATATAAGTGGTCTTTATATAAGGATGGAAAGAGACAGGCTAATAGAATAAAGGAAGCTAAGTTGAAGAATGAGAAGTATATTGTTGCAGACAAGATATCTTATGAATTCTACATTAAGTATAAACCTATTCTATCAAAATTCTATAGACAAAAATCTGAATATAGTAGGCTCTGCCTTAATAGTCCTATTCAAACTGCAGGTGCTCATCAGATTAAATTAGCAGCATGTCTATTATTTGACTGGATATTAGAGAATAATTTTATATGGAAAGTAAAAATCTGTAATTCTATTTATGATGAACTTGTAACAGAATGCAGAGAATATCTTGCAGAACCTGTTAGAGATAATCTTGAGAGATGTATGATTGAAGGAGCTAATTATTATTTGTCAGAACTTAAATGTCCTGCAGATGCTCATATAGGTCCTTCATGGGGAGAAGCGAAGAAACCAAAAAAAATTAAAAAAGAAGAAGATGATGAAGAACAAGTTGCCTGAATATTGGTGTGTGAAATGTGATGGAAGTCAACTGTTTAGAGATACAGTTGCTAGATATTTATTTGATGTTCATAAAGAGTATTGTATTATCAAAAATAAAGTAAAGAACTGTAGGGAGTTAATACTCTCTACAGTTTTATTTGAATAATAAGTAAAAACAAGTAATAAAAAAGAGTATGTCAGAATTTAGAAGTTTTAAATTAGCAGTACAGAAAAAGTTTGATGAATTAGTAGCAAGCAACACTGTGTTATTCCTTACAGATGTTGAGAAAGATGTTATCTGGGAAACGTATTTGAATAGTTATCCTGCAGGTACAAACAATATTTATAAAGAAAGAGGAGAGCACGATTGCAACACCTGTAAACAATTCCTAAGACCTTTTGGGAATGTTGTAGCTATTGTAAATAATAAATTAGTATCTATCTGGGATGTAGCAGAGCAAGTACCTTATCCTTATAATGTAGTAGCTCAAAGACTAACTAATTTAGTTACATTACAACCAATTAAGGAAGTATTTATTACAAAGTTTGCTAATTGTGGTACAGATCATAACCATGCTGAAGAGAAAGACGGAAGTATTACTACCTGGGAACATTTTCATTATAAACTCCCTAAACAATTTGTTGATACTTCTGCAGATTCTGTTGAAGCAAAACAAGGTACTCTAAGAGATAGTAGAAATGTATTTCAGCGTTCCTTAAAGGAAATCTCCATTGATGCTGTTAAAACAGCTTTAGAGCTTATAGCTCAAAACTCTTTATACAGGGGAGAAGAATCAAAAGGTATTCTTGAAACATTCTCAAAATATCAACAAGAGTATTTAAAGGTTCCTTTGAATGAAAGAGATAATTACTGCTGGGCAACTTTTATTAAAGCAGGACAAGCTATCAGTAAAATTAGAAATTCAGCAATAGGAACTCTCTTAACAGATATTTCTGAAGGTAGAGATCTGGATTATGCAGTGACAGCATTTGAAAAGATCATGGCTCCTGCTAACTACAAGCGTCCTACAGCAGTTCTTACCAAAACAATAATAGAACAGGCTCAGAAGAAAATTGAAGAACTTGGATTAGGTAATAGCCTAGGAAGAAGATTTGCAACTGTTGAAGACATTACAGTAAATAATGTGATTTTTGCTGATAGGGATGCAAAGAAGAAAATGAATGCTTCTGTATTTGATGATTTGAAAGAAGAAGTAACTGTTAGTCCAAAGACTCTTAATAAAGTTGAGGAAGTTACCATTGAAGACTTCATCAATAATATTGTACCAAAAGCAAGTAGCATAAAAATTATTCCTGAAAATGTACATACTAGTTCCCTAATGAGTCTGATAGCTCCACAAGATAAAGAAGCTCCTTCAATGTTTAAATGGGCAAACAATTTTAGTTGGTCTTATAATGGAGAAGTAGCTGATTCTATTAAAGAAGCTGTTAAAGCCAGGGGAGGTAATGTTACAGGTGTATTAAGATTTTCTGTTATGTGGGGGGAGAATCAACCCTCTGATAATAGTGATCTTGATGCTCATTGTACAGAACCTTTAGGACATCATATCTATTTTGGAGATATGGTTCATCCTACAACCACAGGACATCTTGATGTAGATGTTCGTTTTCCTAATAATCAGGGAAATAAAAATGTAGTTGAGAACATCACATGGTCTAATATATCTAAAATGCAAAAAGGGATCTATAGATTCTCAGTTAATAATTTTGCTCTTAGAGGAAAACAGAAAGGTTTTATTGCTGAAATTGAATTTAATGGACAAATCTTCCAGTTTAATTATAATAAACATGTAAGAAATGGTGAGTCTATTGATGTAGCTTCAGTAGAATTTGATGGTAAAGACTTCAAGATTATTAAATCATTGCCTTCTTCTGCATTTACAAAAGAGATCTGGGGAGTTAAAACAAATAATTTCCAGAAAGTATCTATGATAATGTCCAGTCCTAATTATTGGGATCAACAACAAGGAATAGGTAACAAACACTATTTCTTTATTCTTGAGGGATGTAAGAATCCTTCTACTCCAAGAGGTTTCTATAATGAGTTTCTTAAACAGGATCTCATGGAACAAAAAAGAGTATTTGAAGCACTTGGGGATAAGATGAGAGTAGAAAGTTCTGATAACCAATTAAGTGGTTTAGGTTTCAGCAGTACACAAAGGAACAGTGTAATAGCTAAAGTAGAAGGAAGTTTTGCAAGAACAATTAAAATCAATTTTTAAAAATTAAGTATTATGAGTGAATTATTTGAAAAAGCATCAAGGATCAAATTACGGTTTTCTACAAACAAAGGAGTATTAAGTACAGAAGACCTTTGGGATTTATCCTTAACCTCCCTGGATACATTATTTAAGGGATTGAACAAACAGCTTAAAGAGGCGGGTGAAGAATCTTTATTAGGTACAAAAACTAAAGCAGATACAGAATTAGCTTTAAGAGTAGATTTAATCAAGTATGTTGTTGTAACAAAACTCACAGAACAAGAAGTATCTAAACTTGATATTGAAAGAAAAGCTAAGAAAGCTAAGCTTATGGAGTTAATTGCTCAGAAACAGGATGAGAACCTTTCTGCTAAGAGTATTGAGGAACTTCAGGCTGAATTAAATTCTATTTAATTTCTTATTTATTATTCCTGTCTGTTGTAATATACAGACAGGAATATTTATTCCTATTATGAAATGAGTAATTATGTTGAGGAATTAGCACTTTTAGAAAGTAATAGATGTGATAAATCTTATATTCCTACTTCCCTATGGAATAACTATGGAAGATTAAGGATTCAAAGAAAAGCATATCTTGAAGGAAAATCTGTAGGATTTCATTTAGGAGTAGAAGCTTATAAACCTTATACGATAATGAGAGAACTTGGTAAATCTTGTAAGGATGCAATTGAGAATAGATTCTTTTGTCTTCTTGATTTATTCTATAAGAGATTTGGAATAGGTATTACTTATCATCCCAGAGAAGGAATGATATTTGTAAGAATTGCTCCTCCTAATAAAGAACAAGAAGATCTGTTTTATGAATATAAGAATGAAGATATTATAACCATTACTAAGGAAGAATTGATTCAAGAGCTTCATTTAAAAATAGAACAGTTTACTAATGAAGAATTATCAAGTATATCATTCTATATAAATAGTTTACAAAATGGAAAATCATGAAAAGATTCCTGAATTCATACAGAAAATAGATTGGAAGTTATTAAGAGAGCAAAAACAAACTCTTTTGAGAATTCAAGAAACTTTGCAAACTACTCCCAAAAGATATGATCATATAGAGGGTATTATTGAATTTCTTGATGCTCTCCAAGATTATGCAGCAGATGATATGAGATTAGGAGATAAATTAGTATTTAATCTTGACGAAAATGACACCAATGACATTTGAATTTATCAACAAAGAGGTTCAATTAGTTCATCCTACTATAAAATTCAAATTTACTGGATTACCTTTTCAAACTAAAATAGGTTTTAGACAAGGTTATGTTGGACGTAATGGAGCTGAAACTGATGAAGAAGCTATAGAAAGAGTGTGGAAATATTTAAAATCTGGTCATGGTTTTATGACTAAAAATTGGACAGATCTTTCTGAAGAAGACTATAAAAAATGTCTAACTATAGTAGAGTATCCCAAACCAAAGTCTTTCCCTAAGTTTAATAATGAAACAAAGTTTAATGCTTGGGGACATGTAAATCCTGAGATTTTAAATATTAGGTGGGATGGTATAGAACAGACATGGGAATATCGTCTTAGGAATGTAGGACACGTATATGATTATCAGAAAGAAGAATTCTTAAAAGAAATAAAAGATGACACTCAAGGAGATAAGGAAGAATAATGTCTTAATAGGAAATTTCATGGGAGGTAAGGGAAGAATAATATTCACCTCTACTATGGTAATGACATTAGGCAATAAAGAGTATAAGGAAACTGATCTCAAATATCACAAAAAATGGGATTGGTTAATGCCTGTTCTTGAAAAGATCTGTAGGCTTAAAATTGGTGATGGTAAAATCTTTGTAGAGTATGCTTATCCTAGAACATTCGGAATGCTTGATAAAGAATCAGGAGGAATAATGGTAAGACTAGAGGGATTTCAATTAGTTCTGGCTAATACATTATTGAAAGCTACTTATTTAGCAGTGATTAATTTTATAGAAAATTACAATGGAGACAACAGTAAATCGTTTTAACATCTTTAAATTTCTACTTACAGATGAACTTAAAATGGTAGGAAAAGATCTTACTACACTAGTTGATGATGATAACTGGAGATTTAATAATACTCTTACTCGTAATGAGTTTTCAGCTTTTAGATCAGATGCTATTTCTCTGATAAAGAAGACATTCAAATGTAATAGGACAAAAGCTCTTAATACATTTGAATGGTACTGGAGTAATTTTGGCTTAAGATTAAAAAATTAGGAAATGAAAAAGCTATTTAAATCAGAACTATTCTTTGCTATCTCATCATTTATAATTGTAAATGGTTCTATAGTTATTTTGGTGATTACAGCATTACATTTAGATCACATATATTTTCATAAATAATGATTGCAATGAGAGCACAAAAAGGAGACAAGGTAAATCTTGTCCTGGATAATTCAGCAGATTTTGTTTTCTGGCTTATACAAAAAGCAGATGAGCCTGAATTCTTCTTTTCTAACACACAACACTGGACTAATGATATCTTTGAACAAAAAGGTTATTGGTATCATCACCTGGCACAGAATTTAGTTGAGAGAAAAGAGTTTGAGATGGTAAAACCTTGTATCATCACTTTTGATATAGTAAATGATAGACTTAGTATCTATATGGATGATTCTCTTATAGAGGTTGAGAATGGGATATCTAAGGATAAAGAAGCCAAAGAATATATTAAAAAACACTATGCTTATCAAATAGACAAAGAAGATTAAAATGTGGTATAAAACAGAAGATGTAGATAAGAAAGACTTGTATTTAGAAGCTAAAGAGGATATAAAAAAGTCTACAAAAGTTATTTGGTTGGATACAATGGGAGAAGCTGATTTTAAAAAACACTCAAAAGTTAAACATCATGAAAGAAGGATGGGTAGAATTTCAAAGAATTCCATGTAAGATAGGATTTATAGATAAATGGACAGGTGATTCAGGAAGTAATCCTAATAATCCTAAAGCAGCTAATTTTAACCTTAATGCATTTAGTACTTGGTTTAGATTAAATGGAAAAGGTAAATGGATTAATAAAAACCAATTTCAGTTTGATTTTTATAACACTCTTATTTTTGAGAGAGGATTATATAATGCTGAAGATTTGTGGGAGAATTATATAAAAGAAGAAAATGATTAAATATGAAAGAATTATTAGAATATGCAAATAGTGTAATAAAAGATCATCCTGGGTTAAAGAGGGATATAATAAGTCTTGTGGAACTTTGTAATGATGAAATCTCCCAGGGAGAATCTTCTGAGCATGAAATTGAACTTTGCATAGAGGATATTAGACAATTAATTGAAAAACTATGAGATTTGAAGAAGAAGACTTCGAGAGAGCACATCTAAAAGATCAGATGTATCTTGAGGAATATCAAAAAGAGATAGAAGAAGAGTGGCAGAAATGGGAAGAAGAACATCCTTCTCCTGCTAAGATTGTAGTATTAAAACCATTTAAAACAAAGAAACATGAGCAAAGAGATCAAAGTACCAAACTTTTATAATATAGAGATAGGTCAACTTACAAGAGCAGGAAATCTTAATATTAGTCATTCCTTTATTTGTAAATCAGATAAGGATTATAATAGTGTCAATAATTTCTATTCTTCTAAATATAAAGGATTCTATGTAAGAACAGTAGAAGTAACAGAAGTTGTACAGGATGAGATTCCTAAAATAGTTCCTTATGATTATTCTTATAGCAGTCCTAAAGAGAAAGAAATAGAAAGTCTTAAACAAGAAATTAGAAAGCTAAAAGAAGGAACAGGTTCTTCTTTTGACAGATTTTCTGGAGAAATAAGTAAAAGCTATCTACCTCTTGATACTAAGAATCATCTTAAAGAATTTAGAGAGAAACTAAATGAATACACTGTTCTTAAAGATACAATACAAGATGAAATTAAGGCTCATATAAAGAGTAAATACAGTACAGGATTAGATGTTTATGACATAGAGTTAGAAGATTTTACTCCTGGCACTAGTGAATTCAAATTTACTACAAAGCTTTATGGAAAGATTTTACCTGCAAATAATATTATAGAAGAATGATACTAAAATTAACACCTTTTCATTTTGAAGAACTTATCCAGAGAGGTTATTCTCTGGACATCATCTTCCTATTAAGACTTATTCATGAGCAAACAGACATAACTGAGCTTAAAGCGAATAATCTTAAAATAGATATGCTTTATGAAACACTTGTAAGAAAAGAACTTTTATCAGAAGATGGTAAACTTACTCTTATGGGACAGGAACTATTAGCTTTTATGGATAGTAAAATATCCAGAAGGCTGAAAAAGAATACTGTTGATAGTTCTGAATTTGAAGCATGGTGGCAAGTTTATCCCGGAACAGATACCTTTGTTTATAATGGTAAAACATTTCAGGGTGCTAGAAGTTTAAGAGCAAATAAAGAAGAATGTCGTTCTAAGTTTGATAAGATCCTATTAGAAGGAGAATATAAATTAGAAGATATGATCTCTGCATTAGAATTTGATATTCATCAGAAGAAGGAAGTTTCCTTTAAGACAGGAAATAATAAACTTTCTTATATGCAGAACAGCTTGACATATTTGAATCAGAGAAGCTTTGAAGGTTTTATTGAACTTGTAAGAGCAGGAGCTGTAATTATAGAATCACCCGAAGCATCTAAAGGATATACAGAAATATGATAATAGATCAATTTAGTCCTAAGAATCCTGGTCCTGGTTTGTATAGATATAGTGATATGAACTATGGAGACTATGGAGATATAGAAGTGAAAGTAGAATTATCTAAATTTCCTATTGTGAAAGAAACTTCGTGTGGGGTTTGGATATTGTATCCTTTTAGTAAGCTTGGAAGAAGATGGGTAAGTAATAGAGCAAGAAAAAGATTTGCATATCCTACTGAAATGGAAGCTCTTAAGAATTTTAAAGCAAGAAAAGCTAAACAAATTAGAATTCTTAAGTTTAGATTAAGATATGCTCAGGAAGCACTTATAGAAGGTGAAGTAATAAGAAGAGTAAATAATTATCCATTATGACACCAGAAGAGATTTTAGATGAAAGAAATAAGATAGCAGAGTTTAAGAAGCAATTTGCAGAATATCCTCTTAGACCTGATCAATGTTTTAAAGGAGTAAATCTTAAAGAGATACTACAGAAAGAACTAGGAGAAGATCAGGGATGGTTTCTTGGAATATGCTTAAGTGCAGTTATAGTAAAAGCTATGAAAGAGGCTTGTAACCAAGCTGTTGATCTATGTGCTGAAAATGCTCAAATCAAAATGGAAGGAGAAAGACTTACATATGGACCTCCTCCTACTTGGTGGGCAGTTATTGATAAAGAATCTATTTTAAAAACTAAAGAGCAAATAAAATGAAATATATACTTATAGATTTATTTAATGATACTATAAACATAGTATGTAAAGATGATGAATCAGGTGATTATTTGATACTCGATACATTAGCAGAAGCTAAAATAGCTAAAGAAGAATATTGTCAGAATGGTATTATAGTTCCTCTTGGTGATTTTATGACAGTATTAGAAGACTGTTCTGGATTTATAGGAGCTGCTTTATTTGAATTAGGAGAAGAAGAAGATGAAGATGGTAATACTGTAGATGAAGAAGATAGTTTAGAAGCATCTGTTAACCAATTTTTACAATGACAAAAATATTAATAATTGTTGAAGGAGGAAATATTCAATCAATTTTCTCTACAGAATCTATAGAGTATATCGTTCTTGATCGTGATAATATAGCAACAGGAGATAATGTCCCTACTATGGAAGATTATTCTGTAGAAGATAAATTAATAAGTAAAGAAGAAATGGATGATTGTCTTATATGTGCTAGGGTAGTTAGTATCTTAGATAGATATGCAGGAAATCATGATCTTATCTCTCTTGTACAGAATGGTATGATTTTATTTAGTGAAGCAGTTACATACTTAAATTCAATAAAACCATGAGAACAATAAAAAGTGTAGGAGTAGTAATATTAGGATTCCTAATTATTGTATTAGCAGTATTAGTCCAAATGATAGAAAAGGATTTTGAAAAAGCAGAGAAGTCTTTTACAAATAAAATAGGTCAACATGTAGTTTTAGGGAAAGATACCTTAATGATCATTGATTATTCTCTACTTCAGAGTAACTTTGTACTCGAAGATGGTAGAGTAATATCTAAAAAGTTAGCAGAAGATCATCTAATAATCAAGAAATGAGTTTTGATATAGTTGAACAAGAAGTAAATGATGGATTAGCAGGGAAGAATAATGGTATTCCTATGGGCTTTGACAGATTAAATCACTATGTAGGGATTCGTAGAAGAATCCTTACATTAGTGTTTGGATCCACAGGTTCAGGTAAGACTGCCTTTATTCACTCTGCTTACATCCTAAATCCATTTGATTGGTATATAAAGAATAAGGATAAAACAGACATTAAGTTTAAAGTAATCCTATTCTCTATGGAAAGAAGTAAAGTATATATCCTAGCTAAGTGGATTAGTAGAAGAATTTTTATTGATTATGGAATTCTTATTCCTATTCAGAAGATGTTAGGATGGTGGGATGTTAAAATGACTAAGGACGAACATGATTTATTCTTAGCTCAAAGAGACTATCTTGGTGAACTTCTGGAAGTTGTTGATATCATAGAAGGTCCACAAAATCCAAGAGGAGTTTTTGTTCCTGTAAATGAATATGCATTGAAAAATGGTGTGATACATCAGATTGATAAGTTTAATAAAGTTTATGAGCCTAATCATCCTAATGAAATAGTAATTGTAGCTGAAGACCACTTAGGTTTAACTAAAACTGAAAAGGACTATACTACTAAAAAAGCAGCAATTGATAAGGTAAGTGAATACAATCAAATGTTTAGAGATTTATTTGGATATTCTCCTGTAGCTGTTAGTATGCTTAATAGATCTCTAAGTAATCCTGTTTATCAGAAAATGGAAAGCTTCGAGCCAAACATTGATGATGTCAAAGAGACAGGAAGACCTGGAGAAGATTCAGATGTTGTCATTAGCTTATTTGATCCTATCAGATATAAGACAACAGATCCTACATATAATGTAGATAAATTTATAGATTCTGAAACTGGAGCTAATTATTTCAGACGAGTAAAAATCCTTAAGAATTCATATGGGGAAGATTTAGTTGGCTCAGGAATGGCATTTCAGGGTTCTACGGGGATATTTTCCGAGTTACCAAAGAAGTCTTTAATGACTAGTTTTGATTATAATGAATTATTTAATGGTTCGTACTTTCTAACTAATAAATAAATGCCTAGATATTTTAAACAAAATGGTAAAAGAGTACCAAATTTAAAAATGGAGAAAGCATGGATTGTAATACCAGTTAAATCCGAGAAAGGTAGTATTCAGAGTAATATTGAATCCTATTTGGTACAAACAAGAGTAGCAGATTATATAGTATTACTTGAGAGTAAGATTAAAAATGGTTTACCTAAATTATCAATAAAATGAAAAGTAATAAAGAATATAGATTTAAGGATAATCCTAAAGAAAAAAAGCTTCATGATAAATTCATAGAGATGTTTAAAAGCACTGGAATAGCAAATAAAATACTTTCTGCAATAATATTTGGATGGAGAGGCTTTGATCAGAAAATTCCTAATAGATTCTTAACAGATGATGAAGAAGATATTTGTTTAAATCTTATTCAATGGCTTGGTTCTCCTGTAGGACAAAGTTTCTTGGAACAATGTGGGTTTATTAATAAACAAACAAAATGAAGCTTAAGACTATTTTAGTATTGGTAGAATTAGAGGATGGATCAGTCCATCAGGTGTTGTGCTCCCAGATAATAAAAGATCTTTGTATTGATCTTATGACTACAGAGACAGGAACTCTTAGATTATCTGAAAGAATTGAACCAATTACAATAGAAACTTATCAGAAATGATTATAGAGACTAAATTAGATTTAGACGATCCTATAGACACTTCTTTACCTTTGAGAGATCAAAGACAGAAGGAATTTGCTAATATATTCTGGAATAGTGATCAGAGAGGCATTCTTCTTTTAGCCCCCAGGTTTGGTAAGTGTTATGTAGGAATAGATATTATGCAGAGATTACCTTCTGATAGTAAGATTCTTATTGGTATTCCTGATAACAAGATTAAAGCTTCCTGGGAAGAAGATTTTGTAAGTAAAGAATATTCAAATCCTAATATTACATTCTCTACTCATATTTCTCTTCATAAATATCAAAGATACTTGTATGATTTCATTATTATTGATGAGTTACATAAACTTAGTAAGGCTGAAATAATAGTATGTAAATTACTCTTTAAAAATAATAAAAGAATACTTGGTCTTACTGGTACTCTTAGTGATGAGAATGAGCAGATATTTTATAATAAACTAAACCTTCCTGTAATAGCAGAATACAAAATAGAGAAAGCTGTTGAGGAGGGAATAGTAGTTGATTACAATATTTCTGTTATTCAGGTTCCTTTAGATCTTTATCAGAGAACTTGGGTTAAGAATAAGTTTATCTCAGAGAAAACAAGATTTAACAATCTTACTTGGGTAATTGGAGCTCTGGAAGAGAAAAAGAAGAGTTCTATGTTTATGCGACTTGCACGAATGAGAATAATTCAAAAAAGTGTAAGTAAGCTAAATAAGACCAAAGAACTTTTAGCTAAATATTCTAATGAGAGAATATTAGTATTTTGTGGAACCACTGCTACTGCAGACAGCTTAGGAATTTCTTCTTATCACAGCAAATCAAAGAACAAACAAATCTTTAAGGATTTTGCTGATGGTATTGGAAATCAATTAGCTGTTGTTAAGATTGGTAATACAGGTGTTACATATAAACCTCTGGATAAGGTGATAATAAATTATTTTTCATCATCTCCAGAAGATTTAACACAACGTATTAACAGGTGTATGGGTTTGGAATATAACAATCCAGATAAGAAAGCTAAAATCTATATCATAAGTACTGATGAAGCTATTGAAGCTGCTTGGTTAGATAAAGCTTTAGAATTTTTTGACAAAGAAAAAATTATATATCTATGAAAAATATAGGAACTAAAGAAGAACAGAAAAAAATTAGAGAATTAATTAAAGAGGCTGACAAAAGAGGGTTTAAAAAAGGAACATTCTATATTAGAAAAAATATTCTTTTGAATGGTCAGATTATAACTCAAGAAGAAGTAGCTGAACATAGAGCAGAATACTTCTGTACATATCCAGATGAAAGAGGTATAACTCTTTTCTGCGGTCCTTCTCAAGGACTCATTTACTGTAGAGGAGAATGGACAGTCGAGATAGATAGTAAGAGATCAAAAAAATACTGGTAAAATTACATATTTATGACAGCATTAGATTTATATAAGTTTGTAACAAAGAATAAGCTTGAATGGCATTGGGTGAATCTTAAGGAAATAGATGTAATTTTATTTATTCCTTTTGATCTACTCACAGAATGGATCACTCTACTAGGTCCTAACATACTTGATGAAGAAGGCGTGCTATGCCATATGAAAGAGGGGTATATGTGCTTTTTAATGCAAGAAATTTGTGATTACACAGACATAAATATCTCAGAAATATTTGGAAATGAGAAAGATAATTCGTAAATTTATAATCAAATAAGTTAAAAACAATAATTAAAAAAGTGAGAAATGGTAGAAAAAGAAAAAGAAGAATTTAAATTACCAACAGAGATTACAGAAGCAACATTATTACCCCCCAGAGATTTAGTCATAATCTCTATTCCAAAAGCAGGCAAAGGAACAATTCTTGGAAAATTCTCAGAGCAGTATAATGCTCTTGTATTAGATCTTGAGAAAGGTGGATATGATTATATATCTGCCAGAAAAATCTCTACATATACAGGACAGGAAACTACCAGGTGGGAAAGTTTTCAGAACTATGTGAAGTATAGAAAGATGCTATTGGAGAATAAAGGTAAATATGAGTATCTAATTGTTGATGGTCTCTCAGATCTTGATGATTTGTCAGAGATTGGAGGAACATATGCTTATATGAATAGTGTTATTGGTAAGAATTTCAATCGTCCTAAGTTAGCCAGTGGTGCTTATGGAGAACAATTTGAATTTAGTGATCCTAGATTCCAGTCTGTATTAACTCTTCCTGAAGGGTATGGTTATCAACATACAAGAACATGGTTCATGCAACAGGTAGAATTAATCAAACAAATTGCTCCTTATAGACTATGGGCTGCACATCTTGCAGATAAATACATAAAGGATAATGGCAAGGAACAGGTAATAGGAAGTGAATTAGCACTTACAGGACAGTTGAAGCGTATATTTGCATCAAAGGTAACTACTATGGCTAAATTAGTTGTAGAAGGCTCGGAGAGATGGTTAAACTTTGATGTTCAGAATGACAGTATTGTTGCAGGTAGTCGTGCTCCTTTTCTTGAGGGTAAAATGCTTATTTCTAGAAAAGGTACAGATGGTAGTATTGAAACATTTTGGGAAAAAATTTATAAATAATTAGATATGGATAATATAGCAAAAGGTGTTGCAACAGATCAAACTACTATGAATATAGCACTTGGCAGATTAAGTAATTTAACTAATTACTTGGATGATCAAGCTGCTATTTTTAGTGATCAGATTAAGAAATTAGATATTAGTAGTTATAAACCAGAAGAAGATGTTAATATAAAAAATCCAGTTCCGAAACCAGAACAGGAATCAATAATAGAACAAATGTCTTCTCTATTAAATAAATTAGAAAGAATAATTGTGAGAATTGATGTAAATAATGAAGCATTTAGAAGAATAGTATAAATTTAAAATTAGAAAAATGAGTAACATTGGTGGAACACGTAGAGCAAATCAGGATTTCTCTAAAAAAGTAGGTTTAGTGGAATGTAAAGTTGTAGCAATTAATCCTTCAGTAGAAGAATACAAAGAGCATTTCAACATTGAGTTAAAAGAAGATAGCAAGGCAACAGAATATCTTGGTGAAAGAGAAGGTAATGATACTTTAAGAATTGATGTCTGGCTTGAAGCTATTAAGAACCAGGAGAGATTCAAAGCTACTTTTTTCCTTGAGAACAGGGAGAGAGAGAATAAAGATTTTACTAAGAAACAGTATATTAATGCAGTAGGTAATTGTAGTTGGGCAGATGATCCTAATAATTTACCTGCTTGGTTTACTGCAAGAGATTATAGAGTAGCATATGTAGGAGAAGAAGATCTTTATAATTTCTTAAGGACATGGTTAGGTCAGCTTGACTATCGTTCTGCAGAAACTACTTTACAACTTGAATGGAAAAAGTTGATGAATGGTAATGTAAAAGATCTTACTGATCTTATTGATGGAGAATGGTGTACTGATATTATAGCTTTGGCTACTGTTATTGTAAAAGAGGATAAAGAAGATCCTACAAAAGTAAAAGAATTCCAGGGTATTTATAACAAAGCATTTCTTCCTCCATATTGTTTGAAGAATTTCAGATTAGTAGACTATATGGATTCTACTGTTATCGAAAGTCTTAAGAATAAAGAGAAACTTAAACCATATGAAAAATTTGTACTTAATGTTACAGATCCAGAGTATGGTTGTAAAGATTTCTTTATTCTGAAAGACATTAAGGAATATGTACCAGAGGAAAATCCTGTAAGTACCAATGCTCCTGCAGTTAGTTCAGAGGGACCTGAGTATTAATTAGGTATTAATAAACTCCCTCTAAAAATAGGGGGAGTTTTTATTTTTTAATTATGACTATAGAGGAAAAGATATCAAAGCTTATAGCTCTTGGAGGAAAGATTAATGTAGCAGCAGTTCACGATAGAATACAAGGATATTATCCAGAATATAATGAGATTCTTATAGCTGCTGGTTGGGAGGAAGAACAACTTAATAATACTCTAGATGAAAAAATAGAGTTCCTAGAAAAAAGACCTTGGTTAAAGTTCATAAAGGATTTAAAAAATAAAGAATGATAACAGGAGTAAAGAAAGTAACACTTACTACAGAGGCTATTCTTAGAAGAATATCAGAATATGATATATTTCGCTACTATATGCCTAATACACAATGGAAACCTAATGATGCTACTATATCACCATTTCCAAGATCAGACGGAAGAATAGAGAATAATCCTTCCTTTGTAATAGGAAATAAACATGGTAATCTTTCATTTATAGATTTCACTGATACAAGTCTTAGAGGTGATTGCTTTACATTTGTTAAACTCCTATTACACATTCCTACCCTGGATGAAGTATTAAAAACTATTGATAGAGATTTTGGATTAGGTATATCTACAGGACAAGTAGGGAACTATAAAAAGATAGTAGGTCAATATCAGCAACCTGAAGATTTAGGTAAACGTTATTCATTAGTTCAGGTATCTACCAGACAATTTACACATAATGAGTTAGCTTATTGGAATCTGTATTATCAAGATATAGAGGATCTAAGAGCAAATCATATTTATTCTATTAAGGAACTTTATCTGAATAAGAAGAGATTTCCTTTGAATGATAATGAACTTAGATTTGGGTATTTATATGATGGATACTGGAAAATTTATAGACCATTTGCTGATAAGAGATCAAAATGGGTTCCAAATAATGTGCCATTAAATATGATGAGAGGACTAGACAATTTAAATAAAGAATATAATAGTCTTATATTAGATTCTCTTAAAGATTATATGGTTTGTAGAAAAATTTATGAATATGTAGCTCACTCTCAAAATGAAAGTCTTGCTGCCTTTTCACATGAAAATATAGCATATATAAAAGAGAATTCTAAAGAAGTATTTTATGGAGGAGATTCTGATGCTCCTGGTAAACAAGCAAGTTATGCTATTACTAGTGCATTTGGATTTAAACACATAAATCCTCCAGATAATTTACTTCCTTCTGTAAAAGATTGGGCAGGGTGGGGCAAAGATAGAGGTTTAAAAGAATTAGAAAATCATTTCATAAAAAAAGGATTATATGGTTAATTTTTCTTACACAGTAGAAGGAGTCACATATATTGGAAATATTAATAAAGGAAATAAAATCATTTAAAAACAAAAGGATTATGAAAGATGTAGAATTAGGTCTTAATGCTGAAATGGCAAAATCAATAATTGATGAATTAGTAAAAAGAATAGAAGAATTAGAAGAAGAAGTAGAAGTAGTAATCTCTCTTAATAAGTCATTAGCACTTCTTAATAAAGAATATAGTAATAAACTTCTAAATACGACAGTTTCACTAACAAAAAAAGAAAAAGTAATAGAGAAAGATTGTCCTTACTCATTCTTAAAAGGGAAAACTAGAGATTTTTGTACAACACTACTCGATATCTATGGAACGGATACAGTAGTGTTTGTTAAAGATCCTACCTATCTTAAATTACTTGATGAAGTAAAGCTCTATAATTTTAATTCCTCTTTGTTATCACTAGATAGAAGAAAATATGCTAAAGTAGGGCTTAGTAAAAATAATTCAATAGTAAAAAGTTTTCAATTTACACCAAAAATGTATGACAGAGAGTTTACAGAATCTAATGAATGAAACATCAGCTTGGTCTGATAAAACTTTTGATGAAGGAAGATTCAGAAGGAATAGAAGTGTTTCTATCTCGTATCATCTTCAAAAGGAAGCTAAGGAACTCACAGAAGCTTTAAAAGAGTTCTATAGTGGTGGTATGCCTACATTGGAATTTATAGAAGATACAAATAAAGAATTTGCAGATGTTCTGATTCTTTTAATGGATGCTGCGTGTCATTATGGGCTTAATGCTGATCAACTTCTTACAGTTGCCTTTAATAAACTGGAAGAGAATAAGAGTAGAACTTGGGGAACTCCGGATGAAAATGGTGTTGTAGAACATATAAGAGATTAATGAAAACAGTAATGATAGATGTAATTAGTAATGTTATCTTCTCCCGACTTTCTAAGGGAGAGGATAATACTAATGCTACAATTCAACTTTCATCTCTATTAATGAATAAATTTCGTAAGGAGATATGTGGATTTACTGGAATTGGAACAATGAGTCCTCTCACAAATCCAACATCAGAGATAACTATCGCTAAATACGATTTAATCTGGACTATCAGAAATAGAGAATACAGAGATGATACAAATGATCCAGATGTAGAAGAAGAACTTTATAAATTAGCACAAGAATGAAAAAAGGAGCTGGAAATATAACGTTCAGAGGAATTGATTTGTACATAGAATATGAATGGTCTGAATACATTCCTGAGAAAATGTATCTTTCTAATGGAGACCCCGGGTATCCTGCAGAAGGAGGGGATTTTGATATCTATGCTGTTCTTGTAGGAGAGATAGATATTATTGGATTACTAAGTGATAAAACAATTAGTGAGATAGCAGAGAAATTTCAGAATGAGAATAGTATTTGTGGTGAAGGTTATTTTGAAGAATAATAAATTAATAAACAATAAAAATGGATCTAAAAACATATAGTGTAAAAAAACAAGATGTCTTAAGTACTGTTACTCCAGAATCTACACGTACTTATAAAGCAATGTCACATGAAACCCTTATTGATTTAACCTTGGAAGGAATAGTTCAGTCAGGTTTTAAATTGGATAAAGAAAGCTATACAATGGCCAGAAAAGGTAATGTAGCCAATGGTCGCTATACTATTAGTGATGTTGCTGATAGTGAAATGCAGATTCAGATTGGTTGGCAGAATAGCCTGGATAAGTCTATTAGTTTGAAATGGGCTATGGGTGTTCATATTTTCATCTGCAGTAATGGTGCTATCTCCGGTGATATGGGTGCATTCAAGAAGAAACATTGGGGAGATGTACAGACATTCACTCCACATAGTATTGCAGAATACATCAAGACTGCAGGGGATGTCTTTATTACTATGCAACAGGAAAGAGATGCTATGAAGAATATTGAAATGACCAAAAGGGTTACTGCTGAACTCCTGGGCAGAATGTATATTGAAGAAGGACTTATTGAGAGTACACAGCTAAATATCATTAAGAGGGAATTAGATTCTCCTACGTTTGATTATGGTGCTGCTAATAGCTTATGGGAACTTTATCAGTTTACAACTTATTCTATGAAGGAACTACATCCTACTACATGGTTACAAGATCATATAGATGTTCATAGATATTTTGTAGGACAGACAGGTTTAATTCTTCCTAAACAAGAGCCTATCCAGGTTCCTGAAGTAGTATTTGAAGACAAAGCTCAATTAAGTTTGTACAATGAGTTCGACAAAATTGCTCAATATTAAACTATGAAAAGTGATGATAAATGGTTGCTATTTAAAAACTATCTTCATAATGAGCTTGGTATAACTAAGGAAGATATTAGAGAATGGATTGATGAAGCTGTAAGAGATGAGGCTACTAAAATGGTAAATAATGAATTTAATTCATTTAATGTGAGAACGATATTAAATAACATTATTACTACAGATAAATATGGAAGTAGTAACTGGGGTAAATTACGAACAGATATTACTGAAACTATAGTAAAGGAGCTCACTGCTAAATTAGAAATAACTATAAATGCTAAAAAATGATTTGGGATAATTTTAAAGATCTATTTCACCATTCCTGGTGGGAAAAGATGAAACCTTTTATTGAAAGTGAAGAATGTGATAAGATCTATAAGTTTCTTAAAGAAGAAAGTGGGAGGGGCAAGAAGATTGCTCCTCTCTCTTCTAATACATTTAGGTGTTTTAAAGAAACTTCTTTAGATGAGTTAAAAGTAATATTAGTAGGAATGTGTCCTTATCATTCCTTAAAAGACGGAAAGCCTATTGCAGATGGTTTATTAATGGGATGTAGTAATACAGGATATCCTCAACCTTCCCTGGAACAGTTCTATACAGCTATAGAAAATGAGCTTTATAAGGGCTTAAATCTTAGGTACTTTAAGAATCCTGATGTTAGTTATCTAGCTAATAAAGGAGTATTGATGCTTAATGCTGCTCTTACTACTGAAATAGGATTAGCAGGAGCACATCAGGGTTTATGGAAACCTTTTATGAAATATTTATTTTCTCACTTAGCAACAGGAGGCACTCCAATAATTCTTATGGGAGAAAAAGCTGCTGAAGTTGAGGAGTTTATAGATCCCTATAGTTGGGTATTTAAGGTTAGTCACCCTGCAAGTGCTTCTTATAGAAAGACTCAATGGAATTCAGAGGGAGTATTTACATTAACTAACAGGGTACTAAAAGAAACAAATAATATAAGTATTACCTGGTTAGATGAAGAAGAGGATAATTTACCATTTTAAATAAATAAATATGTTAGTAAAAGTGGAACAATTAGAAAAAGGAGATGAAATAATTATCCCTCATGGGAGTGAATTTATTCATATAAAAGTAATTAGACCTGCTCGTCTATTATATGTAAAGGATAAAGACAAAAATAGAATCCTTAAGTTAGATAGAAGTGGAAAACAAATGTATGGTAATATTTGGGGTAGTACAAATGCTGAGATAAAAGAATGGGATACTACATATTTTTGGGATACTACTATACGACATCATAGAAGGGTAAAGTTTATATTTAATCCAACAGAGCATAATCATGAACAATATTTTAAACTTAATTATTGTCATATATTTTTATTAAATAGAAAGTTATGAATAAAGATGATAATATTTTAAAAGAACTACAATTACAACTAGAGATCATGGTTAGAAGACAAATTGAAAAAGAAAAAGATCTGATAACTGATTGAAATTAAGTAACTTTAAAACAAATTAAAAAAAACGAGAAAATGATACAAAAAGTTGAAATGTTTACAGTGGTTTGTGATAATTGCGGAGAAGATGCCGGATGTGACAATGATTCTGGATCATGTTGGAGTGATGAATCAGCAGCCAAAGAGCAAGCAATAGAATCTGAATGGATAGAACATAAAGGATTTCATTATTGCCCTAAATGTTGGTCATATGATGAAGATGATAATATAGTATTGGCTATTAATTCATTTAATAAATCAGCAAAATGAAATACCAAGAAGAAGTTTACGAATTAGTTCACGCAATTGAAGCACTTAAATTATTAATAATAGTAAAGGAATGATATTACAAGAACAGAAAGACACAATAATATTATCAGATGGAGAAGAGCAAACAGGATCTATAGCAATGTCCCTGGATGAGAATTCTACTCAAATGCTTATGCAGATGTTGAGTAAAAATCTCTATGCAGATGAGATAGGTTCTACTATAAGGGAATTAGCAAGTAATGCCCTTGATAGTCATAGGCGTGCAGGTGTAATAGATAAACCTATTATAGTTTCATTTAAGTATAACTCTGAAGGAAATCTTGAGTTTGCTGTTGAAGATTTTGGTGTAGGCTTAGATGAGAGTGATGTAAAGAATATCATAAGTAAATATGGTAAATCTCTAGCAAGAACAGAAGTTAATTCATTAGGAATGATGGGTCAACAAAACTAGGCCCAGTACAAGAGTAATTTTGTATTATAAATATTGGATGAATTTTTGGAAATCTAAGTTAGATTTTATATCTTTGTGTCCTAACAAGTACATACTATGGGATACAAATTTATTGTGAATCACGAATATTTTGAGAAGATAGATAATGAGTATAAAGCCTATATTTTAGGTTTTATATATGCAGATGGATCTGTATGGCAATCATCAGAGAACAGACAAATACAGTTAAGAGTGAATGTACAAGAAGAAGATGGATATATACTTGAAAAACTTGCTTTAGAAGCAGGAGGTAAACAAATATCTATTGTACATTATCCTTCAAATGTTGTTAAGAATTGGAAAAAAACAGCACTTATTGATATTCATTCTACACAACTTTGTCAATCTCTTATTAACTATGGTTGTAATATAAATAAAAGTAGAGTAGGAATGACATTTCCTAAGTTAGATAAAGATTTTATTCCTCATTTTATTAGAGGATTTATGGATGGTGATGGTAGTATAATTCTTAAACCACTTAATTATAAGTATAAAAGAAAAGCTACTTATGTGACGAAGAACGCACATGTTCAACAATATAAACTAAAGATTGCTTTCTGTTCTACAGATAAAGTATTTCTGGAAAAAATTGTAGAATACTTACCAACTAAAAAATCTTATATAGCTGAAAGAAAAAGAACACAAATAGTATATGTTCTCTGGATTGAAAATACTGAAGATGTTCAAAATTGTTTAAACTACTTATATAAAGATGCTATCTATTTTTTAAAGAGAAAACATGATAAACTTGAAGAATTTAATAAGACAATCAAAAGCCAAGCTGAAGATAAATCTTCAGAAGGTTTAGAGACTACCTGAGCAATAAATTTGCTTAATAACAGGAAGTAGTATGGTTTAGTCACCATATGAAAAAGCGTCCAACTCCTCTTTTGAGGATGATGATATAGTCCGACACTCTAAGAAATTAGAGATTACATAACCGCTAGGTTTTAAATCTCCACTTGCTTATACATCAGCATTTTATTTCATAGCCAGGAAAGATGGAATAGAACGTAAATACATGATGTATGAAGGAGAAAATGGTAATACTATTGATCCTTTGTATGAAACTGAAACTGATGAGGGAGATGGTGTAAAGGTTATAGTTCCTGTTAGTTTTAGTGATAGGCATGATTTTCTTAATAAGATAAAAGAGCAACTTGCTTATTTTGAAGATGTCTACTATGATATATTTACTGGTATGTCTAATGATTTCAAGATACATCGTGGATCTGAGTTCCAATATTCTGAAAATACTTCAGATAATAGTCTTCATATATGCCTGGATAATGTTTACTATCCAATTGATTTTGGTAAAATGAATATTCCCAGAATTGAGGCTCCTATTGGATTAAGATTCTCTTTATCTGATGGATTATTTCCTACACCAAATAGAGAATCTCTACGATATACCTCAGAAGCTAAAGCTACTATATTAAGTAAGATAAAGCTTGTAGCAGAATATTTTATTGATAAGTATAATGAGTCTATTACAGATACAAAGAGTTTAGATGATATCTTTAAGTATTATAATTTCAAGGAGAAATATGTAAGTATTTGTGATGATATTGGGAAGAATTTTGATGTTAGAACATTTCTTCCTTTCTCTACAAAAGCTTTGATTAAACCAAAACTTGAAGAAATAACTCTCTTGGATCTGGAGAGAGTTGTAGATAATAAAGATAAACTTCTTGGAGAATATAAGATTAAATTTGAGGCTTCTTTTTATAGAATAAAAGAACTTAATAAAAGAAAAAGTAGTGATGTTACTGTATCAAATTTAAACAATTCAAGTAAGAAGTACTATTTGTATAATATTCCTATGAGTTTTCTTAAGAAAGAATATCTTAAAAGTACTCTTAATGGGTATGATACTGTCTATTTAGTAAAGAAGGTAAGTAAGTATAATCTGGGTCTTAGAGCTGAGTACTTTGAGGTTGAGAATTATATGAAAATTCTTAAACTTAAGAAGTATCCTAGAGAGGAATGGAGAACAATGATTAAAGAATATCAATTTGTCCAATCTTTACTCATCTCTAAATTTATTAATGTTGATGAGATTGAAGTATCCCAAGAGTGGTTAGATTCCAGGAAAAGACAAAGATTATCTATATCTCAAGGAGGAAATAGAAGAGTAAAACTTCAGGGAGAATTTTCTTGTAAAGTAGCACAACCATTAGAGAGATATGTACAGGGGAGAAGTTGTAAATTTGTAGCAACAACCCTTAAATATGAAAATCTTCATAATATTGGTGCTCTTATTATCTATGATACCCATGACAACAATGATAAGTTAGATAATTTATACAATATTGTGGGTAGTCTGGGTAAAATAAGATGTATAACATTCTCTGAAAGAGAAATAAGTAACTTAGAAAAACTTAAAATTCATAATTTAATATCATATAAAAAATTTATGGAAGGAGATAATAAACCATTTAAAAGACTTGTTACAGCATATAAGATTAAGAAATTAATGGATGAATATCCTGCAGTATTTAATAAGACATTCCATCTTAAAACTGTTTCAAAAGATTTAATAGAGAAAATAAGATTATTAGCTAATTATGAAGCACTTAATTACAAGAGATCAGATAGTACTTTATATGATGCAATGCTTACAGTTGCAGAAGAACATAGTCTATTTGATCAGGAGATCTATCATATCTATACAAATGTCAATGACTTTCTAAAGAAATTACCTTTTATAAATATTCTCTTAGGTAGTATGGATAGATATGAGAGAGATGTAGAAAATAATGAGGATAAGGCTTTAATTAGTATTTTATGTGATATGCTAAAGTATTACAAAATCAGAATAGATTATACCAATTATAATATCACATTAAATGATACTACCTGGATGGATGAAATCTTAACAGATGAAACTGTTGATAATCTATTGGAAGATGGTTCTGAAGTAGAATCAGTGATTGAAGAAGAAGAAGTGTAAACAATTAAAAATCAAGTATTATGAGTTTATTTAGTTTAAATTGGTTTAAAAAGAACAAAGAAAAAGAAGTAGTTGAAAAAGTAACTGAAAAAGAAGGAATTATTTCAGTAACAGAGAAACCTTATAAGAGATTGAATCTAATAAGTGATACTCTGGTGGTAGTTATGCATGATGGATCTATCTTAAACAAGGTAGGGTGTACTGCTGCAGATTTTGAGGCAGTTAAAGCTGCATCTAATCTTGCAGATATCCTAGAGGTAATTGCTAATAGGGACGTAGTAGATGATAAAGAGGATAAGAGAGTTGAGCTTGAACAAATTAAGACTATCAATAAAGGATTTGAAGTACTTAAGAATTTTGGTGACTTTAAAGTAGAAGATAATAGTGTTTATCTTACTGGAATCAACAGAAGTTTGCCAAAACTTTTAATAAACAAATTTGCTGAAATCTTAAGTGATTATAGTGAATATACAGTACAGCAGACAGAAGATCTTTTATTGAAGAATGAAATGTACCAAGCTCTTAAAAGATTCTTTATGTGGTGTTGTTTGAATCCAAGAGCAGAAGTAGCTGATCAGCTTTATGACTTCTTAATGAAGAATGACTTTAAGATTACTAAACAGGGATTCTTTGTGGCTCTTCGTAATGTTGTTCAAATAAAGGATACAGATGAGGATGGTATGGTAAATTTTATTACCAACACTTATAACAAGATCAAAACTGTATGGAAGAAGAAACCTTCTGATTATTGTGTATATAAGAATAATGAAGGCAATCTTTATTTTACTAAAATTACTGATATTCCTGAAGAGAAAACAATGGGACATGAAGTAATAGGTAATTTAAAAAATCTGTATCTGGATCTTCCTACTATGGAAGAGAATCGGTATACAGATGGTCGTACCCATACTTTTGATATTCGTATTGGGCGTGTGGTAAATATGCCTCCTGAAGAGTGTAGTTGGTCTACTGCAGATTGTGGTGAAGCAGGCTTACATTTTGCAGGTCATACAGCTCCCTATGTTCTTTGTGGAAATACAACAATATTTACCCTTCATAATCCTATGAAAGTAGTTGGTATTGGAGAGGTAAAAGGCAGATGTTGGGAATACTTACCATTTATGGTAACTACAGTTGAAGAAGCAAATCAAATTATGAGCAGTTCAGACTTTGATTTTCTTCAACTGGATGAGAAATATGCTATTGATGAATTAGAAGGTCTTGAAGCAAAAGTTAAAGCAGGATTTGTTGCTGAAACAAGTAAGCATGAATTCAGTTTACCTGCAATCTCTACAATAGAGATAAATGATATTGTGAATTCTCTACAGACTATGAAGAGTGAAATAGCTAATAGAATTTCTCTAATTAAATAAGTTAAGATTAAATAATGTATCCCAAATTTATTATATTTGGGATACATTTTTAACTTTTTATATGAGAAAAATAAAACATGTAGTTAAGAATCCAAGAGTTATCAGAACAAGAAACTCTGGAACCATGACAGAAAGTGCCTTTTGGTCACTCATTCGTTCTGCATTAAGAGGGAAGAACAGATGGTGGAAACCAATTGCTCAGGCTAAAAGATTAGCAAAGAGAACCTATGTTGGTGATAATAAAAGACGAAAAGTAGCCTATCAATGTAATCATTGTAAACAACTCTTTCCAGAAAAAGAAATAGCAGTAGATCATATTATACCTGCTGGAACGTTAAGATGTTATGATGATCTCCCTGGATTTGTAAGAAGGTTGTTTTGTGAAATTGATAATCTACAAGTATTGTGCAACAATTGCCACACTAAAAAAACAGCAAATGAGAGGCAGAGTTAAATTAGAAGTTACAGATGATTTCTTAATCAAGCAGGGACATACAAGAGAATCCTATGAAAACTTAAGTAAAGGAGGTAGATGGAGTGTTCGTAATAGAGAAAAACATTATTCTATGTATAAAGAATCTATTGCTAAGAAGCCAGAACTCTATGCTAGAAGACATAGAAAATATTGTCTAAAACAAAATTATAATATTACAGAAGAAGATTATAATAAAATGTTAGATAATCAAAATGGTTGTTGTGCTATTTGTGGTACAAATACACCTACAGGTAAATGGAAAGTCTTTGCAGTCGATCACAATCATACAACAGATACTATAAGAGATCTTCTTTGTAATGAATGTAATAGGGTATAGGTTATCTTAAGGATAGTCCTGAACTCTTAATAAAAGCTGCTAATTATATTTTAAGACACAATATAAAAACTAAGGAGGAAAGAAATGGCAACAGTACTGAAGAATCTAAATGTAACAACAAAGAAAGTACATAGATGTTTCTCATGTCTTAGAAAATTCCCTGTTAATACAGAAATGAGATATCAAGTTTGTATTTATGAGGGTGATTTCTGTACTACATATGCATGCAAAACATGTTTAGAGATAATGACACTCTCCAAAGAATATGAATGGGAGAGTGGTTATGTGGATGAGCAACTTCAGGAAAGTCAAACTCCTGAAGATTTATTAAAATGTCTAAAACGTTATAAAAAATGAAGGTAATAACAATACCAATATTAGAATGTGTACAAAGATTTCTAAATATGCTTCCTAATAAGAAATTTGAAGAAATTGATAGTTATACATTAGCTGCAGAGATGGACCACATTGTTCCTGATTTGAAGGAAGATCTATTACTAAGAAAAGAAATAAAAGATTTACTTAAGACTCTTAGGAAAGATGCTAAAATGGCTATAAATGGAAAATGGGATTGTTCTACAAAAGAAGGCAAGGAAGGATTTGAATCTCAGATTACTTTAATTAATGAGATGTTAGCTAAAATTAAAATTAAAGACTAAATGATACAAGGACAATCAAGAACAGAAGCAACATATCGGGCTAAGATGCTCGATAGCTCTAGCTCATTAAAGGATTTCTCCTCTGATAGAAAGAAGTATTATAGGAAGTATATAATGAATGAGGAGGTTGAGGACAAGGATACCCAGGCAAGTCTTATGGGGAGAATTGTTGAAACTCTTCTTTTGGAGAAAGAATTGTTTGATTCTAGATTTTATATGTCATGTATTGCATTGGCTCCTACAGGATTAGGGCTTAAGTTTGTAGAAGCATTATATGAACATACAAGAAGATCTACTGATGAGAATGGTAATGTAAATAAGACATTTGAAGATATCTCAAAGCTTGCTTATATAGATGCAGGATACAAATTAACCTATAATACAATTATTAAAAAGTTTATAGGTTCTGATGATGAAATCTATTATAATGAGATTAGAACTGTAAGAGCTAATCATTTGGATGTAGTAACTACTCAAGATGTTACTAATGCTGAAAATATTGTTTCAGCTCTCAGAACCAATGCTATAACATCTGACATTGTAAATCTGGTAAACAGTAATCATTATACCATATTAAATCAATTTCAGATAGAAAACTATATTGTAGGAGGGCATAGATTTAAATCAATGTTAGACAAGGTGATAGTAGACCATTTTGAAAGAACTATTCAGATATATGATCTTAAATGTGTATGGGCTGTAGAAGGATTTTATAAAGAATACTATCTATATCATAGAGCATATATACAAGGTTATTTATATTGGAGAGCTATGTTATCTCTAACTAAGGATGTTAATCACGAATTCTATGGATATATAGTATTTCCTCCTAAGTTTATTGTGTGTGATTCAATTAATTACTATAGTCCTTTGATTTATGGGATGAATAATGAAGATCTATTAGAAGCTCTTTATGGTTTTGAGTATAAAGGAACACACTATCCAGGAGTAAAAGAAGTCGTTGAGAATCTAAAATGGGCTCTTGACAATGGAATATGGAACATATCCATGAAGAATTATTTAAGTAATGGACGATTAAATATTAAAGATTAGATGGAAGTAAAGAAAACAATTACCAGTATTTTTATGGTTCCAACCCTTCAGATTCCTAAGGATGGATTGAAGAACAATGCTTTTATTAATGGCTATATAAAAGATATTAGAAAGGATTTTCAATATCCTAACTCTATCTATTTGTTATTTAAGCCTATTAACATTAACAAGTTTAGAAGATTCCTGGATGATGAGTATGAACGAACCAAAACAATAATAGAGGATTATAACTATGAAGATGGCTTTGTAGTAGTGGTATATAAATTAGATACCTCTTTCATTAAGGATTTTGATCTAATAAAAGAAGGAAAGTATTCTAAAACCTCATTACCTTTTCAAGCTTTATTTCCTAAGGTGGTTACACTTATAAAGAATGGTTCCTCAAGAGAAGAAATATCTCTGCAGTATAGAATATTTAATAAGACTCAAGATCTTGTTCAATATTGGGAGGATAAATTTGGAATAGAGTTTGATAATAAACAGGAGATATGGGATGGATTTCGAGAAGAAGATGAAATTTTAGATATTGATAAAATAAAATTGCATGGAAAATAAGTATTTTATTCCTGATATAGAAGAATTGAGGGTAAGGTATGAGTGGGAATGGATAGATAGAACAAATCTTTCATATCTATATCAAGGAGAATGTAAAGATATTAATACCTTTAGATATATCTGTAAACTCCTCAAAATCTAATAAAAACAGTTAGTAATAAGTAAGAGAATTGGTTAAGTAAAATTTTTCAGTTCTCTTGCTTTTTTTAAAGGAAAGACTTAGTTTTACTACTCTTTCCTACAATTAGGACGAATTCTAAACATTAATAGATATGGAAAATATGCCTGAAGAACAATTCTCTGAGATCGCCAACCTTCTGCAATGTATTGTAGAAGGACCTAAAGGAGATGATCCAGTGATAAGAAGTGAATACTTTAAAGTGGTACAAAGACATTCAGAGCGAATTCTGGTAAAGCTGGAATCTAATCCTCTTCCTTTAAAGTAATATTGATGTTAGAAGAAAAAATCCTATGCTTACGTGTAGGATTTTTCTTTCTAATTTATTTAGTTATTGAAAAATATTAATTAAATTTGTTATTAAAATCAATCAAATGGCAAAGGCAAAAGAAGTAGAAGTACATGTAGATAAACTACAACAAGCTTTAGAGCATCTAAACAAAGCATACGGAATAGGAACAGTCTTAACCTTGGATGGAAAAATAAAAGGTAAGTATGATGTAATCAGTTCTGGATCACTAGGAATAGATTATATTACATTAGGAATTGGTGGTTGGGCTAAAGGTAAACTTTATGAACTAATAGGTTGGGAAGGATGTCTTGCAGAAGATACCTACATCAAATTTATAACAGTCAAACCCAATGGAGTTGTTCAAGACTGTAAAGGGTCTACTATCAAACATCTGTATGATAGATTTCATAATAGGAATCATATAACAGAAGAATCAGAGTTTAATGTGACTTCCATAAATGAAGAAGATCGGGTATTCAGAAATCCAATATTAGATGTAGTAAAATCTGGGGTTAAAGAATGCTTTGAACTTATAACTAAAGATGGATTTAGAATTAAAACTACTAAAGATCATAAATTCTACACAGGAACTAACTATGTATCATTATCTGATCTATCAAAAGGAGATACTGTATTTATTCATAATAATACTCCTTATATAAAAGAAAAGATATCTCATAGAAATAAGTATGCAGAGACTACAATGAAGTTTTACTATAGAGGTAAACCAAGAATGATTAATGGTTATCCTTACTTTAGAGAAACAGTCCATAGACTTACATTTGAAGCAACTCAAAATAATATGAGTTATTATAATTACAAAAAAATGCTTAATACTGTAGAGTATCTTCCAATAGATTTTTGGACCATACCTGAAGGCTATGATGTTCATCATATTGATGAGAATACGTTAAATAATAACCCTTCTAATTTGGAACTTCTAAGTAACTCTGTCCATGATAGACTACATGCTTTAGCAAATCACAATAACCTTAGATTTATGGTTACTCCCGATATAATTGAAAGTATTACTTCTGTAGGAGAAATGGAAACCTATGATATTAAGTGTGAGTTTCCCTATAATAATTTTATTGCACAAGGGATAGTAGTCCATAATTCAGGTAAATCAACAGTATGTGGTCATGCAATAGCTGAATGTCAAAAAGCAGGTGGTGTTGCAATGTGTATTGATGGTGAACATGCTATTGATAAAAATTATTTCACAGCTCTTGGTGTTGATACCTCAAAACTTTTAATTTCTCAACCATCTTCAGGAGAAGAAGGATTCCAGGTTGCTAAAGAAATGATAATGAGTGGAAAACTTGATCTACTAGTAATTGATTCAGATTCCTCTTTAATACCTAAATCAGTATTAGAAGGTGATATGGGAGATTCTTCTATAGGTAAGAAAGCTCGTTTAAATAATGGAGCTTATCCCTCATTAAAGAGTCTATTAGTTCAGAATAAGACTTGTGTTATTGTAGTAAGTCAATTTAGAGAAAAGATTGGTGTAATGTTTGGCAACCCTGCAACTACGCAAGGAGGTCATGCTTTAAAGTTCTATTCTGATTGTAGATTAGAAATTAGTAAATCAATGGCTAAAGATGGAGATGTAAATTATGGTAATGTTACTAAGATTAAAGCTATTAAGAATAAGATGTGTCCTCCATATAGAGTAAGTCAATTTGATGTAGTCTGGGGAGTAGGAATTGATAAAGTAAAAGAAATTGTAGATCTTGGTGTAGAGTTTAATATCATTCAAAAAGCAGGTTCCTGGTTTAGTTATGGTGAAACAAAGATTGGACAAGGAATTAAAGGTGTCGCTGATCTTCTTAATGATAATCCAGAACTAACAGAAGAAATTAGAACCAAAATAATTGAAAAAATTATGGGAGCTGATATTCCTATAGAAATAGAAGTAGAGAAAAATGAAGTGTAAAATTTGTGGAAAGAATTGTGAGAAAGCTTCCTAAATCTAAAAAATGGAAAGATGAAATGTCTAAATTAGCAAAATCTAATGGATGGGGAGGAAAGAAAAGAAAAGTAATCCAACTTACTAAATCAGGAGAAGTAATAAAACAATGGAATTCTATTACTGAAGCTGCAGCAGAGGGTTTTAGTTCAGGAGGAATAGTTGATGTATGTAAACAACATCGTAAATCACACAAAGGTTATATATGGAAATATGAAAACATGTAAAATAGAGAATTGTAATAATAATATATGGTCAAATGGTCTGTGTAAAAATCACATACCACGAAAGAGAATCTATTCTAAAGTTCCTTCAAAGGAAGAAATGTCTAAGATATTTGATGATGTACTTGAGATGAGAGCTTTTTTTCTTTCTATTTGGAATAAAAGAAAACATGAATCAGAAATCTCAGGTACATATTTAGGAAGAGAACCTTTAACAGTCTTCTTTCACCACATTCTAGAGAAAGAAAAACATGAAGAAGCTAAACTTAATGAAGAGAATATCATTCTTCTTACTCTTGATGAGCATACTAATGTAGGAAATGATATATATAGATATCCAGAGATTAATAAACGCAGAGAATACTTAAAAATCAAATACAATTTATAATGGAAAAGAAAGTTAATGAAACCTTCCTTGATAATGGAAGAAATCTAGTAGTAGTACCTGGTGAAGATTGTTCAGGATGTATTTATAAAGGAGCCTCTATTCCTAGATGTCATAAACTAGGAGATGTAGCAGGATTCTGTTATGGTCCTCTAAGGACAGATAATACATCTGTAATTTATATAGAACGTAAATAATTATGGAATATCCTTTTATTAGCTGCAAAT